GCATATATAGTCTGTTATGCACTGGATTTGTGGGAACGTGGGAACCGGAGCGCAACCACCTAACTTCATTATTAAATAACAGGGTAGCTGGTACTCAAACTGAAATTCCGTCTGGGGTAGGAAAGTGGGTACTTCCATGAGTGGTAAAAAAGATGAGGAATTACGCGGTCTTGTACCGAATCCTCTGCTGCCGGGTGAAAACCAGGAAGATTCCGAGCCAGATAGCGACGAAGAGTCCTCCCACTACCACGATGAAGTGGCCCTGCCGACGCCAAAAACGGTCGCTAGAGTCGCTAGAGTGTTCAACGAGGACGGTACCATTAGGCAGATCATAAAGGCGCCCAAATCGTCGTTTGTGAGCACCCTGATCTATCTTGACGGAAAACCCTTTGATTTCACAGGAAGGGAATACCTTTTCCCAATCTATAACAGGAACTCGCCGAGGATCCTGCTTAAGACCAGCAGGCAGGTTGAAAAAACCACGTTCCTCGCCAACAACCTCACAGTCGATTCTCTTGTCATCAATTACAACAAGAGTCTATATGTCTCTCCGTCCCATACCCAGACTAGGCAGTTTTCAAATGAGAAGCTTAGGCCTGCGATCGAGAAGAGTCCGTTCGTAAAGAAATACTTTCAGGACCATTCCGTATCTACACAGGTGTTTGAGAAGGGGTTTACAAATGGAAGCTATATATTTCTAAGAAGCGCATTTAGAAGCGCTGACAGATGCTTACCAGCCTCTTCTAAGATTCTTTTGGCAGATGGGACTGAAAAATCTATTAAGGACGTACAGGTTGGGGATCTCGTCATTTCCTATGATGGTACTAAGCCGTCAGTTATGCCTGTAGACGGTAAAGAGTTTAACGGGCCCAAAGAGACGTTGAGGTTGGAATTAGTTTCTGGACACGCTCTAGAGTGCAGTACCAACCACCGCTTTTTAACGCAGCGTGGCCTGGTTCGTGCGGATGAACTAACGAATGATGATTGGGTCCCTCTTCCGTTTGACTACGCTTCCGGGCGAGCTGACGATAGTCGTTTTGCTCTGTGGGTTGGCTTTCTGTTAGGTGACGGATGCCTAGCTAAAATAAAAAGAACTGATAAACATACATGCTATTTCAGTAACAGTAATACTGAGGCTATAGCTGCTTTCGAGTCCTTATGCAGAGAGCTTGGGTTACAGTTTTCCCGCAAGGAGGATAGACGTACCCCTACAACAAATTATATAGTGCACGTATTTAACCCAATTATCCGGGAAGAACTTCTAGGTCCTCTAGGAATTCTTGGTACTGGACAACATACTACTTTTATACCTGAAGTTTTTTTCTCGTCACGATCCGAAATTTGCGCTGTTTTAAAAGGATTGTTTGAGAGCGACGGATGTGTAACTTTCGGAGCAAAGCGCAGCAGCTCTGAAGTTAGTTTTACCACTGGTTCTGAGCTTCTTGCGAACTCAGTACAGCGCGGCCTTATGTCAGTTGGCGTCTTTTCTAAAGTTATTAAGGTTACGCCAAAGTCCGATAAAAGGTCAATTTTTTATAGGGTGCGCATTGCGCACGCTAAGCATATCCTCAGATTTTCCAATAACGTAGGCTTTGTATCATATAAGAAAAATAGAAAACTATCGGAGTGCTTAGAATTTATTGCCGGGTGTGATCCCGTGCGCTCGCGGGGTCTAGACGTTCCGGCAAGAGAAATTTGTAAAAAAATAATAAGAGAGCACAATTTAAGTAGAGATACGTTTTCTATATCTGACTCAGTTAGGCCTGGGAGTAACGTTGTCTCTCATTTCAAGGTTATGGAGCTTTACGAGAAAACGGGATCTAAGGACCTTCTACCTTTTTTACAAGATAATGTTGTTTGGCAGAGGATCAGGTCCATTGCCTCTGCGGGGGTACAGGACACCTGGGACATTGGCGTTTCTACTGATCACATGTTTGTGGCAAACGGTATGTTTACCCACAACACACGTGGTATATCCGCTAGAAACCTTGCGCTGGACGAGCTGCAAGACTTCCTCGGCTCGGAGATTCCCGTAATCACAGAATGTACATCACACTTTCCTGATGCGCGCATTCTTATGGCTGGTACCCCGAAGTCCCACGACAACCCTATTCAAACTTACTGGGAGGAGACCACACAGAACGAGTGGCTTGTGCCGTGCAGCTGCCGTAAATGGAACTTCCTTGATGATTCCAACATAGGCCCCACGGAATGCTACCGGAATGGAAAATTACCGCCAGGGCCGATATGTAAAAAATGCGGAAAACCGATCAATGTTCGTTCTGGGCAATGGATGTGCACGGCCAAGGGTAAGCTTATTGAGGGATATCGTATTCCTCAGCTCATGGTCCCTTGGATAATTGGCCTACCAGACCAGTGGGAGCGACTCCTCTGGAAAAGGGATAACTACCCAATGGGTCAGCTCTACAATGAAGTTCTTGGTCTTTCCTATGACTCCGCATCAAAACCCATAACCAGGGACGAACTTATAGAGATCTGTGACAGCTACGACCTGTGGGACGGGAGTAACCTAACCCCGGCCATGATTGCTGAGTCTAAAAAGTTCATTCTTACAGCAGGAGTTGACTGGGGTGAGGGTAACGACGGTTCAGAGAAGTCTCCGTCTGGAAAGATCCGAAATGCATCCTACACAGTCCTTACAATCGGAGCCTATATAAATCAGAAACAGTTCGCCGTTAAACTCGTAAAAAAATATGAGGGCCGGGAAGTCGATCCTGACTTTGTCGTAAAAGACATTGCCAGGATTTGCGGGGCGCTCGGCGTGCGGCTTATTGGAGTTGACTGGGGTCATGGGTGGGGCGTGAACAACCATCTAAGCCGCTTATACGGTGGGACCAAGGTGGTTCAGTTTCAGTATCTTCCCAAGCTGAAACATAGGCTTAAGTGGGACCCCATCGGGTACCGGTATCATGTCCAGCGGAACTTTATGATGTCTGAGCTGTTTTTTGATATGAAAAATGGACTTGTACGCTTTCCCCGCTGGGCCCAGATTGAGCGATTCGCTAAAGACATTCTAGGCATCTATGCGGAGTACGTGGAGTTTCGCAGAGAGATGAAATATGACCATAAGCCAACGGACCCAGATGATTTTTTTCACAGTCTTCACTACTCAAAATTGGCTTCTGATATTCATCTTGGGAAGAGCAGAAAGTATACTGTGGATGTTGTTCAGAGCGGGTCTTAGTTCTTTTTAGGCCGTGGGGGGTTTGCGTTGTTTTCTTTATACTTCTTAAACCCCTCTGACCACACCTTGTCCTTTTCGGAGGGTGTGTTGACCGGAAAGTAACTCCCTATAAAATATCCCGCTAGAAAGGCGACGGCCGCAATGACCACAAAAATGAAAATAGCCTCTGTCCGCTTTTGCTTACTCTTGTGGGAGTTGATGCGGTGCTTTATTTTAGAGACGTATTCTTTTTCGTATGATTCCATACAACCAGTATAGGATAAGAATGTTGATGCGGTAAGGAGGGATGTTTGTCTAAGCCACCCGAAGAATCTAAAGCACCGATAAGAGAGCAAGTTTTAATCCATGGAGATCTAGTCACTTTGGAGACACGGGTGTGCGCCGGCGGGTGCGGTAAAACCTTCAAGTGTAAGCCGGAAAGCCCGGCCAAGACCGCGATGGCGAACTGCGCCAGGATCTGCAAAGGAGAGGCTACTGGTGAGGGAAGTTGGGTAGACACCTATGACGCTGAGCGGGACTGGTCACTACATTAATTCTATTGCTTGGCCCTACGCAGTCGTTTATTCTTAAGGTCCAGTGGCTTGCGCATTTTTAAAGAGCGAGGTGCCTAGCGTGTCGGGTCTATGGTAGGTATTTTGTTGTATAGAAGGTGCGTGAAGCCACACTAATTTAAGGCCTAACCATGTTTATGTCACGTGAGATTCCGACAACGTTTGTAAAGCCAGAGCTCCTGACAGAGCATTTGGTTTCTGTCATTAAGCCCATTCTTACTTCTATGGTTGAGTACCCCAACGATATTGAGGTGACCGGCAAGTCAACGGATCACACAATCTTCCTTAGTATCTTTTCTGACAGACGAGACACGGGTAAGATTATCGGCCGGCAGGGTCGTAATATTAATGCGGTCAGGACTCTTTTGGCTGCCATAGCAGCTCGCCTGAACTTTGGCATTGTTATCGAGGTGATCGGAGTTCTTGACTCCTGATCCGACAGAAGAATAACTGCGATATTGATCAGAGCCAAAAAAGTTGCGGCATCCGTAAGTTTCGTTAGCTCCAATGGTTTTCCCTCCCTTAAGAGTTCTTTTCCAATTGTAGCACAGAAAAGTGGAGGTGAGGGGAGTCGAACCCCTGTCCAAACCAAGATCCTTCGTCAAGTGTACGTGCGTATCCGGTTCACCAGAGCTCCGGCCTACCGGCAAGATTAGGGCGCCAAGGTTTATCTCAGCGCCTCCACCATCTCGGTTACGGATCCGAGCGTCCGTTGGATTCAATTAAGGCAGAATCCTAGATCCTTTTGCCGGGCTGATTACGGTAGCGCTCCGACGGCTACCCACGCAGATGTTTAGGCTGCGAGCTTGCTAACTTCTGCCTTACGGCCGAAATCAACATGGACAACGTTTGAGTTGCCTGGTTTGTTTTGCTCTAAGTTTTAACGCGGGTCAGAGCACCCTCGGCACGCTCGATGAGTTCACAGTGGCCTGTCGAAACCAACGCACCCCCGAGAGTTCTAGTATTACCAAGGAATTCGTTAAAAAACAAGAACCCAGCTAGTCATTTAGCCAGGTTCTTTAGGTTGGGCTAAGCGCGGGATTCGTTTCGCACCACCCGACAGGAGCATATCAATGGGAAGATCATGGAGTGTCTCGGCAGTGGTATGAAGGAACTTTAGAAAAAAATGAGGCACCTATTCAGATATGTGGATGCCGTCGACATATCCGCTGCGATATGTCGACTAAGTAGGTATTTTCCGACATGTTTAGACTGGTTTTTTGACAACGGCCTGGGGCGGTTCCTGTAGAGCTTTTTGGAAGGTTGAGTGAGGTATCCCGCCTCGTGCCAGACTCTCCCTGCGCTGCTGAAGGACCGCGTCTGCCTGGGCGGCTGGTGCGGGGGCCGGTACTGGCTTAGGGGCCACCGCAGGTTGTTTACCCTTGGCGATCATCTTTTGCTTCCACATAGGCACTTGCTCGGTGGGTGCTTTCTTCCAATATTGCCCGAGGTCTTGGGCTGCTTCCTGAGCCACGTTTTTTGACTTGGCTGCGGCCTGCATGCCCTTTCTTGCGGCGGACAGGAGGTTTGCTTGTTTTGTAAACCCGCTCCAAAAGTGCTCCAGCATGACTTGTTCCTTTACTCGGTTCGTATGATAAAATTTTCGCAGTTTTTTCAACAAGATGCAACAGCCTGTTACGGTGCTGCATCTTGTTGATTGGGTTAAGATTTCTTCTTTCGGCCCTTTTTGGGCTTTTCTTTTGTACCGGTTTCTTCTTCGCGTACCTCTGCGATCGCTCTATTTTCTTCTTCACGTTCCTCTGCGGTAGGTCTGGCTTCCCCGGCGTGCTCTCGCTTCTTATCGCCCTCAGGACCTTTAAAAATTTTAGTCTTTAGAGCAGTAACTCTTTTCGCCACACTCTTTATTGACGTATCTGGCTCTTTTTTTGCGGTAGCAGGCACCCTATCTTCTTTAGAGATACGCGGCTCAATCCACCGCCACAAGAACTCAATCGGTTTGGTAAAATTATGGTGAGGGTCCTCAAAGTCTAAGCTAGGGTCACCTAAAATACGACCAAGGCCGGCAGTGCTAATCTTCTGCCTTATGAGTGTAGGTCCGCAGTCGCACGAGTTGATGAGGTTCAGTAGCCGAAGGTGCTCCTCTTTCGTGATCTTTTTTTTATCAAGAAGATGGGCGATGCTCTGTTTAAATTTCTCCTTGTTTGTAAAACCCTCTTTAAAGAATCTTGCGCTTTTTTCTAGTTTCTCTTTACTATCAAATACAGCCACTACGTAGTCTTCCGCAGACCCTACTACGCGGACGTTCGGCGGTGATTCAAACATCTGGTATCCCGCAGTACTATCAAGGGCAAGTACTGTTCCCATAAGGGCCAGAGTGCCGTGCTCCGACCCGTCTCGGATATGAAATATCGTCATGATCTCTCCTTAGTTGATTTTGCTTTTTGTCAAGGTTTTCACGTCAAACGCAGAGTGCGCCGTGGCTAGCCTATTTAGCTCCGAAGCCATCTCAGTAGCATATATCGGTACATTCCTCTCCCCAGCTCGTGCGACAAATTCTACAATCCCTTCTAGGACTCTCCAATAGTTTAAACCGTAAGTTGCATGTTTATGTCGCTCACGGTCCGCAGGTTCATTAAGGTCAAACACTAGTTCCGCTCTCATCAGAGGGACTCCTTTTCATTTTTTCAATCTGTTCGTTAAGGACCTCGTGCAACTCCCGCGCCATCAGGGCGAGGACATTTCTATCTTCTTGTCGGCTGACAATTCTTTTGAGCTGTTCATAGTTTCGATAGATCTCGCTATCTGCGGGGGCAAGTCGTTGAAGGTTTGTGATGGCTTCCACAAGGGAGACTTTGATGTCCACAATGATTCCGCCGTCTCCTGAGCCTGCTTTCTGTTCGCTGTTGCCCGCCACACTCTTCTTCTCTTCTCCCATTTCTCATGTTCCTTTTCGTTCTCTTGTCTATGTTTTTTATTCGCTCGAAACGGCCAGTAAGACATGCGGTGTACTCCCAGGACCGGACCGTGCCTGTCCAGTCCAGTCAGGTGATCTTCCGCTGCAAATCCCTTATTCGAGTCCCACCCATAGTATGGGTACGCCTCGTGTAGCTTTAGCATAACCTCGTCTCGGTAGACTTTGGCTATGATGCTCGCGGCAGCGCAGCAGAGGCTTTTTTCGTCGAGGTACCTTAGAGTGGCCTGCTTTATATTCACGGGGATGGGGTGATCCCCGTCCACCAGAATAAAGTTTGGGAGGATGTGTCTTCCTTTTACTGTGTGCTTACAAGCCATAACCGCACGAAGCATGGCAAGGGAAGCAGCCTGCTGCCTTGTAAAAAAGTCAAGCTCAGACGGCTGCACTTCTCCTATACCAATCGCGATTGCCGTCTGCCATACGACCTCGGCTAGGCCCTTTCTAAACTGCTTAGGGACTTTCTTGCAGTCGTTCACCTCAAAGATTTTAAGGTCGTGGACCCTTGGATCGATACGGGGCAGGATAACACATGCGGCGACAAGAGGCCCTGCAATGTCAGACGTACCAGACTCGTCGACCCCGGCAAGCATCTCCCCTTCCATATAGAACATCTTATCGAATGTGTTATCCATGTAATGTATCTCCTTGAGTTAGTGGTTGTAATTTACTCTATGCCCCCAGTTATCAGCAATAGGCATCACAAGAGCGCAGTGGCCCCAATCAAGCCCAACTACGAGGGGTGACCTTTCATCCCTGCGGTCTTCACGGGAGAAGTACACCCCTGGATAGCGCAGCATTTCTACCAGAGCCATCTTTAGAGTAAGTGGGTTGAAAGGGACCTCTTCTCCGGTTGGGAAATTTTCAAAGGGCATTTTGAAGGAAAAGGATGTATCGGTACTAAGCCAAAACCCTGAGCGATCCATCATCACAAGGACTCGGTTCATGTAGCTATGGCTTGGAGAATCTTCACCTTTTCTCCGAGCTATCTCCGTGAAGTGGATTAGCTCGTTGATGACTTCCCCAGGAATAAGAACAGAGGGCTTCATCTGATCAAACCGAGGCCGGCATGTTTCAACATCAGGGTACCCCATCCATCCTATGGAGTTCCTCATGGGGACAAAGCAGTTGTTTTGGTCTATTGTGTAGAAGCCATCGGGTAGGTCTTGCGGAGCTGGGGCGCGCAGCATTACGCTTCCGTTGGTGACGGTGAGTGCACCTCCTAGAACCCTGACATAGCGAAGTTTTTCAGGGCAGTCGTTACCTAGAACCATCTTCCAATTTTGCCTTAGAAAGTTTGCGTCCTTTACTTCTTGTGGTTTTTTGGCCGGTTGCTCAAATACTTGCAGAGACATGGTGTACTTTCTCCTAAATAAAAAGGCCACCCTTCGGTGGCTCGCTTCTGTTAAATTACCGCAATCTGTTACTTCGCTCTCTCATGTTTTTTTAAAAAACTGCTCAGTACCTCTTTTTTGCCATTCTTTTTATTTGCATGCTTTTTAAGTTTCCTCATCAGAAATCTCATACCCACATTTAATAGAATTTCATCCGGAACAAATTTGTAAAACCATTTTTTAGAGCAGATGTGGACTTGGTAGACTATATCCTCCTTAGTTAGCTTCTCTCCACCAATACCAACTGCTGCTAGAAACGCTCTCAGCTCTGCGGGGAGGCTCTTTCCAGCGTCTACATCAGTGACATACCCCATGGAGTACCCGCAGTCTGTTGTCGCCGATATGAACTTATAGAGCTTCCCGCTCTGGTCGGTGAAATCGTATTCTGGGTACCTATACTTTTCGCCTTCATTGTTTGGGTTTTTTCCTGGCCTAAAAGTGTTCTTTTCTTTCTTTTCCCTCGGCATGAGCCTTACGACGTTATCGTTTTCTTCCATTGTGTTTTCCTTTTTATAAATATTTTTGCTGAGTCGTATGCTGCGTAAATGTTAACGATTAGCCACAATGGCGGCATAATCAAGAACCATAATAATACCCTCACAGTTCCTCCATCATTTAGTCCAATAGGGTAAGACGTGTCCCTCGACTACCATAGGTACCTCCTTCAAGAACTTCTGTGCGGACTCCACCATGATTTTCTGTTTTACCTTCCAGAAGTCGGGGGAGTCATCCTTGTGGGTGGTGGTTACGAGCTCATCGTAAACTTGATTTATGATATGGCTTCGAACGTTGTTTTTCTTTACGTGTTTACGAATTCCGATCATGGCGTCTTTTGTCATGTCAGCGTTTACAGCCTGGATAACAAAGTTCCCACCCTCTCTCTCGATAGATGCACATATGCCACGATACAAGCCATCGTCCTTTCCTTGGGGAAATCTCTCACGGTTATTGGGATCTGGCTTTAGCCAGTACCTTCGTCGCCCGCTAAGATTTGCCAGGTAGCCATTCTCTAGAGCCATCTTCCCTGCGTCTCTCAGGAAGTCCACGCCAACCTTAAACTCTTCTTTGGTGTACCTCCGATAAAGCTCCTTGGCCTCGTCGAACGTCATGGGAAAGCCCACAGCGTTCACGTCATCGTAAAGCTTTGAGGCACCCATGCCATAAGCAATACCGAAGTTAAGGTTTTTAGCGGGCGTGCGAAGAGCAGCATTTTCGTTATCCTTGGTCACGGACACGCGGTAGAGCTTAGTAGCAACCGCACAATGGAGATCTTCCCCCTTAAGAAGTGGCTCTCTAAGTCCGGGGTCTCCAGAGATCTCAGCCCAGATTCTAAGCTCACATCCGGAGTAATCATCTGTCTCAATGAGCCAGTCTTCTTCCGCTATGAAACTCTGTCGCATCTCCTTTGACCTTGGAATGTTCAAGGGGTTTATAGGACTACTATCGTTTGACGCTGGTCTTCCTGTTTCCGTCCCGATCTGGTTTAACTCCGGGTGAATTCTACCAGTCACTGGATGGGTAGCGTCGATGAAGTTTTGGCCATACGTCCCGACCATCTTCATGGCGCTTCGGTACTTTTTTAGAAGAGCCACGAAGGGATGATCCTTGGCTTTCTTGAGGCTCTTATCGCTAGAGTTTTGGACGACCATGTCTACAAACTCCCCGGTCTTGGGGTCTCTTTCTGGAATGGTCACTTTCATCCGCTGGAGGACCTCTACCACCTGCGGCGTGGACGAAAAGTTAATGTCCACGTTTCCGAAGAGGTCTGTCTTCCAAATAGGCCTTATAATCTCCTCCATCTGTTTTTGGTATTCTAGTGCAAGTGCGGTATTCTTCTTTAAGATCTCCCCCCACTTGTCCTTGTCGAGAAGGAGCCCCTTAAACTCCATATCCCCAAAACAAGGAAGTGCCCCGCATTCCAGAAGAAACGTGAACCCCAGACCGTCTTGTTGGATATGTGTGCTTTGTTTTCTTACGAGCTCAACCAAGTATGCAACATCGTTTGCTGCATACCTTAGCTGGTCTTCGGAATAGTCCCCTTTATGGCCTATGAAGGACTTTTGTAGAGACTTATCGACCTCGATGTTGAGGTGGGCCTTGAGCACGTCAACAAGTGCGTACCCGTATGCTTTTCTTCCTGCGTTTAGTATTTTTTCAGCAAGGAAGGTATCCCTCATGTTTTCCATCTCGATCCCGAAGCTACCTTTGATCATCTTGTAGTCAAACTTAAGGTTATGGCCAACCTTCTTATGGCTTTCAGATTCAAGGAATTGACGGAGCGGCTCTACGCTCACCTTCCTGGTGTCGATAATGTACTGGGACTCGATGTTACCGATTTGAAGAAGGGTTACTTTATCCTTGTGACAATCAAGCCCAGTGGTCTCGGTGTCTATACCCCATACGGGGCAGGCCATGAGTTTTGGGATGATAGGAAGAAGATCCAGCGGATCTTTGATATAGGTATATTTTTTTTCAGTATCACTCATTATACAGCGTCTCCGGGTAAACAGATCTAAATAGAAAGATACTTTCTCTCAATATGCTTATACCTAATTTTAGTTAAAACTACTGGGAGAGAAGGAAGAGACCCCAGTCTCCTTTTTGTCCGTAGGCTAGTCGTTCGGAGGACGGGGGGAAGTCATCAGAAGACCACTTTGAGATGTGATCCTCGTAGGGGTTGTCTCTGACGTCTTTTTGCTCGCAGTTTGAATAGCTAATAAGCAGGTGTTTGCTTCTTAAAAGTATTCTATGAATTAAGTCAAACCCGTCTTGTTTTTTAAAATGTTCTAGCACGTCGATCATAATTGTCAGGTCGTAGTAATGGTACAGTTGGTGAATGATATCGAGTGCGTTCCCGCGGTAAACTCGGTTGTACACATCCCAGACGGGGTTTTTGTATTCTTCATGAACCTCTATTCCATGCAGAACAGTCTGCCATTCCTTTTGGTAAAACCGCTGGTGGTGCCATACGTCTGTGTACTCTCGCGTGAGTAAGCCCCACTTACCAAGACCGACACCAATATCCAAAACAGACTTAGGGTTAAGCCTACGAATTACACCCGCTGCTGGTGTGAGGATGACGGGATCACACGTTGGCATGGTTTCTCCACTTATCAAGAACGGTTTTTACAATCTTCTTATTATCGTTGTTAAGATCTGCCATATAGCCCATGCCGAGAGACCTAATCTCGTCGTAGTTATCAAGAATTGTCTCTAGGGAGCGGATCATTTCCGTAGGATCTTCAAAGTACGGGGTTCTGCAGACCTGTAAGGCGTCGGGGGCGCTTTTCAGGATAGGTGTGATACTGCCAGTGAGGACGGGAGTGCCGACCATCATGCTTTCTGCTACGAAGTAGGAGTAGACCTCAGACAGCGACACACACATGTTGATCTTCATGCTACCAAGGAGCCCATAGTAATTTTCATCTGATCCCACATGTGGGTGCCTTGTAACCTTTACACCAAGAGATTCGATAGACTGTGGGTGCCGCATGCTTTGGATATGCACGCTCGCTCCGGCCATGCTCGCCGCGATAATCTGGCAGTCCATGTTTTTCCAAGGCTGCCCGCTGCCAAAGATTCCTATATTGAACCCAGGGAGTTTTGGCTGTTCAATTAGGTGGTGCTCCACGACATTTGGGAGGAAGTCTGTTTGCACTCCGAAGTGGGTCCATGTCTTGGCCAAGCCCTCATGGGGGGTGGCTACAAAATCAAAAAGCCCGTTTTTAGCGGCCTTGACAGCATGAAACATCCACTCCCTATTTATATGGTCAAACTCATTAAGTATGTAAGATGCGTGCCAGGTGAGCACCGTGGTGCAGCCAAGCTTTCTCGCCTCTAAGAGAACTTTCTCCCAGGACGGCATGTAGCAGCCAAAGACTACTATTTTTGGCCGCATTCTTCTTAGGACGCTGACGGCGTCTTTAGGTTCTACGTAAACATCTGACAGCGGAGCGAGCGCTCTGCGGACGCCATACCAGTCGCTGGGTGCTACCGCTAAGGAGTCGCCTGCAATCTCTTTAACCCTCTGAGGAGTTGATGTCACGGGGTTAACTCTCGTAGGATTACTGAGTAGATCGCGGTAAAGGCTCTTATACGATGCTGCCATTTTTTTAGAGCTGAGATCAGTCCTCCCTGTGGGGCTCCACTTCATACGTATCGCGTCGGCCATTTCTTCTTTTGTATCGACAAGAATCGCGTCGCCCCCGTCAACAAGATAGCTACACACCCCACCGCACCGTTTAACAATCGTAGGGGTTCCGCAGGTAATAGCCTCTGCGATAGATAGACCAAACCCCTCGGCGGGGCTTGCGGACACAAAGAAGTCCCAGTTGTGGTAGTAGGTTTCAGGGTTATTGGTAAATGGAAGAACTTTGATATTTGTTATTTTGTTATCTTTTAGGTATTTCTCGTACCCACCGTAGTCCTTACCAACAAGCTGGAAGTCCACGTTCAGTTTTGAGACCACATCTATAAGATCTGGGATACCCTTACCGTCCCCTGCTTCAAGGCGGCCCGTGAACCCTCCGAGAGGTCTGGTTCTTGGGGTTTTTTCAAAGTCTGGGGCCGGGAAGAATTTTTGCTCGTCTACCCCATTTGGGATAACGATTGACCCGAAATGTGGCATCTTTTGCTCAAATAGGGATTGCGCGTCTTCTGACACGCACACTACTGCATCAGTGTACGCCTTGCTGTACCCCATACCGTCACCAGGAAATGGTAAGCGATTGTGGATAACCTCGTAAGTCTTTGGGCGCCTTTGCAGTTTGCTAAGCGCTGCGTGCATTGTGTGGGAGTGATAGAAATGGATGATGTCAGGGCGGATCTGTGTGTCTATTACTTTCGCTAGGTTTAGTGGAGAAAATACTCTGTAGAACGGTACCTTGAGAGACTTGACGAAGCTCTCCGCCTGGGCGTACTCATAGGTCACCACACACTTTATTTCTGGCTGCAGGTGACGTATCAGGTATTTAAGCTGCAGCTCCGCGCCTCCGATATCCGGAAATGGGACATGAAATAGAATCTTCATAATGACGCCTCGAGGAGTCTTTCAACAGGAATGTCGGCCATTTTCTTTGAGGACCATTCTAAGTTTAGGGAGTGCCTTCCACCCCCTTCGTGCTCAATACTTAGCTTATCGAAGGAGAACAGGTCACTCATTGAGAGGTACAGGTCAATGTGATCAAGGTGCTTTGACAGTGAGTCTGGAATGATTGTTTCAAAAGTCCATCTCTCCTGGTTCGGAGTAGCCTCGGTTATTCTAGCCACCATTGTGGCGATCTTCCCACAGTACATGCGGACTTCTTTGGGGAGTTCTTTTATTTTTTCAACAAATGTCATAGATGCCCCTCAGCTAAAGGTCCTCATACATCTCAATATACTGAGACACGAGAAATTCAGGTCTCCAGAATTTTTCCATCCAGGCTCTACTAGCGTATCCAATCTGCTTCCAGGATTTTTCTCTTACAATCTTTAGCAGAGTTGACTGGAAGTTATCTTTATTTGCCTCTATCCAGGGTAGGTCCTCTGCGCCGGTCAGGTCCCGTAGCACTTTCTTTGTCTGATCATCGATCCTGGCAAAGCACGGAACGCCCAGGCTAAGGTATTCGAGCGAGCTCAGATGGTAGCTCCCCGTAACCACTTCGTCGATACCGATGTCAGCCCCTCTTTTTAACGACATCGCGACGTCATGCGGTTTTTGGTTTATGAGTTGATAGTAAACCACGTTGTTAAGGTGAAGCCTCTTCAAAAACGGAGCCACGACAGCGTACCCCTTATCGTCCCACCCTTTGGAATTACAGTTACTCGGCGCATAGGATACCACGGGTATCTTTCTGTCAGCTATAGCTTCTCTTTGATATACGCTGTCATAGATGTCGACGACATTTGGAACTATGTAGCTTGCTGTTGGCCACTGCCTTACATGAAACTGCGCGATAACGGCGATAGGCACCCCGGACTTCTCTTCTTCGTAAAAACCCTCAGTCTCGCGTGGGCTGTGGACCTGTATTACAGACGGCTTAGCCGGTGGCTCCAGGTGGTGTGTGCTGAAGATCTTCTGCCTCTTCCAGCGGTTGTGGTAATGGATAACGTCGGCCCACCCAAAGAGGCTCTGGATTTCCTCCCTAGCGAGCTTAGGGCCGACGAGGTCAGTCTTGAAGGTGCGAAACCCCGTTTTCTCATCCCAGACGATGTGTCTTGCCTTGTGCTCAGAGTATTTATTGATAAGGTCTACAATGCGGATCGGCGACCCAGAGAGGGTCGAGTCCGACAGGTGCAAGATGTTCATTAATTTTTGACCTCGTACTGGTAGTCCGTGTAGACCATCGACAAGAGCTTTGGCTGGTACCGTACCCATGCCCGCTCAATAGCGTCGGACTCTGGACTGACAAATGAGTTATCAGGGGCCTGGAACTTTATATATCCTTTTCGATAAAGCTCGACGAGTCCTCGAAACGTTGCCTCCGGAGGCATCGGTGGCTCGACCTGAGCAAACCCCCACATAAGATCCCCGATCAGTCCTTCGCTGACAGTTCCTTGTTTTTCAAAACAAGAGAAGAGGAGTTGAAGGACCATTGCTGCGATAGGATTTAGGTTGAGAGGTATCTGGAGGGTCATCGCGCTGTATGGTCGAATGGCGTTCAGTTTCTGTGGTGTGATGTCGATCCCGTCCACAGTGACTGATGTGACGTGCGTTGTTCCCTTTGGTAATTTTTTACCAGCAAGGATATTTTCCATGTGTTTCCTCCGTTGTTTTTCCACCTGCATCATACCTGTCATATCTAAAAAAAGACAAGACCCGTAGTTGGGTCTTGCCTCTGCTAATTGAGGTGCTGGCCGAATGTGAGGCGGACAGCGACACTATTAAATGGAGTAATTTAAAAACGATGTTTGCTCAAACCGGGATGCCGCGCTGAACCCTGCTATCGGCCCCTGCTTCCCAGCCACCAGGTCATACGCGTGCAGTACTTTCGAGTCGAGATTATCAAGGTGGTGAACCATAATTGCTTCGATGGAGGACGGCTTGACGGGGCTTCCCCACTCCAGCTGACCATGGTGCGCGGCCAAAACGTGCATCAGGTGGGCCCTCTCTATCTTGAACTTCTCAGGGTCCATAGATGATGCCCCCGACGTCTTCCACCAAACGTTGGCCTTCTCATAAACCCATGCAGGCCCCAAGACCAGGTGGTTTGTGAGCGTCCCAACCCCCGTAAAGGAGAACGCAGGAGATCCATAGTCGTATTCGATGATTTTACCGGCATCGTGAAAGATCAGTCCGAAAAGAACCTTATCGAGGCTGATTTTTTCCAAATAGTTCTTTTGGTAGTGAGCCACAACGGGTTTGGCAATTTGACACAGGGACCACACATGTTCTAGAAGTCCGCCGAACCAGTTATTGTGGACAGACTTGGCTGCCGGCGCCTTCTTAAAGCCATCGATCATGGTTTGTTGCTTGAGAAGGAGCTCTTCGGCCACGAACTTTGTCAGGGGCTCTTTCATTTCTCCAATAATATCAACTAGGTCATTCCAGATCTTTTCCACGTCCATCGCTGTCCACCTGGCGAAGTCGTCTGGTTTTTTGGTGGACACAGTTAAGTTTTCCACGGCGAGCTGCGCGTTTCCGTTATATGAGTCGATCTTTCCGGTCACTTCGATGACGTTTCCTTCCCGCACGGCCTCTTCCAGATCTGTGGAGTAGTTCCACCAGACTCCGTCGATGGACCCGGTTTTATCTCTAAAGGTGGCTCTGAGGTATGGGGTGTTCTTTTTTGTCATTGCAATAGAGCTTTTTTCAATTAACAGGGGCAGGCGATTTATGGAATCACCTACTCTCAGTTCACTTACGTCCATATGTTCTTCTCCGTATTATTAAATTTGCCTACAAAATACTTATACCCATGAATTATTATTTTTGACAGTTCTTTAAGATGCTTGACAATAAAGAAACTCCTCCGTAGGCTCTCCTTAAATAAAACTTTTATGGAGGAGTCTGATATGGAAAACCAGCATGCCAAGGTACTCTCATTTCCAAAGGGCAACTACGCGGTCTTTAACCCTGTCCTTAGAAAAAACATCGAGGCTGGGATTTCGTCCATGACGGATAAGCCGTCTGAGGTTGTTACGACGGTTGAGCAGATTATCTGCACCACTCTTGTGGCAGCGGTTCGGTCAGTGGCCCAGAGTATCGGCGAGGCAGTCGGAAGTAAGATCGTTGGGGCCGCCGCGAAGGCAACAGTTAAAAACTTCAAGTAACCGGGGCGGTTACACCGGTCCGTTGAACTTTTTCTTGACAACCGCTAGGGATGGGGTTGCAAGAGAGCGTGTTATGGAGAATCATGGAGGTGGGGGCATTTGCTTCTACCTCTTTGTTCTTCCCCTTCAGTAGCCCCACTTTCTTAAATTCTTGCTCAAGTTTATGCGTGAACATGGCGAAGAAATAAATGTCGCCAGTCTTCATAAAAAACAATAAAATATTTGGACTCTTAACCGTTCACAAGCTATACTTGACAAATGGATTATTCTATTTAATTGGGGGCTAACCCTATGTTTTTTGATACTCGCTCTTTTCAAGAGACAAAACTCTCACTGGAGACAGTTCGAGAATGGGCGGGCACTATTGCAAACGAGTACCTACTAAGCGGTACTCCGCCAACGCAGGCACTTTGCAAGATCGCGCAGGTGGAGGAGTTAACTCCCCCGCAGATCGAAATGGTCGCCGCCGAGGCTAACAAAATGATACACACCCAAAAGCACGCCAGCATGAAGGAAAAGTACTTCGCCGCTGACTTCCCCCACGCTAACGCGAAGGAGGTCATCGGCAAACTTCAGGCTTCGGGCGACGGAGTAAAGATCGCAGCAAAGGTGCTGGATCCCATCTTCAAGCCCCAAGGCCCAGACGAGCACAGCATGTTCGGTATCAAACCCGAGGTCATGGACAAGACCGCGTCGGTCCGACGTGAGCTTAAAGACTCGTATGAAAAAGTCGCACTTCTGAAGCAGAAAACGGAAGACCGGCTGTTCATCTTGAAGTCGGCTTACGCGGATGCTGAGCGCAGCTTCATCAAAAAAGCCCGTCAGATGGTACTGTCCACAGCGTCCTGCCCGACGGAGCGGCTCCAGGTTCTGGGGTCTATCGACCACTTTGTTAAGTGTGCCGGTATGCGGTTTGCCCGCCCAAGCCTTGCCAAGCTCGCGCATGTTCTGAAGCAAGAAGGACTTCTCCTGCCCCAAAACGCAGAGGAGACCATCGAGTACTTCATGAGCAAAGAAGCCGACGTTAAGGCCCCAGATGAGCTCATCAGTCCCTGGATCAATGCACGGGTTGTAAACGGAAACCATCCGCTCTACATCACGCTCAAAACGTTCCGGGATTGCGCTCAGGAGGTCCGCGACTGCAGCTACCGCTATAGCCTGATCCATGACCAGGTTGAGATGGTTAAACAAAGGATCCGGGCCCTGTGAGAAAAACAATATTTGACATCGTCGCAGAACAAGATAACGCTATCCGGAAGGAAGCGTTTCTTGTGCCTGCGGTGAGAGCTGCTGGCGGACTGGCCATGAAGGCTGGGAAATTTTTGGTAAAAAGACCATTAGCCGCAGCCGGTGCTGCTATGACCGGTATGGAATACGCGCAAGGGGCGAAACGCTTCTCAAATGTTACCCAGGCTAACCGGGCTAACCCATTTAGACCACCCTCCGTAGGCTAGAGGAAACCCCATGAAATTTATGTGGCTTGAAGCGCTCGTTAAAGAAGGTACCGTCCGCCCAGAGGCGCGCGATGCGATATATAAAGACTGTAGCGAGATGCTTAAGCATGCGGCTGCACTACCTCATGGGATACCTCCAGCAGCGCCTACGACTCTTCGTGAGTTTGCTGCGCAGCACAAAACTATTCTGCAGACGCTGGGGGCGGCTGGCGGTATCTTTGGCGTAAAGTCCTTGAATAACCTCATGAAGCGGAGAGCCGAGAATAAAGGCATAACAGAGGATGTCACCGTAATGGCTGCTTTACTGGCGACGCACCCTGAGCTTGCTCCGCATAAAGAGAAAGCGACCGCTCGGTTTAACGAGCTGGTGCGGATAGCGCCTACTGTGGCAAGAAACCCAGAGCTAGCTGTCCGCGTCCTCAAGGAAAAAATACACAGTGGGTTTACGTCGCAAGACGTACAAAATCTTGCACTCATCCAGGCGACGTATACGCCAAACTTAGGGGCGCAGAGAGAGCTTACTGGAAAAATAAAAAACATCTCGGAAAAAAGAGCCGGCGAAACCATGGCCGCGGTTGTCGCGATGTGTAAAGAAGCACAAAGGGTCACCCCACCCCGTGGTGGCTTAAAGGCACAAACGATTAAAAGGGTCATGGAGAATGCAGCAGTTCTTGCGGCAATTCCGGCAATTCTCGGAGTCGGGGCTGGGGCGGTGAACGCAGCAGCAGCAATGCTAAATAAAAAGGAGATGGAGAAGAAACTAGAGGACTCCTTCCAAAAAGCCATTTCTCTCGGTGATCCTGATAAAGAAAGTTTCGTCACCCAAAAAGAAAAAGCCCGTCAAGCATTTCAAGTCTTAGCTCATTTCTCACCACACATAGCGCTTCAGCCAAACGCTGCTAGATCGTTTATGCAGAAATTAGTGAATTACGACGATGCCGGTGGCGTCCAAATCGAAGACATTAAGAGCATGAGCGAGGTAGAGAAAAACTACCGCGGCCGGTCTTCTGGCGTGTCTCCGTTTTTCACAGGGCTCTCCACCGGATCGCACGCCCTTGGGCTAGGCGAGGCACTAAAATCATCTGTATCCTCGCTCAGCAGGCCTCTTGGCAAAGAAGTCGATATGATGGTGTCTCAGGACCTTGGGCTAGCAACCGAACGTTGAACATAATAATTGAGAGATCTCCTACGTGGATAAGCTTTTAATATTTCCAGGCAAGACAGACCAAGGCGTGTTTAATTACGTGATCGACACGGAAAAAACACACTTGGAGAAGACTGCCTATGAGTACCACCCCACGATCGCAGACTATATCCGTAACGCTAAGCCGGTGCCTGGTAAAATCCAGATACTTCTTACAGCTCTTGGTGCGGGCGAAATCTGGGGGTGTTTTCTTGAGGGGACCCCGATTTTAATGTCAGACGGGTCTGAGAAACCAATCGAGCAGATCGAACACGGGGATTTAGTCTGGACTCATAGAAATAGGCCCAGGCGCGTTTTACAGCCAATGGGTAGGTATTACAACGGCACTATTTATAGTTTTGGTTTTAGGTCGTGGGGTACTGATCTTGAATGCACAGAGGAACACCCCATTTTTGGTGTAACAGGGGAAGATTTAAACAACGCTAGAAAGAAATACTATAAACAAAGGGAAAGCTACCAAGAGTTCATCTCCAAGCTAGAATACGGGTTTCGCCCCGCGAAAGACTGGTCAATTGGAGATTACGTCTGTGTACCGTTTCCTCAAGAAACTCTAACGAATAAAGAGTTATCTCAGCCAGGGTGGGATTACTTAATGGGATGGTATCTTGCCGAGGGCACTCTTGTAAAAAATTACGGAAAGCCCGGGCAACCTCTCAATAAAATCATTTGGACTCTTGGTGGGGATGAGGGTGACGTAGCGCAAAAGATAAAGAGCATTTGCGAGGACGCTGGCCACAGCGTAAAAATCGTAGAAGACTACGGAGATAAATCCTGTATTCGGGTAGAAACGCACTGGACAGACCTGGCTTCTGCTTGCGCGCAGCATCTTGGAACAGGGTCCAAAACAAAAAGGCTCTCTACGGATGTACTGGCTATGCCGAAACAGTGGCAATTAGAGTTTCTCTCTGCATACCTTGACGGGGATGGGTGCCAGACTAAAGGACGGGGTAGGTATCACGGCTCTTTAAGAAGTAGCACAACTTCCAAAAAACTTTCTCTAGACCTGTGCAAGTTGGCGGCTAGGCTGGGGTACAGTGCAAGTTTTTTTAAGTGTAAACAGCACCACACGTCTAAATTTAGTGCGGGAAACACGATCTATGAGAATGAGTATGAGCGGGCATTATCGCTAGAGCTAAACGTTCCATCCTTCGATAAAGTAGCGCCATCGGTCCGGTCCGGCCGTCCTTCATACGTTGATGTACCTCGTGGGTACATCTTAGTCCCCATATCCTCAGTAGCTACTAAAGACTACGAGGGTAGCGTTTTTAATTTAGAAGTAGATGAAGATAACTCTTACTGCGCTAATAGTTTCGCGGTCCATAACTGTAACGCGAACGGAGATTACTTCCCTGAGCAAGCACTAGCGCACGAGGGCGCTGATTACGGCTATAAAACGTTCGAGTCCGTGGCTAAAATATTCAAGCATCACGTTAATAAAGACCCACTAGCTTCTTTTGGTGACGTGGCGCTGTCGGTATATAACCCGAAGTACCGGCGTGTGGAACTCATCGTTGTTCTGGACGTAAAAAAGGCTCCGGACATCGCACAAAGGATCGAAGCAGGAGAAAGCGTAGACTGGTCAATGGGATGTAAGGTCCCGTACGATATCTGCAACCTATGCGGTAACAAAGCCCCTACCCGAAAAGAGTACTGTGAGCACCTCAAGTATTATATCGGGCGGATCTACCCACCGCTCGGTCGGGTGGCCTACGCCATCAACACCATGCCTAAATTCTTTGATATCAGCTATGTGTTTATCGGTGCAGACCGTATCGCGAAGTCACACCTGAAGGTTGCTTCAAAAGTGACGCACTTCCCAGGGTCCGCGTGGCTTGCTGAAAAAATGGCAGAAGACAAAGAAGCGACAATTGAGAAAGAAATCCCCGCCGGGGAGGGTGTCGCTCCTGTCAGTATGTCGACGGTGAAAGACCTTGCGGCTGCGATCACGGAAGTAAAAGCACACGAGAGGCCTCTTCCAAAAGAAGTGCTGAACAACCTGGCCAGGCACCCACTGTCAGAAGTAATGTCCACCCTTGCTATGCTCGGTATCCTCCCAAAACCCCAAGAGTTCCAAAGAATATATCTGGTCCGCCAGGGGCGGGCTGACTACGCAGATCAACTCGACCGGGAGAATGTTGCTTTCGATCCGATGTCAGTAGAATCACCCACCGACGAGCAGGTGCAAGAGCTTGGCGTAAGCCATCGAGCGTTTAACCCATTTATCTCTAAAATGATGTCTCCGTTTATGGAAGACAGAAGTTATATTGCCCCGCTCCTTGGCAAGAGGATCACCATCATTCTTGAAAAGAGAGCTTCTTTTGAAGAAACTCCGGTTAAGCTTATAAAAGTCGCAGCTGACCAAGGTAAGGACGACAAAAGAAAGCCAATCGGCATTATTCCGATGCTTGCCATAGCCGCCGGCCTGTACACTGCCTTTGCAAAACATGCCCCAAAAGAATCTCTAAAGGGTATCGATAAGATTCTTGCGACAGATCCGGCGCTTGCCGCTGCACTCGGGCTTGGGCTTATGGCAACGTTCAACCCCCTTGTAAAACCAGGAGCTAAGGGTAATTACCTTAACCATACTTACGTGAATCCAGACGCCAACGACGTCTTTTCACGTATCGAAGCCATGAAACAAAAGCCGTACGTCAAGGTGGCCTCTATGGGGCCAGCTGCTAAGCGGCTTCTTTTAGGCATACCGCTTGCCTACATGGCATCAGGTGTACTGCAAAAGCACAGAGAGCTAAACCCCTACGACGAAGAGAGTCGAGTGAAGTCATTCATTCGGCGCTACCCTGACGTCGTTAGCGGCGCCCTTGTTGCGGATGCAATGCTGTCAGCGAAAGGAAGAGGTACTCACGGAGTTATTAAAAAAATGGCACCCATTGCGGAAACATATTTCGGCAAAGGGGTCAATGCTTTAAAATCTCTAGGAGCAAGCTCGAACTTCAAGACAGCGTCGGCCCAAGAGTATTTATCAAACGCCCTGATCTGGCCACTAGCCATGGGCGGCGGTAATATTCCTGGGAAAGTCGTCAGTGGTTTGTTCGATCAGGCAGTTTTGGACGCCGGTTCAAAATTTCTTGAGAGAAGAAAACAAAAGGGTAAGCAGCAGGTTTAACGTTTCACACCATTTAGGAGAGTACATCATGCCAACGTTACAAGAATTGTTTGAAGAAGGCGAGTTCGGAGCAACCACCAAGACTGCAAGCGCGCAGTCCGCGGATCTGAATGACATGGATCAGCTGGCGCTGTCTCTGGGTCTTTTGGGCGACATAGGCTCTGAAAAGACCGCTGCGGAAGACAAAGAAGAAGAGGAAGAAGAGGAAGAAGAGGAAGACAAAGGAGAGAAAAAAGCCTCTTACCAGGGCGGTCTCCACAGCCTTCTTTTCCCAGATAGCCCTGTAGGCTCCCATGAAAAAACCGCTTCTGAAAAGCTAGCAGCTGAGGAAGAAGCTTTCGGCGCAGCTACCTACGATATGTTCTCTTCTGCTGTTGACAGCTTTGTTGAGAAACTCGCCATGGAAGCCCTGACAGGCAACCCACACGGCGATTCTCAGGCAGTAAACCACCTGCCGAACAATAAGCCAGCCGATGCAGCGCAGGCTATCAACACCGACCCGACCATCACTGACGAAGTGAAGGCTACCAACGACAAGCGAACTGTTGGCCACTATGAGCAAAAAACAGCAGCTGCTTTGGCTTTCCAAAAGCAACTTCTTTTAGCTCAAATGAACGGCTAAGAGTCACGTAGTCAGAGGAACGGGAAGAGATCGAGAACATTTTAAAAAAAACATCAAGGAGATGTCATGAACTTAAAAGATTTGACCCCAGCACAACGCCAGCTGCTCGCGACCGATTTTGGCGACCTCGATAAAGTTGCAGCCGAGCAAGTAAAGTTTGCCGGAGACCTGTACGGAGCTGGCCAGACATTGGCCGAGCAAGCAGCTGATGCGATGGAAAAAGCAGCAGCTGACGCCGCTGAAAAAGAAAAAGAGGACGAAGAAGAAAAGGACGAAGAGAAAACCGCTGCCGCACGCGACAACGGCAACATCGTAGCTGAAGGCTTCATCGACAAGCTCGCATCCTTGGGGCAGGAACGTTATGGTGACCCTATGACTTATTTCTACCCCATGATGGAAGAAAAAGTGGCTGCTGCTGCTGCGAGCGCTGCCTTGGGTAAATTCCGCTCAGCCTTATCTGCTGCGGCAGAGAAAGCTAAAGCAGTGGGTGGAAAAGCTAAGGAATACGGAGCAAAGGCTAAAGAAAAGGCTACAAAGGCTTCCAAGCCGGTTGCAGATTACCACAAGGGAATCGGTGAGCACTTCCGCCGCGCCGCTAGCGGTGAGGCAGCAAAACCAGGCACTCTTGGATCTTTAGTTATGTCTCCTCTTGGTAAAAAAGAGCGAGCCATGGAAGCTGCAAAAGGCGTAGGTAAGCTGGCGCCTCATGCCGCTGGACTCGGCGCTATGGGATACTTGGCGACCCGCAAGAAGAAAGAAGCTTAATCTTTTTAGGGGGCGGGTAATCTCGCCCCCTTTCTAGGAGACATCATGGCAAAAGACCTATCAAGACTGCTCGAAGAAGCGGATCATCTTATCGTCGGACGTTCCTCAGGGGTGGTAAAAGAAGCGTCTTCAGCCAATGAAGATGATATCTTCAAATTAGCGGAGTTGGTAAGAAAAGGCCCTCCCGAGGTCAAAGAAGCAGCGCACCCAGCTGCGGATGAGGATGACTTTCCCTTCACCATGCAAGAAAAAATTGCGCACGCTGTCGCAATCGTGGACACATGGAAAAACCTCTCGGTCTTAAATAAAATATCGGACTTTGAGAAGAAAGCGAAAGACAAAGGGCACTCGGATGCAGAGATCCAGCAGTTTTTTGAAAAGAACGCGTCTTCTTTTCAAATTAAAAGCGTCTTACAGGAGTGAACTGAGCCTTGCAGCAAGATTTTGAAAAGATCGCCATCAGACAGTACCTTAGAGGTATTCTCGGTAGTGCGCGCTCTCAGAAAAATGTTGCACGTGCTGCAAAAGACAAGATTAAAAAGACATTCGCAGAAGGGGTCATTAGACCAGAGGCGGCCCCAAAGTCTTTTGCAAAGGCAATGCCTGGTGAGAAGTACCCTACAAAGGCATGGCACGGGTATAAGCGAGAGGGCGCCCAAGGAACAGACTCTCTTTTGATGTTCTTACCATCCATGGCCGCGGAAAAGGCATTTGGAAAAGGCAAAGTCAGGGAAGCCTTCTGGAAGTACGTCCACTCTCCGGCTTTGAAGGCGGACACCTCCGCCGGACACGCAATAGGGAAAGTCCCAGGCCTTAAAGGACTCTTTTCAATAAAAGAAAAGATACCTTGGGGGAGCCCGGGCAAGAATCTGTACAAAGAAGTTGAGCGGCCCTCCGCCATGGCTCCCTTAGTTAAAGTTAGAAACATCGCAGCCCCAATTCTTGTCGGTACCGGCATTGAACGTGGGATTAGTAAACTTCGAGAACACAACAAAGATAAAGGAAACGAACCCATGGATCGTGACCTTCGGGAAAAAGTTGCTTCAACAATGCTTCGTCTCAATCATGAGAACAAAGAGCATACGAAGCGGGCTCAGGCCTTACGGTTTATCTATAAAAAAGCCGAAGTAGGTCTTGAGCAGGTGCCGCAGACATTTGAGGAGCTAGAACAAAAAATAGCCTCTCTCATGACCCAAGATCTTGTGGTGTTGGAAAAGGCATTGGAATTAGCTGGAGGGCAGTTGAAACTCGGTGAGCTGGACTCGACAAGAGACTCCACATCAGCGTTTTCGGCCACAGAAAAATTTCAAGCCGCAATTCTCGGAGACGAACTTTAAATTAAGAGGAGTGTGAGCAATGACGACAATTATGGATCGGACTGTACCTGTTGCAGAAGACTTGACCACCGAAGAGCACCGCCTTCAGGTTCTTCGTGGCTTGGAAAAAGCGCATCGAGTAGACAAGCCCTACGCTACCGGTGAAACATTTGAAATGGGCGAGTGGGCGGTTTTGAACGCCGACGGCAAGTGTGAGCGCGCTAGCGCGACCCCTGCGGTTTGCTACCTGGTGTTCTCGGGCACAGATCGCTGGGACTCCAAGGCGACTGGCCAGGTTACCATCTTCATGGCAACCCAGCTTATCGTAAAGACCACCAAATACGACGCAAGCGCCACCTATGCCGTCAATGACCTGCTGACTGTTAAAGATCTGGGAGCGAGCGAGTCTCATGTGACTCGGCACACTGCCGGCGAAGTTGCAGTTGCCAAGGTTGTTGAAGTCGGTACGGACTATTTGGTCTATGAGACCATGTCTCCCGTAGCAATCGGCTAAGTTGTCTGGACACTAAACCGGACCAGAAACCATTCATTTTTTTTCAATCAAGGAGACGATTCAATGAATCATGAAGGATTAGACGCCCAGACATTTAACAATATCTTCATCGAGCGCCTGGACACAGTGGACGGCCTCCAGAAGATGGCAGCCGCCGGTGCGGCGTTTGTTCGTAGCAAAATCCGTGAAATCGGTTTTGCTCGCCGCATCCTTCCACCCGAGTCCGTTACTCGCGCTGACCTGACCCGCGCTGTTGACCACGACACTTTGGTGAAAATCGTGGACATCGAGCATGAATCCAAGGCGAAAGCCGTTAACTTTGCCAGTGAAGCGGATGAGCGCTACATCATGGGCAAACGTTACCAGCTGCCTTTTTTCAAAATCGAGTCCGAGAAATTCATCAAGTCCGAAGCTGAGTTGATGGCTTATGACTACCCCGTCACCAAAGTCATCGAAGAAAACTCTGTGAAAGACATCCAGCGCATCGAAGACGTTAAGTTTATCGAGTATGCTGAAGCAGCCGTGGCCATCACCGGCAAGCGCATTGTGTCCGCTGCTACCGCAGTTGACCGCAAGGAGATCAACTCCCTGTTCAAGATGATTGATTATGATCAGTTGTCCGTGGGTTGCGTGCTGCTGAACTCCGTGGATTATGACGACTGGATGATCCAGCCTGCCACCGAGATCGGCTCTCCGTTGGCCTCTGAAGTCACGGTTGAAGGCTACAAGTACCAAACCCTGATGAACCGTAAGCTTGTTGTGACCAACAAGCATGACATCGTTCTTCCGGGCGAGTCCTGGGCCTTCACTGAGCCTGCATATCTGGGCAACAACTTCATCCTGAACGACATGAAGTTCTGGATTAAGAAGGAAGCTGACCTGGTTATGTGGAAAACCTGGGAATACCTGGCATTAGGCTTTGGTAACATCAAGTCTATCGCGAAGATTGAACTTGACGTTCCGAACCCAATTCCAGCCCAAGTTAGCGTTTAATTTCCTTGTCCATTGGGGGGATGACGGTTAATAATATAGCCGTCATCCCTTTCTAATTAGGAGAAACATTTATGTTGAAGGAACAGACCCAGTACCGCGTGGTCAACACCACTAAAAAACCACCTCGGCTAAACGCCCAAGGAGTTGACACCCGGCACATTTCTGAAAAAAACGGCCATAGTGTTCAGTGGCGCGATAAGAAAGATCAGATCCGGCTTCTGAGCCCGGACCGCTTCCTTTTAGTTACCGATCTCCCAGAAGGTCTTATCCGCATGCACCAAGAGGGCTTGGTCCGCATCGAGCCCATCAAGGGGATCTCTGATCTTATGCAGGCCCATACCGAGTCGGGAAAAAGAACCACTCGTCGTGGATTAAAGAAGAAAGAAGAGGCAGCCCCCGAAGTATCAGCACCTGCGACGGACGCCTCCGCGGATAACCGCCCACGGTCAAAAAGACAAGCAAAAGCTGTGGAGATGGGCAAAGACGATTACTCAAAACGTGTTACAATGGACGGAGAGCCTGGCACAAACCCAGATGGTCCTCCGAACTTCGCTGTAGTCGCCCCCTCGGCGGAGACTCGCAAAAAGAATAAAGAAGCCAAGGAGACCTCCTTTTTAGAGGGATGACATGGTAGCGCAAAACCCAGCTGCGACACGTCGTATGGAGAAGGCGAAGAGGTATCTTCGCCTTTTCATGCTTGATACCCCTCAGCTCAATAGGCTCATTCGAAAAGAAGAGTCCGACGACTCTCTTTTTGATTTTGCAATTGAGATGACAATTTCTGACTGGAATTCTACAACCCCAGTTTTAGGGTCTGTGGACATCGGTAATTTCCCGAGCCTCTATCTTCTTATGCACGGCGCTGCGATTCAGCTTCTTAAAAGTCAGGGCCTCTACCAAGCAAGAAACGAGTTGAACTATTCTGCCGGCGGATCCAGCTTTCTTCGCGCAAACAAATCCAACTACTACATGCAGTGGATGACAAACTTTGCAAGTGAGTATGAGACCAAAAAAAGAAACCTTAAGATGCAGCAAAACATCAACCGTGGTTGGGGTGGTGTTTCTTCTGAATACGATCGCATAGGGTACGCGTGGTGATGGATAACTTCTGGGAAGGCTTTTTCAAAAAAGCAGAAGAAGTAAAAAAAGACACTCTTGAAAAAGAGAAACAGGAGCAAGGAAGCTTACCACTTTCTCGTACCATTAGCGTATCAGGGCCTAGGCTTGACGCGATAACCGTGGAGAGCGATCGTAGCAAGTTCCCAACGTTTAGAGGGTAGGCGTGGCCGGTAAACTAAAAAATATCAAGATTAACGTACCCGAGGTTGTCGTGCTTAGCACTCAGCCTGCCCAGGTGCTTGTGCATTGGTCTATTGAAAAGACCGCACAGGATCTTAGAAATTTCAGGTTCTTCATCGAGCGCGGGGAGAGCCCTACCGAGTTTCAACTTCTCACCCCAATGACTCCGGCAGCCGGTATTCGCTCTAATATGATTCTGGAGTTTGTGGACTCCACAGCCAACCTGGTGGATCTTCACAAGGTTTACTACTACCGAGTCCGGGGCGTTGAGTTCATTGGCGGACAGGAAGCCCAGAGCTTTTATAGCGATCCAGTCACCTGGGACGGAAACCTCGATCTGGTCGGCCTTTACATTGTGGAAGAGCACCTCTTTTTTCATAGGTACGTGGCCGGGGTTCCTGTTATGATCTTTAAGAAAAGAAGGGACGGGGCTCAGTGCCCGGATTGCTGGGACGACGTGCTCCATCGGGTGACAAAGAGCAACTGCACAACGTGCTACGGTACCGGAAAGCTTGCAGGGTTTTACCCGCCGTATGAAGCGTGGATGAACTTTGAGCCTGATCCTAAAGCCGTTGCCGTGGTGGAGTGGGGTCAGAGGCAGTCCTCGCAAACCGATATCCAATTTACCAACTACCCCCTCCTCACGGATGGGGATATAATTGTAGAACTTAAGCCGAACAAGATCTGGAAAGTTTCAAATGTGCGGTACCCTGAAAAGAACCGTACCACCATTTTGCAGATCGCAAGATTGGACGCAGTATACCAATCTGACGTTGAATACCGCGTTCCGGTATCAGAAGATAGAAGGCGGGCTCTACTCGCAGAGCTCGATCAGAGAGATAAAGAAAGGGAGTTCTAAATGAAAAGTTTTTGGAATGGGTTTGAGAAGAGAGCCGGCATGGGGTCCGAGGTCTTAGGAACTATAGGTGCGGCGCCTGCATCCATAGTCGGCGGCATAGCTGGCTTAGCAAGAGGAGCGTACACTGGCGACGCACAAAAGGACGCCGATAAAGGATTCCTCACGAACTTCGTACCGGGTGTAGGTGCATATAGACTGGCACGCCGCTACAAGACTCAAAAGAATCAGGATAAGGCAGAGAAAAAATGAACCACTTCTGGGCCGGCTTTGAAAAAAGAGCGATCTCCCTTACCGGGATGAAGTCTGGCCTTCGTTCTGGTAAGCGTAACTTCTCTTCTTTTGGAAAGATTACGTCGAGCTCACCGAAGTCTGGTATTGTTGAAGCCCCGAGATCAGTGGCCCCTCCTCTACCGACCCCGGCACCGATTAACCCTAATAATAACCTCGTCCCAAAACCAGCTCCGGCAAAGTTGAAGGCCGTTAAGGTTCCAAAGCCCCCTAAACAATCTGGCCAAGGGGTATCATCGACAAATATATGATGACCAAAGAAGCCATTTTAAAAAAGACCCCATCGACTAAGATTTATAAGTCGATTCATGACGCTATCCGGGACATCTCCTCTAGCATGGAGACCCTTCATTTTAAAACAACCGCTAAACTTAAAAAGAAGGTAGCCGATGAGCATACTAAGCGAAAGCGGCAGCTTGCAGCCTCTATCTCACACGTCAATAAGAGATAGAAAAGAGATCCCAAATATAGCTGTTTTTCTTAAGAGAACTGGGCTAGAATTTTTACAGATCATTTTTGGGGCGAGAGCTGAGGGGTGCTTAAAGTACCATTCTGACATCACCCAATCGGAAATTCAAATCAGCGATATTCATGCTGTCGATCTTACCGCAGTCGGAACCCGTCCGGCGATCATTGCAGTAAGAGGACCACTCAGCTGGCAAGGACAAGGACTTGGTGGCGGCGCGGTCGAAGGCAGAGACACCAAAACCGGAAATACAACCTTCAACGACCTGCTAACCGGATCAGTGGCTTTCTCTTGCATCAGCCGAGAAGGAATCGAAGCGGAACAAATTGCACACATTGTGTTCAATTCATTTAAGTTCTTCAGACCTATCCTTCAACAGTACGGATACTTTTCCATAAAAAGCCTAAATGTCGGTGCAGAATCGTTGATCGAACAAGAGGGATCAGACGACAAGACCACGGTCGTTCCTGTGTATATAACCGCACAGATTCAAGATCGCTGGACATTGTCTGAGAAAACCTCAAGGGTACTTCAAAAAATTATCATCGATCACATGTGCAACGTTTAAGGAGTTATGAGCTATGGCATACCGTAAACCCGGAGTTACCGTTACCCAAGAGTTTGCAAACATCGTCCCCGCTCTGGCGGCGTTCGCGCTTCCATCTGTTGCTGTTGGCCCCGCCTATCAGTTGGTTGATAACGACCTTCTTGGTACCTACAGCGGATCGACCCAGGCTTATGCTTACGCCGGCCTTATGGGTGGCGCTGCGGTAGACCTGGAAGAAATGCCAGAAGATGAGGCGTTTCCTATTACAAAAAAACCCGTTAGCGTCAAACTTGTGAACGCTGAGGTGGAAATCCTTCCCGAGCAAACAGACGGTTCTGTGGTCGGAGACGTGCTGACAGATCTGACTGCCGGTCAGTTCGATGATGTGGCTGCAGGCGACATAGTCGTCATGGTTGAGGCGCTTGCCCTCACCATCTTGGCTGCACAAACAAACGGTGTGACCACCAACACCACAGGTCAAAGAAATCGCCTGACTGCTGGTACCCTTGGACAGTTCGCAAACGTTAAGGTAGGTGACTCCGTTATCGTTACCGCAGGCACCAACACCACCACAGGAACCTACGCGGTTACCGCCAAGCTGAGTAATGACCTGCTCCTATTGGACGCAAACGTCAACGACGGAGTGGGACCATCCACTAACGTCGCCTACTCTATCACTGGCGACCGCGGCACAGTAAACCAAGGTGAGTATAAGGTCAAAACAAAGACTGATGCGAACAACCTGGTACTGGAAAGTCCTGTAGCGGATACACCAGAGTCTCCTATCACCTACTTTATCAAACGTCAGTTCGCAGAGATCGTACTGCCGCGCGTTGACACACTGTCTTCAAGCGGATTTGTCGCCGCTGCTGCTTCCGTATCTCTTCCTGGAAGTGGCGTTCTGGAATATGAAATCGATACCATCATGTTCCCCATCATTGCGGGCGACGTGTACGCAAGCTACCGTGCGTTGAGAACCGACCTAGCAGCCGAGGTGAAGGAATTCACCGGGGTATCGTCCATCAACGCTATCTTCGGCACAGACCAGATCGCTCCGGCAAATCCACTTGCCTACGCGCTGTCTCTAATGCTTCAAAACACCGTTACGGCAGTCCACGGCCTTGGCCTTGACGACACCGCAGTCACGGATGAAGTTTTGTCCTACACAGCGGCAACGGAAGCTCTGAAAGCATCTGAGATGTACGCAATCGCGGTGCTGAGCCAAAACCCTGTTGTCCACACTCTGATGAAAAACCACGTCGAGCAGCTCTCTTTGCCAAACGCAAAGCTTGAGCGGGTTGTTCTTTTCAACTCCGCCCTCCACACCACAGCTGTAATGTCCGAGGAGGCTACCACTAGCATTTCTCTGACTGGTGCGCGTGTGGTTGTAAACACCCAGGTAGACGGATCCGGCGCAATCGGAACCCCGGCCCAGCTTACCGACCTCACGACGGATCAGTTCCTCAACGTCGGTCCCGGTGACAGCGTTGTCGTTCAGAGTGGTACCGGCGTCACCCCAGGAACGTATTTGGTAGCGTCCAAAACCGACAACAATAACATAACTCTAGATTCTAACTTCATCGTTTCAGGAACCCCCACGGATATTCAGTATTACATCGTCCGTCGTGACGGCCTGGGCGCTGACGGGATGACCTTCTACGATCGCAACGCAACCTTCATTTCTGACGGTGTTGCTGCAGGGCACTACCTGAACATCCTCACGGGAACCTATAAAGGTCGCTGGAAGATCGCCACCGTGTCTAGCGAAAAGCAGGTTGTCCTTACAGCCGCAATCGCCGGAGTCGCTGCCGTTGTCGCCCCGCTGACTTATCAGATGGACCGCGACATGCAGAAGTCTGAGCAGGCTTCTCTGGTCAAGGGCTACTCCGAGAGTTTTGCATCACGTCGCTGCGTGCACGTATGGCCAGACGTTTTGAAAGCTCCCGTAGGTCAGACCATCGAAAACCTCCCGGGCATCTATGGTCCAGTGGTAATCGCTGCGCTGACCACAGGCCTGCCGACTCAGCAAGGTTTCACCAACCTGGCGGTGTCTGGCTTCCTTGGCCTGGACCACTCCTCTCGCTACTTCACAGAAGATCAGCTGAACACCATCGCTGACGGTGGGACTATGATCTTGGCTCAAGACGGCCCTGATCAACCACTCTACGTCCGCCACCAGCTGACCACGGACCGCTCTGCCATCAAGTTTCAAGAGTTCAGTTTCACAAAGAACTGTGACTTCGTGGCGAAGTTCCTCCGGAACACCTACGCACCGTTTATCGGCCAGTACAACATCATCGACACGACCCTGGATGCCTTAAAGCAAACAGGCGCCGCGGCGATTGCGTTCCTCCGAGACAAAACGCGCGTGCCTCGATTCGGCGGTGTTATCCGAGGGGGATCTCTCGATAAAGTTGCAGAGGATACAACACAGATCGATACCGTGTTGATAACATTCAGTCTGAATCTTCCGATTCCGTTGAATAATATCGATATCACCGTTCAAGTCTAACAACGACGTTAAGGGAGGCCTTTTATGGGTGCTTTTTCTACTTGGGATTTTCAAAACTTTCATGTCCAGCAAGACTTGCGCGGCGGTCAATTTGTTAGTGCGGAATCTACTCTTGTGGCGGCGGGGTTACCAAACCTCTCCAACTACTCAGAGAGTGAGGGCGACCTGACTGTCTACCCCATCGGTCTTCTGGAAAGTGTCGCTGTCCAGCAAAACAAACAGCTCCAGCGAATCTTTGAGATCGGCTCAAGCCGCTCTTACTTTATCCCTGGGCGGACCATTGGTAGCTTATCCGTAGGCCGTACCTTTTACTTCGGCCCATCTCTTCTGCGCGCTCTGTACGCATACTACAAGAGTGACGGCGCTCTTGTTAGTATCGGTACCGCGGCGGCGGGGGCAACCATTTCAATCGGAGACCCTGCAAGAGATATCGCAGACCCTGCTGCCATCCTCATCGATACCGGTTATGATGACATGCATGTTGTTAACCGCTCCCCCGGTGAAGACTACTTCTATGTGGATCTGGCGTCGGACCTGTTTGCGCAACCGACTGGTATGGCTATCTATTTTAAAGATTACAACTCCAACTCAGTTGGTGCATTCTACCTGAACGAGTGCTATGTTCAGGGTCATCAGATGACCATTTCAAGTGGCTCTGTGCTGATTATGGAAGGGGTCTCTTTGCAGTTTGACTCCATCACTCCGATCAAGATGTTGGTCTAAGAGGGCATATTTATGCTGCAAAGTTTTTGGGCAGGGTTTGAAAAGCAGGCTGGTATCTTAGCCAGTGCAGGTAACTTAATCGGGCGGGCCGGCGGCCGTATCGCTAACCGCGGTGCACAGGCAGCGTCTCTCCCGGGTAAGTTCACGGAATCCGTTCGGCAGGGGTACGCTACAACTAGGGGCGCTGCCGCGCAAGCAGCCGCACCCGCAGCCGGTGCACGTAAGTTTATGGGTGCTCGGCCCGGTGCTCCCACCAAGAAGCGGCTCACTGCAGCAGAATACCTGAAGAAAAACCCCGAGGCAGCCAAGCCCGTTCCTGTGACCGTGCAGCCCGCAGCAGAAACCAAGGGGTTTGCCAAAAAACTCCAAGGAAGAGGCCGGGATATCGTCGGCGGTGGTCTGGCGGGTGCTGGCGGGGTGTATCTGGCGTCTGGCAGCGGCGACAGCCAACAGATGGGGTACTAATCCTTTAAACTTTCAATGTTCTAAAACCCCAGATAGTATTTATTTGGGGTTTTTACTTTAAGAGGGAATTCGGTGAACCACTTCTGGGTAGGCTTTAAAAAACAGGCAGACGAGTCAAAAGACCCCGTCTCGCAGTGGTTATCTGACGCCGATGAAAAGAATAAAGAGCTCTCTGTAAAACCAGAAGACAAGAGAAGAGACCCTCGGGAAGCCGGCGAATGGATCGGGCCCGAGGTTTGGTATCACAACTGGCCATCGTCGGGGCATGTATGAAAGAAGTCGCCACAGTCGCCCTTATCAATGTGCACAGCAAAAAGATGCTGATGGGTAAGCGTCGGGACAACTTGAAATGGACGAACCCCGGAGGTCATCTTGACCGTGGTGAGGATCCCGTCGACGGTGCCGTCCGCGAGGTCAAAGAAGAGACTGGTCTTGAGATCGAGGCCGATGATATCGCCCATGTAAAAACCAAGACGGTTACAAAGGAAAACGGCGAGAAGCTCAAAGTCCACGCGTTCAAAGCGTTCTTTGGGGGAGAACACCCAAAGGCCACGAGCAAGCACGACCCCGATAAGGAGGTGTCAAAGTGGCGATGGGTGAAAACACGCGGTGGCCTCCCAAAAGACGTGATGAAAAGCCTACACGTACCTATGCGCCATAACGTTCTTTTAGGTAATTTGAACTTTAGCAAGAGGGCAGCCATGAGATCTCAGGTAATGGATCGTAAGACGTTTGATAAACTCTTCAACGAGGCAATGCAGCGGTACGCGCAGCACCAGAGCAGCAGCGAAAAGCGGGCGGCAAAGGACCTTGTTCCGGGCGGTCTGGCTGACCATGAGTCGGATAAGAAGTACCCGAAAGATCAGCTCCGGATGGGCCGCAAGGTTGAGATGGAGCATACGAACCGTAAGGGTCTTGCCAACGAGATCGCGAAGGATCACTTGGAAGAAGACCGGGAGTATTACACAAAGCTCGACAAGATGGAGAAGTCTGCGTTCTGGCGGGGCTTCTTTTCTGCCGGGTGACGTGTCTGAAAAGTGAGAGGTTTTCGACACGTTCTAGGGATGTGTCGACGGACCCGACATAAAGTAACAAAAATGTTACACAGCGGGTTCGTTATTAACGTAACAGTCTGAAAGTGTTAATAAAGTAAGGATCTCGCACAAGGCTCTTGTGTAAATGCTAAGAGCCTACTTCCTGAATTTTTAAAGTTTGGAGATTGGTTAACGGAGGTCGTTGGCGCAACACGTGAGGTCGAAGAGTTACCACCGTCGTGGAAACCTATATCAAGTCACTCAGGTCTTTTCACAGAGGGTGATAGGTACCTTGTCGCAGTGCAGGTTTTCAACAAGGAGGTGACTCCGCCAAAGAAACACTGGGAGTTTTACAATATAAGGGCGATGGTGGACCCTGAGGAACCCATGTACTTTGTACATGACCAGTCAAACGAGCATTTCACAGAGTGGAGCTGGGAAGACTTGGGTTACTTTATAAAGCTGGAGCAGACATGAAAGAAGATCTCAATAACTATGATGTGTACCTCAACCTTCGTAAAGAAGTGAAAGCACCCAATACAGAAGTAGCAGCCCGCGAGTTTTTGGATGACCTGAAAAATAGCCCTTACAAGTATGTGAGACCTTTGATGATGGTCACTGAGCTAGGGTCGCCAGCACCAGAAGACCTCTGGGCGATAGCCTCAGATGATGTATGTGAGGTGTGGGAGGGACCATTCTCTTCAAGAGAAGAGGCCATCGCAGAAGGCAAAGCTATGTATGAAGGTGACTCTTTTGTCATCTCTAAAGCAGAGCATACGAAAATCGAAGTCCCCTCTCGTGACGCCATTGAGGACCTTATCCTTGACAGCCTAAGTGAGGACACCCCTGAGGTAGGGTACGACGATGTCGTCCGCACCTTACGAACGTACGGGGAGGACCTTCACCACAGGATCACAAAGTCCTTTGAGGAATGGTTCAAAGAGAACAACATCAAGTTTCGTAGCTTTGTAGTAAAAATGAAAGAACTGGAGTTCGTCGATGAAGATTCACAGGAGTGCACATGAGTTACCAAGGACCTGAACCTTTTAAGTGCCACGTCTGCAAAGAGGTACACATGGGTAAGGAAGAACGTTGCCGAAGATGTAAAACCTCGATTTGCAGTAAGTGCTATAAAGTGACTAATTTCTGTGGTGAGTGTAACAAGGAGATGTGGGACATTAAGACGATAGGAGGTACAGAAGGTGGGCTGGGGTAGCATAGCGTTCACAACGCCGATGATGGACAAGTTGATTGGGTTTGGTGAGCCTCGTTTTAAAGCTGAGGATAGCTCTGAGACAGGCGCAATCAGTATTGAAGGGCTTATCTTCGATGGGTTTGAGCCAGAGCTAAACCCAAGTAACTTGTGCGTGGGAGTCTGGCTGTCCTTTGTTCCATATTCTTTAAAGGATGTGGCGCGCGAGGCTGTTGAGGCAGTGTGGCCGAAGTTCCATCACCTTCTGGTTAATGAGAAAACTAAAGCGGAGTTCATTAGTGCGCTGCAAGATCACTTACGTGTACGGGCGGCTTTTGGTGGGACGAAAATCCTTGGTGACTATGAATGAGGAGGAAGGAAGATGATCGTCAGGCCAAAAACCTTTCTGGAAGCTTTTAATGAAGAAGTATCAAAGAGCAGAACTGAGATTCAAAGTCTAAAGGGTGTCAGTACCGGAAAGCTTTTAACTCGGTTTGATGAGTACGTTGCAATGGCAAGAGGCTACGTTTCAAGGAAGGTTGTTATTTTTAAGTACCACTTCGATTACCTTTGGGGTGAGAACACTTTTATAGTCTCCTGTGGACGTACGAGTTCACGGTATTATAATACCGCTTCACTTTATATCGATCATATTCTCCGGATACTCGGTAAAAAATTTGGGTGGTTGAAGGAGAAAAAATCATGAGAGAACTGCCGCCAGTACGGGTGCAGACGCACCGAGTCGTAAACCTGAGAGAACTGGTTGCTCGCTTCCCTAATGCGTTTTTTAATGAAGACGGAGAACTCATTTATGATAAAAAAAGAAACCATTACATCATACCGGAGTACCTGCGATTTCTAGGGACGTGGCACCCTGGTTTTAGAAGGGAGCTTTACATTGAAAAATTACCCACCGAGCGTTAAATCAGAGCTCGTGCACTTCTCCGTTTATAGTGTTTGCATGTCCTTCATCCCAGCCTGCGGTCTCGACTGGTCCTATAACTGTGGAATGTTTGAGGATGATTACACAGAAAGAGAAGAGAACGTTACCTGCCCTGAGTGCCTTAAAACTCTTAAGGAATGGAGTGAGGACGAATGCTTGGAGAAAGACCTTACCGATTTAGACCAGGAGAGCTCTGCTCTTATAAAGGAAATACTTACGCTATTGTGACCTATGTGAAGGTGAAAGATCCCTACTCTGGGGGGTGGGAGGACGGGTACTGCTATGTGAAGCACCCTGTTACGGAAGAGAATCCTCCGATGTTCGTCAGAGAAAAAGCAGACCTTGACATCAGGTTCACAACGCACGTGAAGGCGGAGAGCTCCGATGAGTGAACCCCAGGAGTGGTTTAAGTACTTTCTTCTCAGCGGGGAAGAGATCATCGAGACCCCGTGGATAAAGATCGATCGGAAGGTCGGGGAGCGCCTTTGGAACAAAAAGGTCATTCACAAAGAAACACGCACGTTTACGGTATAAGAAACCTGAAAGGAGATTTTTATGCAGCAGCGAGGAGATAAGGTGTACGCAAAGGATATGATCCCTGGCGTTATTTACGCAGCAACCCCTGTCGGGGATTTTACAAGAGATACTGACGGGCGGTTCTACCTCTCGTTCAATGGCCACAAGAGGGAAGTACGGCCGCACAAGAGTTCCCTAGTTACAGTGAAAGGATTAAAAGATGACACCGCAGGAGTTGCTGACAACAGGATGGGCCCTTCACCCCGTTAGTAAGACCGTAAAATATCGTGACATTTTAGTACCAGAATCGGACCTCCATTTATCCCCCGACTATAACACTGCCGCTGAAAACGCCGTTAACTACCTTAGGAAAATGGGACAAGACCCCACGTTTGAACGAAACCGAATGGTCGTCATTGGGCCCGTTGTAAATAATGGGCTGTGGGTAGAGGTACGCCGTGCTTTCAGGCTAAAGACCCCCGTTTTTTCCATCCCAGATGCAGAAGACCAAGCATTCCTCCTAGACCTCGCTAATACAGTAACGTATCAGGAGAACCGCGGAACCTCTCACCCTTTTTACTTTTGCGTTAGAAAGCAAAAGAGGCTCGTTGGGATGGACGCTAGTATTTCAACAGATACCGTCTTTGTAGAATCAGATAGTGGAGACTATCAAGAGTACCCTACGCGAGAGGAGGCTGAAAAGCGCATCAGAGAGGAAATGGAAGGCTGTAGTGAGGAGAGGATCCAAAGTGCACTAGACTCCATTGAAGAGTACGGGGTGCACACGTATGATGAGGATGAAAATTTCTTTCTAACATACCGTGGGTTTAAGCAGCATATGAGGCTTAACGCACATAACTACCCTGGAAAGCAAGATGGCGAGAAATTTAAAGAATCCGACGTCTGTTACTCCTATGTGAAACATGCTTTTAGAAACCCAGAGATCCTAAACCTGATGAGTATAATCCTAAAATTTGCAGACATCGCGGAGGTGCGGTTATGAAATCAACAGAGTCAACCACGCACACGTTCTCTACGTGGTGGAAGTTCTTAATACTGGAGGAAACATGATTACCGGATATTACTACTTACATGAAAATGGTTCTCTTATTTATAAAGTCGGTACCGACTGTGTTGCTGACTTTAGAGAGAGCGACTTTGTTAAAGCGTTTTGGCCCTTTGACCCAGAAGATAGGGAGACAGCGTGGAACCTACTAGTAGAAAGTCTTGCCGCAGGTGCAAATAAGGATCGGGTCATGGAGCTTGCAGAAAAATGGGGGTGCACGAACGAGGATGCCACGCATTACGCCGATCGCATTAAGTGCAGTGTTGGCTGCCTGGATGATAGAGGTATCGTGGCAATCCCATCCAACTCCTCGCGGTATCATGGAGAGGGGTCGTCCGCGTTAGAGGCTATGGCACGCCTCTGTAGCTCCATGGGGTATAAGCCCCAGAAGACATGGGGGCACACCTTTAAAGATTTGGTGGAGAAAGCAAATGCTGAGTGACGGAGGCAGAGATGAAGCTGTGTAAGAACTTCGATTACGAAAAGCGATATGGCGATGACATCCTAGGTTACCCCGTCCCGTGGACTATGGCTCTTGCAGGGCCTCACGGGGCCCATTACCACTTTTGGCTCCCGAAGTGTGATAAAGGGGAGCTGAAGATGAAACAAGAAGGTGCGATGCGGGCAGCAAGAAGGATGGGAGACCCCGTGAGCTTTTCATATGACTTTTTGGAGGGTGAGAATGGACACTCGGAGAAGGCTTGCCCTTAGTACTGCTAAGCTGGCGGCAGCAAAAGTGTTCATGAAGAAAGACCATGACTTGCGTTATAAAGAGGGAACGATGACGTATGTCATGCAAGAAATCTTTCTGACGTATAGGAGCTCTGGCATTAACCTATCCACAGGAGAGCTGTGTGACCTTTGGGCAAGCACCCACCTAGATGAATACACCATACAATCTATTAAAAAAGAGAGGGCAGCCCTCCTACATCGACAGACTATCCTCGCAAGGCTCATAAAGGATCTTTCAGAGGAGTTAAAGGAGATACAATCTTGAAATCAACAGAGCCAGCCACATGCTTTAACTGTGGGAACGATAACGTATTATGAAGGAACAAAATATGATGTCATACATCGGCTGGGTGAGGCGGAAGATGCGTTTTAGGTGGATTTATGCGTAATCTAAAAAATATGGTGGCGCTAGTTAATAAAAGTATCTCTGATCCCAGAGCCACGTCCCGCATCACTGCATCAGAGGATCACTTAAAAATATACGATGAGGAGCACTATGCCGCGTTAAAGTGTTTTAAAGATAAGCTCTCTAGCATGAATATGCTGCTATTTGAGAATGGTATGATTAAGAGTATCGGGATGATCGAGAGTATTGGTGAAAAAGAGAAATACCAGGAGAGATTCGATAAAATAGACCTTCCTTTTCAGACCTGTTTCTTCGAAGAAACCCTTAGCCGGGTAGTCCTACATAACCAGAGTACAGTAGTAAACGCTGCCGCCAGATGCATCTTCGTTCATGAGGAGAGGCCTCGGGAGTATCTCTACGTTATGTTACTTGCTACGGGCAACACTGAGATTGTATCTGGGGGTATGTTTAACGCAGCAAGGGTGGAACGTGATGAGCTTAGTTTGGGAGGGGCCAATGCACTGACGATAATACGAACCTTCTCTCGTCTAGTTCACTCATCCAAGCTCGGCAAAGACTCTCACCGCCCCTTCATCAAGGTTGGAACGGGTAAGCACAAAAGAACCGTGCGTCCTAGCATGGTTATTCGCGTTGCTCCAAAAAATGACTACGAGGGGGTTACACCACTGGGGAGTCATATTGACTGGGCATCTCGGTGGGAAGTGCGTGGGCATTGGAGAGCAATTTCAGGAATTGGCAAAAACAGAGACGGAGAGTATGGCGTTCAAAACTGGACGTGGGTTATCCCGCACGTGAAGGGACCAGAAGACAAGATCGTAATTAAAAAACCAAGAATTTTTTCAGGGCCTATAGAAGCAAGAGGGCCTACGGAGGAGAGACATGAAGTGTTTTAACTGCGGTAACACACTCGTCAAGATGGGCAAAGAAATTTGGAAGTGCCCCTATGCTAGCTGCGAGCTGCATAAGCTACCCTTCAACCCAAAGAGTTCATTTTGGAAAAGGCACGAGCAAAACAGTTACAGACATCACCTCATTGAATTTACGAAGGCAGCGATTACAGATCCTGCAATGGAACCCAATCACGCGGTCCACCTTGCTAAAGAAGTACTCAAAGAACTAGGTATAACGGAGGAAGAAGCATGACTTTTGAAGAGGCACTCATAGTTCTAAAAAATGGCGGAGCAGTACGCCTACCCTCTTGGGGTGATGGTGAGTTTATTAAGTTCTCTGTACCATACATAGAGGGTAAGCCGAAGATTTTGGAAGTGCATAGTCATGGAGAGATCTATCCTTTCACGTCCTGTGATAACGAGCTCTTTAGAGGTGACTGGGAGGATATCCGGGTAGGAGACTATCTTCTTTCGCACGTCGAACTTCAAAAAGAGCTAAAAAGCCTTGCGCTAGATATCGTCGGCCACGAAAGAGGGCAACTCGATACCGTTGTGGCGGCTCTGGGGCGATCTCTTTCTCGGTTTGCTGCGTTTAGAGTTACGGAGATGACAGAGCATGAGATTGAGGGACTGAGTAGTACAGAGGGGAAACCATGATTTTTGCAGAAGCGCTAGAAGTCCTTAAAGATGGTGGAGCAGTGCGCCTACCATCTTGGGATAGACATGTATTTATTAAATTCTCCAGGCCAGTCCTAGAAGGTCATCCCGGGTTTTTAGAAGTGCACAACGGTAAAGATGTCTACCACTTTACAACCAGTACCGATGAAGTCTACCGGGATGACTGGGAGGACGTCCAAACAGGGGACTACCTTATCTCTCGAAAACAATTAGAGGAGGAGCTGCGCCAGATCGTCGTTCACACCGCAGGCCCGTCTTCAATCCACCACGACAATTTTACAAGAGCGCTGAAGTCGTCTCTTCTTCGCTTTGAAGCCTTCAGAGTGGAGAGATGACATGGAGGTAGCAGTATGGCTTATCGCAGGCCTCATCGTACTTTTTAGCTGGATGTTTGCCCCTCTCATATGGAACCAGGACTGCGGGAACAGCATCGCCATGTTTTTTGTGAATACGGCTATCACCTTCTTATTCATAGGGGCTATGATGTTTAGAGTGTCTCAGTTCATTTACAGGGCTCTGGGGGACAGGTGGCGAGATGATTGAGAGATTTTTAAACTTCCTGATGACCATGCTATTCTTTACAGCAGGGGTTCTTTTTTCTCTTATTATCGCGGAGATGGTGTTCTCTTTCGCAAATGCGGTAGACGTAAAGGGCACCATAACCTTCAGAGAAAAGCAGCGCACTGACCGGGGGTTTCTGAAAGAAGACTCCTTCCTGGTAACCATAAAGACAACCTCCGGAGAGACTGTTGTCGCTGTGACGGAGGACCGAAGAGTTATGGAAGCCACACTCAAGGAGTGCATCGAGGCAAGGCTTTACCCCTACGCCCCGTGGAGGGGACAGAAGGATGAGGCTGTTTACCGGGATGCTCTCATTTTGAACGTCGGACCGTGTAAAGGGAGGAAGAAATGAGCTTTTGTTGGAGCGACGTCAGCTGGGTCATACCAAAGGACACGTCTCGAGATCAAAGCACTATTCAGATCGCTGCAACACCCTATTTTAAGATCGTCGCCCAGAGGAAAGAGGACGAGCCCTCTTCGGAGAGCACCTGGTCCTGGGCCTGCCTTATGACTGACTGGGACGTAGAGGAAGCCCCGCACCTTTCCACCGTTATGTCTGCCCTTCCATCAAAACCATGGGACTACCCCCCGTTCCTTGTGGTTATCGGAGAGATACCAGTGGACCACCGTATATCCACGGAGCTCTACTTTAAGCCAGGGGATATGGGGGTCCGTTCATTCCCAGCCTCTCACCTTACGGGCTGCATGATCGTCGGCAGGAACGATTACATGGAGTCTTTTCGCATGAGGTTTTCTCACATCATCACCGCTGGCGTCTACGTTTACCACCAAGTCTAGGGGCACCCCTCGGGGTGCTTACCTTTCCACCTTTATTTTTAGCTATTTAGGTCACTTGGTACCCATCTCCTCTAAAGTTTTCAAGCAACTCTTTCGATAGGACCCTATCTCCGATATGATTGCTATATGGGTTTTGGATGACTGTTACAGACTACCTTGGCCCTAAGGGCGGTGGCGGACGGTTAAGACGTCGGGTTGGACCCTGCAGAAGTACCCGCCGCGAGCGGGGAAAGATCCTAGGAGGAGGCTCTGGTATTTAAAAGGAGCCCCTCGATAAGCCCCACAGGATCGCTGCAGGATAAGATCGCTACAAGGGCTGCTGGTAAGAGAACGGAACTCCCTCTTTTCTTGAATCCAGCCCACCGCCTTTTTCATATCAAGGGGTTAACATGACGGATCTCGGCTCCTGTATCACGAGGATTGCCAAGAGGCTTCTGAAGTTCAAGGAAAGCACCGGTGCATCCACAGCAGAAATAACCCTCACCTTTTCAGAAGATCATCCGATCTACGGACACAAGATCACAATCAAAGCAGACGACGATCCCGACCCCATTGACGAAGAATAACGACAGAGGCCATCGGCCATTTTGGCGGGATTTCTTTGAAGTTAAGGTGGCTGGCCTTGGCGGATAGGAGAGGGTTCGGTGACACCGGGGCATGTCGTGGCATAAAAGCCATACACCCTGTATCGTTAAAAATTAATGTGACTTTAAAGAGTTTTTAAGTGATTAATAGATGCGCATACTTGTAGATGATTATTACCCGTTTACATATTTTAGGGCTGGGCGTATACTGGGTAAAAATAACCAAATTGCTGTGGGTGAGCGTAGGGGCACGGGGGATGCTAGGGGGAAGGTTTTAGCCCTGAGAGCTCCTGACAGGTCTTGATCGCGAGCTTAGGATCACTTTCTATGAGATCCTGAAAGTCCATTGACCGTAGGCATTCTTCAAAAGCAGTAGCTCTCTTCTCTTCAGGGGACAGGATCGCCGTATTTATCTCTAAAATTAGCTTTCACCCACTCCGGCATCGGCTCCCCGCACCCCTCTCTCCAGGCTTTCACTTCAACTACTTTGGTTTTGAAGTTCATCCCACATCCTCATCTAGCCCGCCCTCAACTGCGAGAGTCATCGCATCAACACAAAACTTTTTGGCTTCTTCAATTGTTTTTGCTCTTTTAGCGACAAGCTCAAAACAAAATTCATAAACGCCAATTTTCTCCACTAGCTCACGGTACTCCGCAAGCGGAACTGTAACGTTAGTCATTTGACCACCTCGTATTTCTTCTCAAAAGTTTCCTCATCGCAGGGTAAAATATCATCCGGTCCGTTGTATATGAGCCAATCAGTAGGCCCAAAGTCTACCCAAGAGTTGTGATTTTTATTCCAAACCTGGGAGATGTTATCTGGCAAACCGTGAACAGGGCCTGAAATTACAAAGTCATTGAACCATTCTGGCGTTGGCTCACCGCAACCCTCGCGCCATGCTTCGACTTCAATCGGTTTGGTTTTGAACTTCACCTTTTCTTCCCCCCACACAAAAAGTGACAAGGCTTTACGTATCGGGTGCATGTCAGCGTATGGTCTAGCGCATTTTCATCAATAATAGCGCCATCTAAATCTCCGTCCTCACTAACAAGTCCTCTTAAGTCGATTTCAATTTTCACTTTTCTGCCTCCCATGTCTCCATAAAATCTTTGTTACTGTCTTTAGTTAACTTAAACCCTAGAACGTTCCCTAAGCATGGTATGCAGAGCCATCTCAAGCTATACGCAATATCAGGAAGTTGAAGCTGTCCTTTAATCATCACGGCTCTGGGTACGCCACATCGGGTGCAAGCCCTACGTTTCGGTGCGCTAATTCTCATCCTACTACCCCCATATTAAAAGAATCCAAATTATGTAATAGTGCGTTAAATGGTGCACCATCTGATCTTGCCCTAAAGCCCACCAAAAATACTTGCTGTCAGGTTTCCATCGGCCCAAAAGATTTGGGGATGCTTTTATCCGGTCTTGCACGAAGTGAACAGTGAAGTCGATAACTGGTAAGAACCACATCTTCGTAAGGTCTGAGAACCAAAAGCAGATCAGTGCGGTAAAAGTAGCGTGAACGAGTGCATGTGCAGTTAAAGGAAGTACCCACCCCCAACCGCCTTTAAACTTCCCTAACATATATTTTCCTTGTAAGGGGAAATCAGCTAGGAAATGCTTAACCTGAAACAAGACTAAGAGAGCAAAAAAATCTAAGAGAACAGTAGTAGTTTCGGAGTTCATTTCTCTTCCCCCAAAGAGCACATAAGCGGGTCGAACCCCGGAAACCGGTCGCCCGGTACGTAATCGCTGGGACGTGCCTCACAGAATCTCATCTTCATGTCTGGGTATAGCTCGGATAGTTTTTCTTCAATTTTATTACTATCTGGCGCATCTATTACTGCACACAAAGACATGCGATCATTACCGTCAAATCCGGAAACCCAATATTGAAATGGCGTTTCAACCTCATTTGCAGTCCACCAACTAACCCAAAATCTCATACCTTAGTCTCCTTTATCAATGCGGCGCTTTGCCGCTCTTCTGTCTCGCTTGGCCTGAGCGGCAGCCATCTTTTCTTCACCAAGCCTGCGCTCACGCTCGACTTCCTCTGGGGTTTTCTCTCTTGGAGATGGATCTTCTCCCGAAAGATCTAACATATCAGAAGACGCGGCCAGCCCAGACATTAGGGCCACAAGCCCATACAGGCGTCGTTTCATCATTGGTCATCCCTCGGCTCTTTGGTGTCGTGTTCACTCCTAAATAGTTTTAGCCTCCTCGCACTCTCACCTTTGCAGCGACAGTCAGGGTGCCCGTAGTACGCTAGCTCTCTATTTGCGATTTCTCTATTTAAGGATTTTGGAAATATGTCCGAGATCTCTATTGCCCAACAAGCAAGGCATTCATCTTTTAATACTGAATAAATCTCTGAAAGTTTATCAGTCATGATATTTTAAGTTATACCTCCTAAACGCCTCATCGAGACTCTTCTCTGATCCATCTATCTCATCTGTGAACTCTGAGTGCCAGAAGTCTATAACAAAGCAATGCCTCTTATTTTTAAATGGAAAAGTCTTCAGGTTTCCAAACCTCTCTTGTCCGGGCTTGTGACAATACACCCCGACAAGTGTACCGCCGTATTCACCCTCATGCTCTTCTCCGTAGTAGGCGCACTTCGTACAGCTCCTTTCAGACCTTGCTCCTAATCTCATCTAAGGCTCCCTCCGCTTCCTTTAGAAGGTCTTTGAGATGCTCTATATGCTCAGTAAGATTCTTTTCCGTGGCAACATCAGCATCAGGGTAGCACCTGCAGCACGCTGTTCTGAGCTCTAGGGTGCCGTCCTTGTCTCTCGTTAGAAAGTTGCTTGCATATGATCCTGATACATCTACGCCCATGCTGTCTGTCCCTTCCAGCGTTAAAGTTACGTGTATCATCTCTTGTGGAACTACTTCGTGTCTAACGAGATTGATATGCAGCACACCGTTTTCATCCACATAGCTTTTTTCATCATTCATGCTCGCTCCTTTGTTTAAACGTTTTAAACGGTCGAGATCTGCGAGTAAGCGCTTCTTATCTTTATGAAGGATATGCCTCACAAAAATAAGAAGCGCGCACGAAAACAAGAATATAGCTCCTGAGTAACTCATTCCTTACACTCCACCTCTGTACTCTCAATACGCTCAAAATCAGTCACAGTTGGGTTGTGCTCCTTAAACTCCTGGTCGTCCTTATACATATGCGGGAGGGGTCGTGGAAGAGATCCCTCCTGGTACACCATGTACTGCGCCCTCTTAACCTTCGGGTTTGGCGCGGGTGTGTGGATGCGGTATCCCAGTGCAGTGGCTCTTTTTGTGACTACAGCTCCCGACGTATTCTCCCAGACTAAGCGGTTTTCCTGTCTACTGATAGTTACACCATAGATGTCTTCAACCACTGCTCCGTCCATCGCTGCTTCTATCGCTTGATAAAAGTTTAAGGGGTAGTCTGTCTTTTCTTCTGTCATCTGCTCCTCCACGCCAAGGAATTCATCGTACTCCTTGGCAGAATGTATAATGGTTCTATCTTTTACCATCTTCCTGCCTCGCAAGGCTCATGCGATACGGAAATCGCCCGTCACCTCCAGGACCGAACAAACGAACTGATACAGGTAGGTCCATTAGGTGATTTGTCTCCTTTAAAAGGGTGATCCACCTATCGTTTGGCATGAAGTAACAGGGATCCCCTATAAAGACCTCTCCGGATGGAAAAGGGACATCCGCAAAAAGAATGTCGTCCATATCGGGGTTGTTCCAGCACTCTACGGCAAGGCGTATTCTGTACACCCCAGGCTTAACGCGACCTGTCACTTTAGGGTCGACGAGTCCAAGTGACTTAAGTAACTCGACGTCTCCAATAAGAATAGTTCCACTATCTACATGGATGTCCCCACTAAAATTTTTCATACAGCAACTTCTCCTTTAATGGGTGGGTGGAACTTATAATTTTTCAACGTAATGTCGTCATACCCAATATCAAAGATGTCTTTTTTGTCAGGGTTTATTTCTACAGCAGGTAGAGGGAAAGGCTCTCTTATGATCTGTTCCTTTATCTGATCCAAGTGGTTCACGTAGATGTGCGCATCACCAAAGCTGTGAATAAACTCACCCACGCCAAGTCCCGTGACATGGGCTACCATGTGCGTTAGTAGAGCGTAGCTTGCGATATTTACTGGCACCCCTAAGAACATATCAGCACTTCTCTGGTACATATGGCAGGATAATTTCCCTTTGCTGACGTAGAACTGAATTACGTTACCGTGGCATGGTGGTAACGCCATTCTTTCGATCAGCGCGGGGTTCCATAACGATATTACGGCCCTCCTAGTTGTGGGGTCACTCTTGAGCATAGCTAGTGTCTCTTTGAGTTGGTCGACAATTCGCACGGTAGGTACAGTGTTAGGTGGTCTATAGATATATGAAAATTCAGACCACCCCTTATGTGAACGAAGCGATCCGTTTAAACATCGGTGGACTGCACTAACGTTGAGATTGCCCGTTTTTGCACAGTAACCAAGTGAGTAAAAACTGTGCCTGTTCCCATCAGGATCCGTAGCACTGAATGGCGTTATCTGGCACCCGTTAGCTCTCTGTTCCTCATCACTTGCCCATCGGCATGTTTCAATACTGTAACGGTTAGACACCGACATGTCTTTGTCTAGACTGTACTCACTCGGGTACAACTTTTTGAGATCCCACCCCGGAATTTTTTTCACATCTCTCTGAAAATTTGAGAAAACAAGCCACTGGGGAGAAACGTGTACCCCTTTTCCGCCATAGGATTTATACGATTTTGTTTCTTTTGAGTAGCATCTTCGGATCATATCTCTCCACGTTGTAACGAGGACATCGTAGTAAGGGTCTTGGGTATCATAATCCCCGTATACCCCAATACCCCAAACTGTTGGTTTCCAAAAGTCTGAGAGAGCCTCATTACAAAGTCCGTAGGGTACTTCTCTTGTTGCTCCTGTATCGTGGAATTTTACGATAAACGTCCCTCCATTGGACTTCGTCCCACACTGTTTAATGACGGTGGCTTTGCCGGAGCTTTTAGTAGAGAGTACTCGCCCTAGAATGGAAGAGCTGCCACTCTTATAGTCAATAACTATCTCTTTACTGAACTCTGGGATGTCGGCTCGGTCCGTTGGTGTAAAGAGCAACGGTTCTTTGAACTCTATACGTTCGATGCGCCGGAGCTGCTGCCCATACACAGGCCCCAGACTCCCGTCATCTTTACTCCATTCATCCCAAAAGTAGACGCCTCTATTTTGAAGAGGTCTAACGTTTGTCGAGCCGCTTATGAACCATAAAAGCTCCTCAACCACACCTTTCCAAAACACTTTCTTTGTCGTAACAAGGGGAAACCCCTTGCTTAGGTCAAACCTCATCTGCGCCCCAAAGATCCCAATGGTATCGATCCCCGTGCGGTTTTCTCGTCTCTCGCCGTCTTTTAGAATATATTCCAACAAGTCTAGATACTGATTCATCTTATGTCTCCTAAGACTCTAATAAATAGTTCGTAAATAAAAGGACCAGCCATGTACCCCAAGGCCACTCCTGATAGAAGGAAGAAAGACGTGTAAACTATTCGAGTTTCTCCACGATGACATGAACTAAAAAACCTGTGACCACTCCTATGACAAAGCCAATAAAAGCGATCAAAGATGGAGGTAGCTCTCGTAGTACCTGAAGACTCATACTTTTTCTCCTACACCATTTAAAAGTTTCCAAAGTTTAAGACACTGTACTTCATAGTCATCAAGCTTGCTAAGAAGGTCAGCTCCTGAAAAGGAATAAAACTTAATCTCTGCGTTCTTGCTGTCACTCAGCTCGAAGTTAATCTCTATCTGAAAGACAAAAGGATCTGCGACCATACCCCTTGAGAGAAGAGGCCTATTGTCAAACTTCCAGATGTTAATAAAAAACCTCCCCTCCGGGAGGTCATAGAACTTTTGGAATAGGTCTAGCTTGTCTTTAATCCTGACCCCGTAGGGATGGTCTTTAAATAGGCGGTACCCATTTTCTTTAAGAAAGTTCTCTATAACCATCACAGTCCTGCTTTCATCCCATAGTAGAAGTACGAATAAAGAATCAACACCCCTATAGCGATCATGGTCATTCCCATAGGGCTAACGTCTTCGCTGATCTCTCCCACCTTCGCCACCAAATTCCTTGTATATCTCCTCACCTAACTTTTTCTCCTGTGCTGTACTGCATTTTAAGACAGAACCATTGCGGTCGTACTGCACTGTAACACCGCGCTGGAAAACAAGATAAGTAACACCACTGATACAAACTCTTTTGAACTCCGTAGAGATGAGGTACCTCTCCAAGTTATCGCTACAAGAAGAGGCCACAAGGCACAGTAAAAAAATCCTGATCATGATTCACCATACCTCTCTTTAATTTCAAGGAGGAGTTCCTCCATTGCAAAGACTGCCCCGTCATAAAAGTTCTGCTGACGAGGGTCTCCATGCATGTAAGCTTTCTCCCCGTCCTTCATCCACTCGATCTTTTTCTCTCGGATCAAAGATCTGATTTCTTCAAATCGGATGAGTCTTCCTTCTTTTCGTGGACGAGGTATGTTTGGTTTGTTGCTTTGTTCCACAGAAACGAAACCCCTTCCACCTGAACGTTAATAACCTGAAGAAATGTCCCCTCTGGCTGCTGCTTAAGCCATGAAACCATCGATGCCACGTTTACCGGTATAGTACCCTTTTTGTCTACCACACGTACTCCCTCCTATTTAGTCCGCTCCTTAGCTGATAGCTTTCAAACTGTGAGCGGGTCATCACATTCTTCTTTTTACGTCGGTAGAGGTTACCGCTTATAAACGTCTTGATGGTCACCCATCCCTTGTGTTCCTTTGTTACCATACCCTCTATGTTATAGCCTGCTACTTTAAACCACACAACCTTGTATCTTTCTTTTTTGTTTTCAGTCATTTTTCATCCCCTCAAGCATCTCTAGGTGAAACTCTGTAACCCTATGATCGACCTTCAGCGCCGCCCCTTTGTTCCAGTTCAAAATGTGCACCCCCTCGGGCCTTCTAACACGGCTAAGAGCCACGTAGAGCTGACCGGGCTCCCAGATGGAAGACAGATCTATCACAGCCTCGTCAAACGTAGCCCCTTGGCTTTTATGGATTGTCGTGGCCCAGGCAAGGCTAAGGGGGTAGTTTGTGGCTGTAGCAAGGGTGTTGCCCTTTTCATCTGTGTGCATGAAAAGAGCCTCCTCAACTTCAACGACTGGCCCTGAAGAAAGCCGAACCTGGATCTGACCTGGGCGGATAGAGGTAACAAACCCTGTAGTCCCGTTGACCCACCTACCCTCAGAGTCATTGTTTCTCAGCATCACAAAAGCCCCGATCTTAAGGACGAGAACCTCCGGGATGGGAGCTTCTTTTCTGAGAAGGGCCACAGAGGAGTCGATCCCCCCGTACTTCGTTTCAAAGTATTGCTCCGCATGGGATATAGCAGATAGCTTGAGGTTGTTATGCTGATCAACCTGCTCTCTCTTTCCGTATATCCTCGGGATGTCCTCTTTGTTTGACTTTGAGATGGAGCGCTTTGCGAGAAAGGCCACAAACCTATCGGTCTTGTTACCGACCCTCGCATCGTGAAGGATCTTGACGAACTCTGGGTCAATGGAGCGGACCGGGGTTTTCAGCATGGCACACCGGAAGTTCGACTCCTTCCATGCCTCACTAAGAAACGCCCACGGCCTTGGCCCATAGCCTTTACTGACAGGGGGCAGCTGCCTAAAATCCCCCACAGCTATAATTCGGATCCCTCCCCACGGCGCATCGATCTTCCTAGCTAAGTAGGCTACCCTCTCGGCTGCAGTAATCGCGTAGTCTGGCAACATGGATACTTCATCGATGACAAGTGTGTCGATACTCTGAAGACGCCTAATAACTGAGGGTTTTTGGAGCGCGACCGTTACAGCAGACGTGACGTCAGAGGCGACCCCCAGACCAAACATCCTATGAAACGTCTGACCCCCCACAAGAATCGCAGCGGCCCCCGTGCTGGCGGCCACGGGCACAAAATCGCCGTATTCATGGCTCAAATCTCTAAAGTGTTTCAGAACGTAGCTCTTTCCAGTCCCGGCGCCTCCGGTAAGAAATATATTGTCATTTGTGTCACATAATTTATCGAACGCTTTCTTCTGGCAATCGTTCATTGTCTTCGCAGCGTTCTCATATGATTCATCCGTAAAAAGACCCATACTGTTCCCTAAAATAAAAACCCCCAGTTACGGGGGAAGTGGTTGTCGGTAGCTGCAGGCTTTGTTAAGGAGCTCTTCTCCGAGTGTCTGCACGGCAAACGCTACTGCTTTCTCTTTGTCTCTCGCGTACACCGGCGGGTAAGTCTTGTATCCAAATGTAGCGATCCCTTCATAAAACCCTGGGTGCTCTCGTGACGGGCAAACTTTGATGAACATCGCTTTATCAAGGACTGACTCCTTCACCCTCTACCTCCTTGTAGTCATATTTTTCAAAAAACGAGTGGAACAGGAAGGACACTCCGAGCATTTTATGTTCATGCTTTGGCTGGAATGACCTAAGGCACGCGTTAATCATGCGATACGCCTTCGCAGGGTCTATCCCCTCCTTTGGGTAAAGCTGCAGGTCTTTATTTCTCGGGCTACCGTAAAAAAGACCTGACACCAGTCCTTCCCAGTAGCGGTGTTCCTTCGACCCCTTGAACTCCTTTGGGATATCCTCCGTCTCAGGCAAGTATTTTCCAATTACCCCAGCTGGAAAAGCGAAATCGGCAGCAGACACATCAACAACTTTTATTTCCATTTAAAACACCTTCCAGCGTCTTGACCGCTTGTTTGTAATACTTGAGCTTAGCCTTTGCCTTTTCAAGGTCAAACCGTCTGATCGGTGCGCCTTTACAAAAGCACCTATATAAAGGCGCCCACGACTGCTTCTTCACGTCGATGCACCCCATTGCTATCGCTAGGGGAACATGCTTATCAAGCACAAAACAAGCATCTGATCCCTCGTTACTTAAGTCGTAACGTAGAGTATAGGGGGTATTTCCCCACAAAATGATATCTCCTTTTTTAAAGACCTCAAAATTATACCTGTAACAGTTCTCAGCCTCTTTCTTAGTCTCGTATTCTGTCTTACACGTAGGGCACACATACGACGCTGGGATCTTAAATCCCTCTCTTCTTTCCTTTACCATTTAAATCCTCCTGGTGGTTCTTCTCGTGGTGGGGGTACTTTTGGTTTTTTAAGAAGCCCCCGGACGTGCCAGCAAGCTTCTGCCATAAGCTGCTCCCAAAGACTGTTTTTCATCATGTCATTTTTTCTTAAATACTTACTGATGTAACGGCGCATCTGCCAAGGAACCATCATCCAGTGCTCTTTGCACATGGCGTTCCCCGTAAGCGGCTCTTTTTGACAAGGGCCTATCTTGCACTTCTCAAACAGGGAATCGTCCATACCTCGATGTCCCCCTTTCTTCTCGCTTCGTACCGGTCGGGGATTTCCTCCAGTGCTTGCTCATAGGAGTCATATGACGCGGCTGCACTGTCACAGATCACTCCGTCCCGAAGGATCATCTTCGTTAGTTCGACCTTCCCGCTCTCCGTCAACCTGATCTGGTACTGAACCACTTTCTTTTTCCCTCTCGGCTTGGTCTAGTTTGAATTTCTCGTACTCTTTTCTATGCCACTCTCGAAGCTCTTTTCCACTGGCTGTCTCTTTGCATTTACGGTGGATCCTGGCAAAAACCTTCATAACGCCTGCAACAAAATCAAGGCAGGCTGGATATTTTATCGTCTCCGTTCCCCCGCAATGAAAGCACATCATTTTCCCTGGGTAAAGTGTGCTCAGCACCAGGTACTCCTCTTTCTCCTTCATGAAACACCTCCAAAGTACTCGCCATTAAGTTAAGAGCTTGCTCAACCTCACTGAAGTGAGATGAGAGCTCGCGGGGGTCTTCTGTCGACTTGATCTTATCTACGTTGACGTATGCTGCCATCCGTCTAAGATCTGCCGGGCTTGGGAGAATCGTGACAAGAAGCTTCAAAGATGCACCCGCTAGGGTCTCCCGCGCAAGCGACGTGCGCCGTCTCCTCTCGCGTGCCATCTCTTCAGCTACTTTATTGATTTCCTCTTGCATATATAGATCCCACGTTACCCAAGAGGCTTATACCCAGAGGTCTTGTTATTTTAAGGTCTTTTGATCGGCGACGCGGGAGCCTTTGGAAGAGGCACTGGCTTTGGGGTTATCTTAGGCGCCTGCTTTACCTTTGGGATAGGGTCTGTATCCGGCATGGGTATTGAAAAGTATTCGGGAGGGGACGAATTTAAAATGGTGAGATCGCCCTCAAGCTGGTCAACGAGCTTTTCTAGTTTTTTGACCCTGTACTTTAGAAGGTTCACATCTTTTTCAAGTTTTCTCTGCGTGACCGTAACGCACCCAGACACAGCCATAGCTAAAAAAATAGTAAGTAGTTTCATAGTCATACCAACGTGTTTAAGACGGTGAATAGATTTATAGTCATCTTTTCTATGCTCTCAGCAGGCACGTTCCAGGCCGCGCGCAACCCGATGGCCTTTGCGGTGTAATCCTTAATGTCCCAGTCCCCAAACGGCGGAAAGATATCAACTCGTATTTGCTTTGGGATGAACTCATCCATGGTCTTTGCAAACGCATAGATTACCCGGTCGGGGCTTACCTTCCACGTTCTTGGCTTTTTGACGGACACATGCCATACGTAATCTTCGTGGTGCCATCCGTGCTCAATCGTAAGAAAGCCGCTTTCCTGCTTTACAAACTCTGGAGCCTTAATCCTCTCCTGGCCGCCTAAGCCAAGCGGGTCCTCGCTAGACTCCCTCTCGACTTTGATAACATCGGCAAACGTCTTAACGTCCTCTTCCTTTGTTTTAAAGATGTCGGCGTAAAGATTACTACTTGTCATCGTCGTCCTCGTTAAGTGAAAGGATATAATTTTTAAAATGCTCCTCGCTCCTATAAAGAACGAGAGTATTTAAAAGCTCGATAAGCCGAACGTGCAGGCTATCCTGTCCTTTAAGGGAAAGTGGCAAAGCCCATGAGAGAGCTTTCTCAAACTCAGACTTTGTCCAGTTTCCGCTTTCTGGGATATGAGCACGGTGAAACACGTATGCTGTCTTCAGGGAATCAATCCCAACAAGACCAAAACCACCGCACCCAGTCCTGCTCATGCGGCTGAGCCAGGTGCGCTGCGGACCTGTAAAGGGTCGGCTTAGAACAAGACCATCTTTTTTGGGAAGGGACTTTGTGAACTTACTCTCGATACCGATGCTGGTATCGTTGTGCCAGATAAGGAAGTCACTGATACCGACCTGAAAGCGGTCGGAGGTTTTCAGGGAGACCGTGCCGTGGAGCTGTTCGACTTTTTTTAGCTCTCTGCTTAGAAGGCTATTTAATTCGTTTTCCGTGCGCACTGTATTCCCCTTATCTGTGTTTCCACCAATTACTTTAAAACAGAGGAAGAGACCAATCAACCACTTCATCTGTGGTGTTGATGTTTTCTATAGGTTTGTAGGTCACCCCTATATCCCGGTCCGTTAGACTCGCTTCCACAATCCGATGCCCTTGGTTCTTTAGCTTAAACAGTATGACAGGGTGGATAACCTCCGCAGGCGGTGGGGTACTCTTCCATATCATGGCCAGTTCACCGGCGTCGAAGGTTGCAGTACCGGGCTCCGTCCAGTCTTTCTTCCACTGGCTGTCGTAGCGAGGTACCCAAACCACCTTAACCGGCAGAGGCCCGTCCTTCATGTCAAAAGTCATGTTAAGCTGACAGGCGTGGGATGAGAACTTAAACCAAGACCATCCCCTCTGGTGGATAAGGTCAAACACCTGATCCGGGGTAGGCCTACCCTCCCCGAGTACGGTTGCCGCCATCTTGTTAAGAAGGTGCAGCATCATGGCCTGGTGCTTCACCACCCACGTCTTGTAGATCTCTCGATGCCCGCCAGAAATGCAGTCTTTAATGTAGGTTACGGCAGTGTTCATATGATAGAACGAGCTGCCAGGAGCCTCAGGGTCTATGGAGGGGATTGTCTTTGAGAACTCAACTGATCCCGCCAGGACGTCCTTCAGGACGGACGCCCGGTAGGAGTCAAAATGCTTTTTGGGGTCCATTTTTTCCTCGCGCGTGGTTATCTTACCGCGAGGAGCCTCCGAAGTGATTCCAGAGCTGCTTCCTTATCGCGGCTTTTTTCAAGAAGGCTGAGAGCCTGCCTAAGCCCTTCATCGTACTGTGCTCCGTCTCCGCTTCCGTCTTTTGAAACAGAAAACACACGTACCTTGAAGTACTCACTGGTCTCTTCTTTGTTATGGTTGGATCGTGAAAATATATCCTGCCGAATGTACCCCTCGATGCTGTAGCGAACGCCGTTATGGACCTTTTCCATAATGCTCGATGCTACGCGACCGAGCCCCTCGATCCGAATAATGTTGGAGCGAGTCTTGGTTACACCCTGACTGTCGATATATTGTTCATTGACTTGTAAACTAAAGCTGGCAAGAGGCGTCTTGCCGCTGGCTGAGGTGAGGACAGGCTGAGATACTGCAAGCCCGCTTAGCCATACCCGATTAATGTCCATTACTCCCCCGTAACCTGTGTTTCCAGTCGGGATGGTAACATGCTACAGGGGAGTCGTGGAACTAAAAACGGGCTGGGCCAAGGAGTTTCTTGTCCGGAGCACCCATCACTTGAGTGACCATCTCGTTTCTTGCCATGGCGATAAGCTGACCCTGCTGACGGTATGTCATATAGCGGCCTTCCGTACCATAGGCATAGTTTGGATGATTTGGGCAAATGTTGAAGTGACAGAACTTCGTACCGCAGTTTGAAAACCTCGAAAGCGGTATGTCAAAGTTTAAGCACGCCTCGCAGATGTATGCCGAGTGGGACATGATCTGAGTGTGCTCAACACACCACGTCTGAACCCCACACTTATGACAACTGAGCGGGGGCCGGTCGATCTTCGTGTAGTACTTCGGAGAAATGATCATGCCACTTGACAGAATGCACTCCCCATCTGCCACAGCGGTCCCGATCACCTCATGGTGGTAGCACCGGTAACTACGGCTGTGCGGGCCAATAAGCCAAACATAAGCCGCCCACGCGGCAAGCTCGAAGTAAGCGTTCATCTTGGTGTCATTGATCTTAACCGTACCGTCTTCTGTAGGTACCTGACAATAAAACTCAAGAGCCCGCCTGGCTTCACTCGTGATCATGCTTAGAGGGTGCTGGTGCCAGTCCTCATCAAAGAGCATATCTCTCAGGGTAGACCCGTGCCCATGAATACCGTCGAGCGCGTCGAGGCCGGGCCTTGCTATGAGGTTCCTGAACGTCTCCTCCGCCTGGCCAGGCATAAAAACAAAACTCTCGACCTCATGAGGGTCTGGCTCATGAGAAGACGTGCTCACACCGCGAACGTCAAATATCTTGTAAGTTACGTTTGCCCAATCATCTGTAACGTTAACATCGCTGATGCCAAAAAACATGGCGTAGGGGTCGAACACATCGAGAAGGTAGAAAGCACGCGCCCCCGCGACGTGGATGACACTCTCCATCTCTGGCGTAAGGGGGATCTTAAATCTGGCAAATTGATCGATGCAAAACTGAACGCACTCCTGGGGGATCTCTTCAAAGCACCACCCACCGAGAATTCCGTCCCCGGTGTTATACATCCACTCATCAAGCTGCCTCTCTTTCTCTTCGTAATCCTGAGCTTTCTTAGCAAACCCCATGCCTGGCTCCCTTCCATAGCTTAGACAGGTCAAAAGGCTTCTTGCCTTCCCCGGCTATTAAATTTTTAGATTTGTAGTAAATGGACCAGCGGTCCGAATAAAGAAACATCGGCGGTCTTTTTGCTGACGCCACTACACGGCACACAAATTTTGTCGGCTTACCGACAGAACCATATTGCACAAAATGAAATCCTTCTTTTGAAGAGAGGATGTCCACAAACCGAGAAAACCAGCGAACGCTAATCACGTATCCTTGTGCGAACTTCAACTTCCGAAACCGTGGAAACAGCTTTTTCACGTACCCCTCCATAGACGTAACATATATAAATCGTTGCTCTATTTTTCTTATAACAAGAAGATGGGAGATTTTGAGGAGGGAAAATAAAAAGCCCCCACAACGCTGCAGGGGCTTTCTACACAGGAGAAATAACGAAAACGTGGTGCAACCAGGGATGTAGGTTACAACCCTATTTTACCAGAAAATTCAAAGTGGCTTCAAATCAAACTTCTCAACTTTAAGCTCGGGAAGACCGTGCCCATCAAGACAGTCGCAGAACTCAATCTTAAAGGATCGTTCTTTCTCGCCTAAGTAGGTGTTTGTGGACTTTCTTATATAACGAAATGTGCCGGTCCCCTCAGAGAAGTAGCGGTTGTTTTGGTACTTCTTCTTAAGAAGATCTCCACCCGGGGTAAACCTAGTGGGCCCTAATTTGATCTCTTTAACTGAGATCGAAAAGTCTGGGTCGTGCTCTGCCAGAGCCATACGTACTGCGTGCGGTACTTTCTCCACTGGCTTAAGCTCAATCGCCTGGCCCTTGTTATGCTTCTCTGTACCTACACCTGCGATCTTCATAGGGACGCCTCCGATTTCTTGGCTGATTTAAATCCTGTAAACTTTTTAACTTTACCATGACCTGGGCCTGTATCGCTCCTAAGAAGATGCTGGTATCTCTCTTCTTGCTCTAAAAGCATCTTTCTGTGCGAGTCCGTGTGCGCGTGCTCGATTTTACCGGTCTGGAGGTAATTATATTTGGTCTGGGAGATGTGGGTCACGCCACCCTTGCCGTCAGAAATTCGGTACGCCTTGATCCCGTTTTTGTCGAAGGAGACCTTGGTAACCATATTAAGCTCAATAGGTAAAAAAGAAGTGTAGCCTGCGGGTTTACCGCAGGTCAAACACTCAGCCTTTTCTTCTGGGTTGTGCTCAGAAGCCTTCATCTGATAAAGACTTTCGTGCCCATCCTCGCACTCATATCTAAAATCGTACTCGATCTCGCTTATCCAATTCATGAGGTCTCCGGTAAAGTTATAGTCAGGCTATGCGTATCTAAAGTAACCAACGTATCCTTTTTCTGGTCCGTCGATAACCTCAAACTTAGTACTATCCTGAAACCCTGACCAGTACTGATCAAACTTCTTTAATCGTGCCGAGTCAAGGAAGAATATCGGTACTCTCAAAGTATGAGGGGACGTCTCCGTCCCGTCGCACACTTTGATCTTATCCATCATACCGTTAAGGCAGTATGCCTCGCCGATGTCCTCTAAAAAAGCTTCATAAAAGAAAACATGCGGCATTCTCTCATCCCTGGTTAGGGACTTACTTGAAATGTTTATAATCTCCATGCTGCTAGACCTTGTATCCACTAAATGTTGTGTCAATTGTTTTTGGTAAGACCTCACCGAGTTCTCTGACCAGAGCCTCATTTTCTAAGAGCCAAATGCTATTTGAAAACGTTGAGCTAAAGCCCATGAACCTCTTTGGGTCGACACCGTGCTTTTCAAAGATGCTGTACATTTTCTCTCGGTACCCCGGATCTGGCCCGCGCTTTGGTACCTTGTTGACTTTGTCCCAGTCTACCTTGGGCTCGCTTGCCCTAAACTCGTAGACCTTCCCGTGGATTGCTACCTTAGACTCATAGGTCTTACAGTAATCCTTTAGGTTAGCCTTGGCAGTCTTTAAAACGTCTTCAAGGATGTTCACAAGGCCTGCCACACGCACGGCTTTATTGTGGTCCCCAAGAATCATAAGACCTTCAGACTTCACGTGGACGCTGTCTCCCTCCACCTCGACAAATTCCTTCATAGCGGGGCACTTGTGGAGAAGAGGGCAATATTGGCACTTATTGTTCGGGGTTGCTACCCAGTCAGATCTAGTCTCGATGGACTGTACCCTGGCTAGGATCTCATCTTGGATTTTAAAGAGGTCTTCTCTTCTCCAGACGTATGGGGCAGAGTAAAAGCCATACCTTGCAAAGTGAAGGGTGGTCTTGATGGTGTTTAAAAACGGATGCGTTTTGAAAATAACCCAAGCGTAAAACCCCATCTGAAACGTGTCAGCCTCCTCCACGTTTGGCTGAGTTTTGTGATCGAATATCGTAGCCTCAGTGGTATCATCAGACACCATGAAGATATCGGCACGGCCCCTGGCAAATGCCTTGGGGTCGTCGTAGTCGCACTCGACAAAGGTAAACCCAAGATCTGGCATTAGCTCATCCGTACCCTGCTCAAGCTTTACAGCAAGCCTTAACTCAACTCCTGCATCAGAGACAAGACTCCGGGGCGGGCGGTCGATGTAAAGCCTCGCCATGTTAAGAATAGCCTCAAGCTCCTCGTAAGCAGCCGGATGCCGGTTTACCGCACTAACAACAAGCTCTCTGACCCAGCTGGGGGAAAAAGACTGCTCGCCTACCTTAAGTCGCTCTGTTATCTGTTCAAAAACTTCATGAACAGCAGATCCCCTTGCTTGAGCAAGACCTTCTTTTCTTTTAGTCTCTTCTGTTGGGGCAACATATTGGTGATAAAAGGAGTAACCACAAATTCCAGTATCAAGGCGAGATGGGCTATAGGGCCCGTACTTCAAATCGTGCATGACTGTATTTCCTTTAAATGTTTTTCCGCGAGGTTACTCTGCGCACCTCAAAAATCTTATACCAAATTAAACGTATTCTTCGTTTTGAAGCTTAATAAACCACCCTGAGGACTCTTCCACGGGAACTTCTTTTGACCGTGGGCTATTCATCACAAGAACAACCTGGTGTTTTTGAAGAAGCTCGAAAAGCCGCTCGTTAGGGATGAACGCCACATCGCCCACCTTCTCGCTCTCTACCGCTACGCCTACAAACTGGTCCGTAATCGTGTCAAAGACCTGATTTGCCTCGACAGAGTACTTTCGATACATCTTGTTTGTAACCGCCACTCCTGCGATATCAGATTTTCTGATGAATTGGTTGTGAAGGTAAGCCGCCATCACGCCGTTTACAAAACCCTGGACATCCTCCCGGTCCTCCAAGGCAGCGACGATCGAGGGGTCAAGCTCAATCTTCACAGGCTATCCCTTTCCAAACCAAAACTGTAAGAACTCAGGATTGTCTTTAACAAAAAGGTGAGGGTGCTTTCTTAAGGCCCCCGACAGTGCGGGCACAGCTTCTTGGGCAGAACTGTCGTTTATGGTGAGATAAAGAACCGCCGAAGAACCGCCGCGGTATGAGTCGAGCTCAGGCTTTCCTGGATAATCACCAAGACGGCTGTAGGCCTCGTATAGGTCGTCGTCCTTCACCACGAGAGACATTATCTCTATGACATTAAAACCAAGACCTTCAGCCCTTGAGATCGCAGCACCGAGTTCTTTGTTTCTTAGGACGTGCGGTTTTAAGATCAAAACCGCCTTCATCAACGCCCCTCCGCAAGCTTCTTAAGGAAGTCTGTGGACTGGGATTCAAGCGACCGCAGGATGTCCCTGATCTCACCGATCTCGTTAAGTACCCGGTCTCCTTCTGCGATGGCCCCGTCGAAGACGTCAAGGGCTGCATGAAAGTGTTCCTTTTTAAGAAGGATACCGACCACCTTCATGGGGCCGGAGTTAACCAAGTTGTAGGTGTCCTCAAGCCGCTTCACGCGTGCTTCCATATCAAAGAGTTTTGTAAAAAAGTCTTTTGTGATGGACTGCAAATCTGCTGGCGCTCTCTCTTCTTCTGGGGCTTTGTTTTCTTCAGTCATTTAGTCCTCGTCTTCGTCATAGAGAATGTCGTCCAGGTCGAAGTCGCCATCCCCGTCAACATCGTCGTTATCGATCTCGTCATCTCCAAGAAGGATCTCGTTGGGGTCCTCTTTGGACTTGTTGGCTTTCTCGATAACTTCTGAAGACGGTGCGTCAGGATCGAACTCCAGTTGATCCGAATCCTCCGGCTCCTCTTGCTGTCGTTGAGAGACCATCCACTCCCCTCCATTCTTGCACTTTGTATTCTACCAATAGGGCCTGGGCGATTCTATCCCCTTTTTTAATATGAAAGCGAAGCTTTTCATCAAAGAACACACGCGCGGACATCGGGTAGTGGGCATCTCCTCGAAACTCATAGGGCTTGGACTGGGAGATTTCAAACTGCAGAGTTTCTGCCGGGTTTGGCGTCCAGCAGGCTGTGATCGAGATCTCACCTCGGTAGTCCTCGTCGATCACCCCCACACTGTTCGGCATAACTATCTGATTTTTAAAGGAGAAACCAGACCTAGGCAAAACAAGAAGGACGTGCCCCTGAGGGATCTCGCAGTAAAGCCCCGTCTTTATTCGGTGGTACACGTAAGGGGCCAGCTCGACGTCCTCGGCCGAGTGGATATCCCATGCAGCCGCCCCAGGACTTCCTCTGTGGGGTACGGTGCCACCCTCCTCGATCAACCGATCTTCGTGGTAGTTAATCCGGCTCCCAGCGTCTACTCGTAAAAAACGCGGGCCATCAACAATAGGAGGCGTAGGCCCAAACACGCCAGGAGGAGATATCTCATCCAATAAAATTTCGATAGCGGCAGACTTCTTTGCAGCTTCCTCAAGAATTTTGGTCATCTCCTCAGATCTTTCTTTTGCCATCACTCCCTCCTATAAACTCTTCCGCCATCTCTTTTAATACAGAGGTAACAAGCGCCTTTCTGTCAATATGAAATGCAATCTCTGTTGGGCTTAGATTAACATACTGGTCCGTGATAAACTCACGAAAAGAAAGACGAAGCCGCTCGTGCTCCGTCCTAATATACTCTTCTCTAAACTTCTTAAATTTTTCCTCCATCACTGCCCTTTCTCTCGAATCGGTAAAATAATGTCCCGGTGGTTGTCCCCGGTAACAACAATTGGCTCATCAATAGTTCTGTACTCAATACGAATAAGCTCAGTGCTTCGATTCTTGAAGGACTCAAGAAGGAACTTGCCGTTGAGGTTAAACTCGATAAGATCCGGAACATTAAAGTCTTTGCAGATTACCTGCTCGTTAGCAGACCCGTGCTCACTGTCAGAAGATATGAGAACGTTTCCTGTTGGTAGTAGGCTTACTTTCACAGCCTTAAACGAAGAGCTGAAAATGAGAGATCTGTCTAAAGCAGAAAGAACCTCAGCCCTGTCCAACACAACGAACCCCAGGCTCTCCTTCGGGAGGATGCTCTGGTAGTTCGGGTACTTACTATTCGAACGACGGACGATAGTTAAGATACCCTGCCCGAGGATCATCACGTCTGACTTATTATAGAGCACCTTGCCCGGTGACTTATCTCTATCGTAAATTTTTAAAAGACGATCCACCTTATCGGCGGACAGAAGAAGCCCGTCATCCCCATCCTGAAAGCTCACCACGTCATTTAGGGTATACGATAAGCGATACCCGTCTGTAGCAACAAAGTGATCCTTGTTCACACAGATCAAACCTCGGTAGGACGTAACATCATCTTTCGTGGACACGTCTCGGCAGTAGGAGACCTTCTTGAGGCTGTCAATCAAATCTCCCAGGGGGATCTCAGAGAATGCGGATGTATCGATCTCTCTCTTTGGTGGGAATATATCATCTTGGTACGTCCTAATTGAAAACTTGCTTCCACCAGATCTTACAAGTAGTTTATCTGCTTCATTTGTAAAATCAAACATCACATCAGGAGCTGACTTCGGTAGCGCCTGGATCAGCTCAAAAAACTGTTCCGCTCTTGTTCCAAAAACGAACGATCCCGAATCACCCTTCTTTTTCATCGCAGCTTCCGCTTCAATGTTATGGCCGTACACTTTGAGAAGTAACCAGTCTCCTTCTCCTGTTATCTTAATACCGGCGAAGTAAGGTATCTGGCCGGACGATGATTTAGATGTAACGACAGAGCTTAACTTCTTTGCATACTTTGCGATCTCTTCCCTACTAACAGTAAACATAGTACCTCCCGTGATCTAAAAAAAAGAACCTGGAAGGCTGCTAAGCCCTCCAGTCCTGGTTTATCATGTACCCGTCTTTTTAACTTTTTTCTCTTCAACCATCTGAGTTGGTTCTGTGCTTTCTGGCGCTACGCTTACTGGCTCAGGTGTTTGGTCCAGCAGAGCCCGCAGAAGTGTGTTCTCTCGCTGAAGCCTTTCTACCTCTTTTCTCTCAGAGAAGTGGGCTAACTTACGGAAACCAAACCTTGCCAATTCCCAGCCTACGATTACAGCTGCCCCCATGGCCGTATTTCTTTTACTTACAACATCTTTTCCACTGAACTTCATAACTCAGAACCTCTCAACGCAAAAGTTAATAAAACCAGCAAAAGTCAGCAATGCCTTCGCCTTCCTTTGCAGAACACACTAGTTTTTTGGTTTAGGCGGGATCCTAACGTTTTCTCTGTCCATAGCCCTTGAGATCGCAGTTCCCTCTGCGAGTAGTATTAAAAGAACGACCGCTATTTCTAACATACTACCCCCTTGTTAAATTAAAAAAGAATGGGGGAGATAACCTCCCCCTGCTCGATCACTTCTTACCACCGGCAGCTGCCTGTTGCTCTGGCTGCGCGGGGGCGGCTGGTTGCTCACTCTTGAACACCTTGCGGTACCCGAACTTAAGAAGCTCCCATCCAAGGATAACCGCGCCAGCGAATACAGTGTTTTCTACAGAAAGGATTTTGTTGTCGTTGCTCATAACGTTTCACTCCTACAAAAATGTTTTGGAATTAAAAAGCCCAACCACAATGGTTAGGCTTCCTTTACATCAATCTTATACCAAGAAATCCCTCTAATTTTTAAACTTTGCGCCCCATTTCTTCGATAAAAGGGCTACTGACGGCAGGGGTTCTTCTGGAGGGGTATACCCATCGTCGACCCAGTACTGGTAAGCATAGATATCTGTACCGTCCAGCGGATCGACATGCCCGGTCTCCACAAGATTACAAAGCCACGTCTCTGGTCTTTTAGAAATCATAAGCTGCAGTAGTGTCCCGACGCCTTGGTAGCAAAGCCTTCCATCGCCCACAGATGACGTAACGGTAGACCAAAGATGCTCAATATCTTTATGGGGTAGGCTTGATTTGTGACCAAACAAAGCACCAGTTTTTGTCCACACGACCCGGCCTCCATTATTTAAAACGCATGCCAGACCTTCCTCATAAGTCTTAAAAAGGCGATCTAGGCTTGAGCGATGCGTTGCCCTTAGTATCTTATCCACAACAGGCTTTTTCTCTACTTTCTTTGGATCGATTAATCGATCTCCCGGTACTAAATAAAGTGGCATTACGTACTCCTTGAAAAAGAAAGCCCCCGCAGTCGCGCAGGGGCTCTGGTATTACTTAGCTTTAACGTACTCCCTCAGATGAAATCCAGAGAGGTAGGTCTTCTGCTCTTCTCCGGTTGGCTCCCATGTAACAGAGTAGGGGGCTGTGACGAGAACGTCCGCAGGATGCTTCCACAAAAGTATCATGGTGCCTGTGTCTATCCAGTTCTTCAGATTAGTCTCGTCTTTTTCTGGCCACTTAATGATGATAGACACCTCATCCTGCCTTCCAGCAATAGCGCTTGTGTTCCAGTGCTCACATCGCGGGAAAGAAAGAATCTTTGGATGGAACGCAGCACCTTTTTCAATGCTGCTCTGGATATCTTCATAATCCAGAACATCTTGCCACTTCAAACCGAAATGACTAACTAACAAAACTTTGCCAACGGACATAAAGTCTCCTTGTCGCAGAACTAGCGACTCATAATGTGACCCCGTACCCCAAAGGTCAGTGATACACCGAAAAAATAGAAGAGAAGACAACCCAAGCGGAGGTACACGCAGGGTTGCCTTCCCTATATTGATCAGAGACAGTGTAGGAGAACTGCCTCTTTGATCATTTTAGCTACGCTACGTCTGAAAATGTCTTAATAGGTAAAGTCTGGAACACCTAAAAGATGTGAGAAAACGCAACATCTTATGATGTCGCGCTCATAAATCTTATACCAAAATTTCAAAGGGGATTTTAAAGTTTGCCTTCGCGGTACTTAGACATGGCGTCTCGGACTGCCGTGTCGCTCGGGGCTTCTTTCCGGTAAACAGGGAGGTCAATCTCGCTCACGCGAAGCTGCTTCCCACCTGACGGGTCGTACCCCCAGACGAAGTTTGCGGTACACCCAGTGGCCTCGTGCCACTCCTTAAGATACTCATTGAACTGGCTCACTGCTTCCTGCAGGGACCTGCTCGCTATGCGCTGGAAGTCTGGCATTGACTTCTTTAGGTGTCTCATCCGCTCTCCCCAAACTAGGCCCATCCATTCGAGACCGTCTGATGTACCCTCCCCACTTGGGGTCTGCTCGGACGGCGTCCCACTCGTTTGCTCGATCTGTTCCGTAGCTTGGGTTGAAGTACTTTCTGACATAAGCTCTCCCTTGTTTTGTAAAATGGATGCAGGCACGTGCCCCGACAGACTTTTTCGTCTTGACGTTGTTCAGTGCAACAATCCGCACCTGCACTAGGCCGAGTTTCTCAAGTTTTCCAATCTCTTTTTTAGAGACACCCCTGGTAATGGCTTCGTCTCTTAGAGGAGGCACGGCGCGGTTTCCCGTCTTTTTGATGTCCTCTACCAGCGCGTAAAGCCGTCCCATGGCTGTCTTTAAGTACACGTCTACCAGTTCGTCGGTCCTTGGGTAAAGATCTTCAATCTCAAGCGGGAGCGAGAACTCTTTGCCGTCTTTTTTGCAGACGTAGACCTCCCCATCAATTGTGTAGCTTACTCCAGTGACGACAGCTTCTAGAAACTTCACAAGGGCAAACACCTCTGGGCTGACCACAGACCCCGGGTCGAGGTAACGAGCACCTTTTTTCTTCAAAGTATTAAATCTATCTAGATCCATGTCATCTCCATGAGAATGTTATCGTGCCCGAAGTAAACTTTTTTGCTGCTTCCCTGATTAACTTTTCTTCCTCATCTTCCTTTTCAACCTCTTCCCAGTCAATTTTAAATCCCCAGTTTTCTTTCTTAAGGTCATCCCTACTCGGATAGATCGCATCAACCTGGGCAATGTGGCTGCCCATACGCATAACGCCGCACCCTCGAATTGTAAGCTTTGTACCCGGTTTAGTGGCTGGAGGAACTCGGAGAGTCTTCATGCCGTACATTGTGAGAACTTCTATCTTTCCACCTTTAAGAAGGATATCAAGCGGAACTTTCTCTACGGAGGAAATGTTCTGCCCTTCCGCCGTAAAAGTGGGGTGCTTCATTGCCATCACGTGAACGTGCAAGTCTCCAAAGACGTCGTTAACTCGGTGCCCGAACCCAGAGAGTACTGTGCTGAACCCAGTCATGGACCCAGGAGGGATTGATAGAGGCACAGCCACTACGTCAAGTTCGCTCTTTACAATTGGCTTAAACGTGGGGTCCATCTCAATCCTGTTAAAGCTAACCACAAAGTCTTTCCCAAAGAATGAGTCCTCAAAGGAGATAGGGACCTGAATTCTAACGTTGAGATCCCCGGCGGCGTTGTGCTGAGACCGGCGCATCTCTTCAGTGAAATGCTTATCGCGATAAGACGGATCCGTGATCATATCATAGGCGTGGGTTACCTTCAGGAAGTCTTCTTCCTTGCCGCCGACGTCTGGGTGATGCTTACGGCACAGATCTTTCCATCTTTTTTTAAGCTCATCTCTCGACGGGCTTTCCCCGTCAGAAAAGCCCAAGATGATTAAAAACTTTGTAAGAGACTTATCCACCCGTCATGCCCTCAAACTTCTCCTCTACAATCTTGCTTATGGCCGAAGCGACATCGCCCAGAGGTTCTAGATCGGTCCTAAACACCCTATCGAACTTACCATCAATGACATGCTGGTCCAGATCTGTCTCAGACTGGTGGTTAACGTTTTCTCTCCACTGATCCGTCCGCGGCTTGCGCACTTCTTCTGGCGCTTCAAGTCTAACTCGCACGGCGTCGGGGAATGCGTCAAATTCATTAACGTAACGACAGTCCTCGCATACGATCGCAACCTTCATATGGGGATTTCCTGCAAACCGTTCCGTAAGCATCTCTACACGGCGCTTCATGCCCTTTACCCAGATGTCCACATCAATCTTCCTGGCCCAGTCATTACCGAGTACCTGGAGGAGGAGGCCGTCTTTTTTAACATCCGGATCCGGAAGGATCCCCTGGGGGCGGAGGACGGCGAGGACGGCGTCGTGCGCATCATAAAGTGGTTTCGCATACCGATCGTAAACCACACCGATACCCTTACTTCCAAGAAAATCACGCAGTACCTGTGCGGTGGATGACTTCCCCGAACCTTGTTTTCCAGAGAGCATAACAACAACAACTTTTGCCATACGGTCCTCAATAGTTAAAAATAAGCGGGCCGGTTAAGGCCCACTTACCTATGGTTACAAAATACCTTCAGAATCCACCACAGGGGAGGATGGTTCTGCTGGTACGTCCATAACAGTGTTTTGGGTAGCCTCGGGGGCCTTTTTCTTCACAGCAGACTTGATCGCCGTGCGGACAGCTTCCAACACAGCAGCCTTCATGTCTGGTTCCTTTTCTTTCTTACGAATGAGGAGGAGGCGATCCTTGGGGGACAGCTTTCTACCAAGCTCTTGTTCCATAATGTCAAAGGCATCTTGGATTTCTGGATCCTGTGCCAGTGCTTCCGCAGCGGAAACCTTTACAGCTGCCTGCTCGTGAACCTGAGCTACTGCCACGTCAATCATCTCATAGCCATCTTCTCGTGGGGCCGCGAGGAGAGCTTCCATGCGCTCACCTGACGGTAGAAGGTTTGACGGGGCATTTTGAAGGGTTGCCATAATGGCCTTTGCCTTCTCTCCGTGTAGCTCCAAGAAGTGCTGGTTGGGCCGAAGCTTCATCACGTACTGAAGACTTTGCTTCTCCTTACCCTCAGCCTTGTCGAGGTATTTAATATCTTCTTCTTCGCGCACAATCTTAAATGGGAGAAGAGAAATATTGCCCTTGAGAGTCTTAATCCAAGAAAGCTGCTCGTGGAAACTTTTGATGGAGTTCCAGGAGTTGGTGTTGATCTCATAAACCCCATATGGAGAGACCAAAGGAAGGACGCAGAGGACCTTCATAGCGGGCTTACACTGGCGTGCTCCGTTTTTGTCCAACCAGTCTGGGCATTGCTCACCAAGGCAAGGTCTTTCCGGGGTAGCGCCAGTCTTCGGGTCTCGTTTAGAGTAAAACTGAGCTACACCAGGCCGGCCTTCTACGTCGGGTCCGTTGCCTTTACAGAAAAGCTTGCCGCCCTTCATATTGCCGTCTTTGTCCTTAATCCCAGCCCCAAACCACATAAGCCACGTCGGGATATTCATCTCGATATCTTCTGAGATAAAAATAATATCAATTTCTTTCGGGTCGTCGCCGTAAACCCTCGCCACCTCGGGGGCATCTGTTAGCACAAAATGCGGTACTGTCTTTGGGTATTTACTCCCGCTTTTTGCTTCCTGCCGTATACCGAGCCGGATCGTCCCGAGCACAGGAGAGCTCTTCCTCTGCTCAATTGTCTGAATAGCCATAACGTCCTCCAAAAAGTAAAGATCTTTACATTATTCTTCTTCCAAGTTTTCGCCTGTTTTTTTATCTGACATCATCATTTCGTAGATCTTGTTTCTAACCTGGACAAGGCGACTGTCGATGGAGGACATTTCTTTTTCTTCCTCTGCGGTCTTTTCCATCTGAGACATCAGACCGCCAAGCTTCCGCATCAAGACATGCTCTTCGTCCTGAAGCTGGCGCAAAAGAAGATCATTACCCTGGCTATATTTTTCCATTTTTTTCCTCATGCGCCGTATGGATCGCCCCAAGAAGGAGACCCTGTTTTAATCCGTCAAACCACATATTGGTACCATACTCAAGAATCTGCGCCTGAAGAAGGACTTTTGCCGCAGGCGGAAGGGTTACGTCTTTAAGACCTTCATTTAGGGTACGGTGCCCTAAAGTAGCCCCACGAAAGTAGTCCCTAAGCTCTGCTATGTTATCCACGTAGGCAGTGCCATCTTCCTTGAACGCGAACCCACACGCGAGGCAGCCATATATAGCGAAGGATCTTTTTTCAAACTGAGATGGAACGAGAGACCTTGCGGCACCCTTGCACTTCGGGCAGTCTTTGACGGACGCGTCTTTTTTCATGAGAAGCTGCTCTCTTCGCTACCGGTAAACGCGATCACGCGGCCTTTTGAGTTGACCTTCTTTTTTCTCTTTTGAATGCGTTCCTCCGAAACGTACGGCATGCCGGCGACTTCGGCGAACACCTCTTCGGCCACTGTCTTTTTAACGGACCTTGGAGGCGGGGCGCTTACCTTAACTTCGTGCTCTGGGTCGTCGACCTCCATCTCATGAAGAAGATCTTCCTCCGTTAGGCCGCCATGGGCTGGCACAAACGCAGCTTCATCAAGCTCGGGGTCTTCCGTGTCTTCTTCGTCGTCGCCAAGCTCAGCGGATATCCCCATAGGCTCTTCTTCGTAGCTTCGTCCAACCGGCGCTGCGGCTGATGGGGACATCGCGCCTGAGAGCATGTTTAAAGTCTTTCCTCGGCGAGGCTCTTCGAAGGTCTCGCTCTTCTTGGGCCGGTACACTGAGTCTATGATGGCGTTTGATACGGCCTCGTCGACTAGGTCGATCAGCACCGTCTCAAGATCTGCCGTCTGGCCCTTGCATAAGATTCCAAACGCGCGAACCTTCTTTAATGTGGTCTCGGGAAGATTGATTGTAATTTCCATAAAAAGACCTTTCAAAATATATTGATATAGTTTAGTGGTACCCCACCGTAAGAGATAAAAAAAGTGGAGAAAGCACACAAGCGCAGTCGATGTGACTAGAGACTAGATTGTAAGTGGGGGAAATAAGACGTGAGAAATGAAGCGAAAGCGCGGGACTCATGTAACTGTTCTCCAGAAATGTTTTTCCGAAGGTTATGTTACAGTGAGTTCCCCTAGGATGCAATAGTTTCAAGTGACCTGAGGCTGGTCCTCTACATCAGGTAGGTTTTTAGGGCTGTGCGCCTGGATATGGGCAATGAAGTTCTTAAGCGCCTCTTCTTCGGTATCCCCAGGAGGTGGGGGAGGGGCCGAAAAGCTCATCCACGCCACGACCTTCTTGCCGGTCGTTAAGGCTTCAACCTCAAGGGGCCGACCTGCCAAGGCTTCTGCCTCCGCTTTAAGACTAGAGATAGTCATTTGCTCTCCGGATACGGCTCAAACCCAAAGAGCCCGTCGCTCAACACTACGAGTGAGACTTCATCGTCGCAGGGGTACGTAGTCCCTTCAGTGGCAGAGGACTGCCTAAGGGCGAACTCCTCTAACGCAGCGATCTGCTCGGGAGTCTCCACAACAGAGTCACCAAGCTCGTGACCATTGGCGTTAAGCACAGCTCGCCCGATAAAGGTGTACGCGGGGTTACCGTCAGCAGGGAGGACGCGGACCATGTGGTTAAACGCGCAGACTCTGATCATAATATAAGGGGTTAGGTGCGCTTGCACGTCACCGGCGCGTGTCAGTCGTAAAAACATTAAGGGCTACTCCTGAGTTTTTTTATGTCAGAGACAAGATCTGCGACATAAGCCTTATCATAGATTCCAGTGAACAAATCTACATTTTTTACCCCAGGTGTCCAGCTAGAAATAAGGAAGAGGGGCACCTGCTTATCCACGAACCTAACGTTCTTTGCAAACTCCTCGCCATCCATAATGGGCATCTGAAGATCAGTCACGATAACATCAAAGTTGTAGTCGTACTTCTCAAGGATCTCAAGCCCTTGGGAGCCATCATCTGCCTCCACAATGTCCACACCGGGGACTCGAAGTTTGAGCATCTCAGAGACTACAAACCGAAAACTATCGCTATCATCAACCACAAGTACCTTGGTCATAGGCGGCCCCTTAAGGTTAAAAGGTCTCAACCTCCATTATCGCCTGACCGCGCGCAAACCCACTAATAAAACGGACCACCTTTTTACATGACGAGTACAAATATTAGTAAAAACAACCACTAACCAAAGAAGTCTTTCGCCCACGAGAAACTGACCCCGGCGTTCTCGGCGGCTTTCTGATCACTCTCCATGTCACCCACCATCACGGAGTCCTTCAGACTGATGCCGTGTTTCTCGGCCGCTTCAAGAATCATCCCAGGATTTGGTTTCCGGCGCGGGTGCGCGGGGTCCTTTGATTTTTCATAAAGCATATCGTCAAATGGAAACCCAAGAGACTCGTCGAGGTCGTACAGACATAGTAAAACGTCCCCTTCTGTCAGATGTCCGTGCTCAACCCCAGCCTGATTTGTCACAGCGATAATCTTGTAACCCTTTTGTTTAAGCTCCGCGATCTTCTCTTTTCTCCCAGGAAGAACAACCTGGTCCCACGGGTAAGCTGGAGCAACATCCCCCGACTTTGTGGTGCGGATTGTTCCGTCTAAGTCAAAAAACACGGCTTTGCTCATTTTCGCCCTTTCTTCTTTTTGATCACTTTCTTCTTAGCTACTTTTTTAGTCACCTTCTTCGCGGCTTTCTTCTTTTTGCCAGCGATGCTTACCGTATAGGTCACCTTTGTTCCCGTGCTCGCTTTCTTTATCTTCTTAGGGTCCTGTGTAAACACATTTTCCATGTGGTCTTTGTGCCATTGCTCTTTTTGCCTATCGGCGATCTCGGTCATCATCTCCATGACAGACGCGATGGGGACAGGGGCATCGCCGTATGGGTTACCGCCGCGCCATAAAGTCGGGGTGTCTGACGACCAGAGGGCTTCTCCGCTGCTTTCATAGGTTATCTCAAGAGTAACCCCAAAGAGCTCGGCGACGTGGTGAAGTCTTTCAGCTGCTTCTGGAATTACGATATCACTCTTTAGAAGATACCCTCCCCCGCAAAAAACCCTCGCGTTACAGACCGTGAACGGTGGGGCAAGCCTTTTTGAAAAGAACACCCTTGGGGTAACGGCAATCCGAACCGCCTCTGCCAGGGTAAGTTCCTTCTTGGGGCCCTCAGTATACGTTTCAAAAAAAGAGCGGTACTTGTGGTCTTTATACTCTTTCTCCTTTGGTAGATCTTCGTCAGTGCCTTCCGCTATCTCTTTCGGCGGAGTATCTTCTTTCTCGACGTCGTCAACAGCCTCAGAGATTGTCTTAGCGAACAAATCTCCGAAATACTGCTCTTCTTCTTTTTCTTGCATACCAACCCCTATGGTAAAAAAAGTAAGGCCCGGTTAAGAGCCTTTTGTTGTTAGTCGTTGCCAGAGATCTCTTTATTCACTGCCGATATGAGTGACATGTACTTATCACGCACCTTAGCCACCTCTCCTCGGTAGTACGCTACGGAGTCCTTGATACCCTCCCGATCGCCTTTACCTTCGAGCAGAGCGTCCTCAAACTTCTCAAGTCGTGTTTGAAGGATCTGAACTTCCTTACTGAGCGTTTTTACATCCATCTGAGTTGCCTTATTCTAATGAAAGTTTAGGGATCGCGTGTGCCATCGCTATGGTTGAGTTAAGCATCCGAAGCTCCTTTGCGCAATCATAAAGTGCGGTATGCTCCCACTCGGACGCGCCTGTAACTTCAATCTCAATCGGGGTAGTCTTTTCTAGAAATGAGGTGACCTTCTCACGCTCCTTCGAGATATTAGAATCGATCTCATTCACGTGACACAACATCTCTATAACTGGGGTCAGGCACCAGGAGCGGTAGTTAAACGTTCCCTTGGTGAGAAGGCCGTTCTTCGTATATCGTACATAGGTTGTCTTCACCAAGAAACGCGCATTTTGATTTTCCAGAGAAGTAGTTTTTCTGGTAATCAGACATCGAGTAAGACGATTGCTCCAGAAGCCTCTCTCTATCAAGTGAAATTCCCTTTCTCTTGATGACTCCGTAGACGTAATCCGCTTCTTCATCATGTACCTCCACCAAGATCGAGCAGCAAGCGCTACAACCAGTGCTACACGATACCTCCTTCTCCGTAGGCAAGAGTCCTTTGTCATCGTCTTTAATGTACTCGTCAACCCACTTGTGAAGCTCCACAACCCTGTCATTCCCTGCAGGGTATTTATTGATTACTTCACTTAGTTCGTTAACGCCATTCAGTATTTTCTCTATAACAGCATGGTCTCCGTCTTTTATGATATTATTGATTAGAGCGGCAAGAGGCTGAGACACCCCTACGATTTCAAAATCTCCTGACATGAAAGTCTCCTATGCGTAAATGTTGTACAAACCTTCCAAACCTTGGAAGAAGCGCCTCTGACCTGGCAAAGACAATGGCTAACGCGCTCACTCATGCCGTAAAGACAAGAGAGATAGCCGCTGATCCTGTTCTCATAGAAAAAAGGATCGCCGCTTGCTCAAAGTGTGAGAAGTTTACCGGCCAGAGGTGTCTTGAGTGTGGGTGCTTTGTCCACCTGAAGGCTGCCTTACAGGTGAGTCAGTGCCCCTTAAAGAAGTGGTGATTAGAGCAGGTAATCGTCCAAGTCGATATCAAACTTATGAACTATTTTTTCAACCGCTTTTCTCTGCCCCTCTGTCAGATTGTCATTATCTTCAAGCCAGTCTTGAAGTGACTCTAAAAAGGAGCGGTCAAAGTTTTCTTGTTCGTCTGCCCACTCTAAGACAGCGTCAACAAGAACATCGTCTTCGACTCCTTCTAGCTCCTCGCGAACTTCCTCTTCATCTCGCATCATCTTCTCCTTTACTCTTCCCATTATGTCCGACCTCCGATGTCTCGGATCTCGACGTCTTTGTGCTCTTTAGATACATACGCCATGAGTACTTGTAAACCGCTTTCTGGAATCCTAATGTCGTCACAAAGCTCTGCGTTATCGATAAACATCATATTGATCGGTGGCTTCATCATGGAATTAAGTTTTAGGGAAAAGGTGAGGTTTGCTTTGATGAGGGCTCCCGTAGAAAGAAGCTGATGGGGCATGCCGTCGGCTCTCTTTAAACTAACTCCCGAGTCATCGGCTTCCAGGACGTAACCCTCCATACGGAGATCTTCCGCCTGCTGCCTTCTTTTCGCAGACGGCAGCTCTTTTAGGGCTTCTTCCAGCTTTGCAAGGTGATCCCGCTGTACCGTCAGGGTTTTCTGCTCGCTTAAAAGGGAAGAAATCTTCTGATCAGCTGCCAGAGCTTCTTTTTGGGCGTATTCAAATTCCACCAGTTTTCGGCTAAAATGCTCGACCACACTACGAATTCTTTGTTCTTCTTTAGGGTCAGGCTCATTTTCTGATGGTGGCTCCGGGTGGGTAGGAACAGGGGGAACGGGTAGATCTTTAAGAGCCGTAAGCTCTCCTTCCAACTCCGCCGTCCGCCGATGTATTGAATTGGCGTAAGACACAATTTTTGCTCTTTCATCCTCACACTCCTTTCTTTGTTCTTCGAGGCAGGAAATCTCTTCTGCTCTTTTTGCATTTCGCTCCTCTACAAGTTTTCTCTCACGTTCAAACTCTAGAAGGCGGTTGTTATTTTCCTCCTTTACCCGCTCCCTGTGCTTTAACCCTACCACCTGGCCGCAAGTAGGGCATACATCTGAGTTAACTTCTTTGATGAGTGTAACATTAGTGTCTATACCTTCCATACTACGTCGGGTTACCTGCAGCGCTGAAGTAATGCTTAGGAGTTTTCCCTCAACCTCTGAAAGTCTATGAGCGAGACTGCCGTCAGGTTTGAGTTTTTGGAGTTCCTCCTCTACTGCTTTACGCCTTTCTCTTATTTCATTGTTTCGCTGTACGACGGACTCGACCGCCGTGAGCGAGGATTTAAAAAGTGCGTAGTTTCTCCTAAAATCGTCCCAAGACTTTTTTATGCTTTCTAGAGCAGGGAGGAGGGACACTTCCGGAGGCGGTGTAGGTTTTTCTACGTGCACGTTCCTAGAAGACAGCTCTCTAATCTGCCCGTCGATTATGTTGAGTTGTCTTGCAAGCGCATTCCGCGAGCCTGCGACTGCGGTCGCTGCGGTATCTGGCCTTCTTGTCAGTAGGCCAAAGGAGTCAATATCCTCCTGCGGTATCGTGAACGCTAGGTAGGACTCTAAAAAGCCCAGGGTGTTGAACGGTGGAAGAACTTCACTTAGAACTTCAAGTTTCCTTGCTTCCGGTAGAGTCCAGAAAAATCCCGGGTTAAACACCGAGAGGAAAAGGTCACTGGAGCATCTTAGTTTTTGCTCAAGCTGGTCTTGGGTCAGGGTGTGCCCGACCTCTCCGATGGTAAGCCTGATCGTGGAGCTCTTCTTGGCCGTCAGGGTTCGTTTTATGGTCGCCTTAGCTGTCTCTACCCGGACCTCCAAAGAATCGCTTCCTGTTGAGATTAGGTGGGTTGGCATTCGATTTCCGAACAGGTCTCGGCCGGTGAAGGCAAAAGAGATCGCGTGGCCGATGGTTGTCTTGCCGGCTTCGTTCTTGCCCAAAATGTGAGCAATCAGGGGGAGGGAAAAACTTGCCTCTCTTAAGCCTCTAAAATCTTTAATGAAAACACTTTTTATCATGTCTGTGTACCTCTTTCTTTAATAAAATTCGTTACTTAGTTCTTATACCTAAAAAGGCGAGATGCTTCTAAAAAGTAGTCTAGTAAAAACAGTATGTTACGAAGTACCCACTTTCCTACCCCAGATGAAATTTCAGTTTGAGTACCAGCTACCCTGTTATTTAATAATGAAGTTAGGTGGTTGCGCTCCGGTTCCCACGTTCCCACAAATCCAGTGCATAACAGACTATATATGCGTGTACGTAAAAAAAGGTGTGTGTGTATTTTTTTTATTTTCTCCATAAGCTTTCTTATATAACAGTGAATATGTGGGTACTTCGGGAACCGTATATATATATATATTTATTATTATAGTATAAATATATATATATATTAGGTTTTCTGGCCTAGGCCAAGTTCCAGTCTTTAAGGAAAAACAGTTCCCACTTGACCGAAAAAATTCAAAAAAAAACTTGCTTCAAACCCCACTTCTGGGAACTTTGTATAATTAATAAACAGGCCAAAATGACGTACCAGCACTTTACTTAATAAAAACAAAGAGTTAGTTAAGGCACTGATTTAGTTAAACAAATTTATTGCTCAATCTAATCAGATACTTATATAAGCACCTGATATCTCTGAGTAAAGTGCTGTATAGTTATTGAACAGACACTTTACTTAATAAATCCAATAACTTATGTAAGTCGCTGTTATAACTAAACAATTTTATTCCTCAGTCATTTCACTATATTACGTAAGTATCCGATATTTATAAGTAAAGTGCTGTGTAGTTATTGAACAGGTGCTTTACTTAATGAATCCACTAACTTATGTAAGTATTTGATTTTATTAAACAAGTATATTGCCTAAAAAATAAGCTGATTAATTTTTAAACAGACCACGCAACAAGACTGCTTTGTGTTGTTTGGTTTGTTCAATTTGCAGGCACGGCGTGGGGGTAAAAAATAGACAGACCACACAACAACTTTGCTCGATGCTGCGGGGTCTGCTTAATTAAGGTGCAGACAGATATGATTACTTTTTGTGCTCCTCATACTCCCGGAGAGCCTCGGCCGCTCCATCAACCCCGAGTGCCTCCCCAACTCCCTGATGGTAGATATGCCATTCTGGCGTATGTACGTCATAAGGACATAGGTCCTCTGCTTCTTTTCTAGACAGATTCCCGTCCCCTACAGCCCCCAGAACGAGGTGAGTTAGCTCCATATTCTTAATCCCGAGCGCCATCCTAAAGAACTTCTCTCGCTCTTCCGGAGGGGTGCCTTCTTTTAAAATCCCACCCCGTATACTAGCCAAAACACTCAGCTCAACAGCTGCCAAGGTGCAGCAAACTTGGGCAATGTAGTCCACTCCGTGCGCCATTTTTGGCTCCGGAGACAGATAGACAGAATCGATCATGTCTTGGATCTCTTGACGAGATAAGTGCTTACCAGTTGCTTTCCTCACCTCACCGATATGCTGCATTTTCTTTCTTAGCTCTTCATTCATAAGGTCACGTGCTCCGTTTTTCTTTTAAAGTGGGCGCTTGTTAAAATAGAGATGAGCTGCATTTTTTCATCCTCATTCTCTCCTTCAATGTTGTTTACAAACGCGATAGTTTTACTAATCAGTTTTGACTTTTTGTTAATACCCTCAAGAACCTTATCCGCTGACAGCTGCTCGTCGAAGGGAAATGCATTCTCCTTAGGAGCTGACGTTGGGCGGACGTCATTGTTTTCTTCAATGACCTTGATGATCCCGTCGTACCGCGTTTTATGAATTCTTTTCTCCCCCTTGTAGTTACCTCGCCTTTTACTGGGGTCTATAATTTCTAAAATGCTGTGTTTAGCGCTCCTACCTTCGTAACCCGCAGCCTGTCCTAAACGTTCTTCCGACCAGTCAGGATGGCTTTTGAGAAAGTTCTTAATCATAGAAACAAGTGCTGGCGTGACCGCCTCGCCCTTAAACTTAACTCGATCTTTTTTAGACATCTGGCTCCTCCTTTAAATTTAGTGACCTCATCTCTCTTATACCTAAAATATAAAAAAAACCGGGTGTTCGCCCGGATTTCTGATGGCCAGTCACCACGGGATTAACGATAGCATGCCTATTATCACAAGGAATATTCCTAAGGAGTAGGCTCCTCCGCTCACTAGGAATATTCCAAAAATAAGCGTACAGATACCCCATTTTGTAAATCTCATAACGCTACTCCTCTTCGTCCTCCTCATTTTGTTCTGCCAGCTCACCGTCCTCGCAATTTGGGCACTTAAGCCCATCAAACGTAGTACCTGCTTGCCGTTCCTGCTCCTCTTCATAAGAGCAGGTGTTGCACATAAGCTTCACCCTTACCATACTTCCTCCTACTGGTTTAAGTTTGCAAACTCTCGATCCAGGTCACTCCCGCCTTTCTCTGCGGGGAGTCCTGCTCTCAGACGGGCCTTTCGGAGATCGTTTTCACAAGACAGTGTGTGCTTTTCAGTAACCTTGATAATACCGTCAAGGGCTTTACCGTACTTGCGCTCTGCCTGTAAACGCTCTTCAAAAAACTCTTCTGAGACAATGTTAAGGTTTCCGTCCTTGTCTAACCCCATCTCTTCACGGATAGCCGGGAGCGAGTGCAAGTCGTCGACGGCGGAAATTGGACTAATTTCTCCGGTACCCCCGAGCCGCGGATCCGCCAGATCTGACCGGCACAGCTTAAGCATGTGCATTCCACGGACGGCTCTGTCTTGGAGGTGTGTGTTGGCAAGCTCTTGGACTCGGAGCTCATAGTCCGCTGACCGTTCTTTTTTGATAACAACTTGGTTCTTCTCGTTAATGCCGATCTTGCCATCTGCAGTACCCCCTTTGATTTCAAATTTTTGGTTTTCAAGTTTTTTGACTTCGTACTGAGTGGTGGCGCAGCCGACAAGAGACGTGCTGATAAAGACAAGTAACTTTTTCATAGGTTTCTCCTACATATTGGTTAGCTAGAAAAAATTTGAGAAAAGAAAAAGCCACACTTGTGAGGTGTAGCTTTTGATTACATAGATCTTATACCAAGAAACGTGCTGTTATTTCAGTCCGTGTCTTCGCATTCGATCATATGACCAAGGTGCCGAACGAACGCGAGCTTTCTCTCCCGTGACCCGCAAGATCTAAGAGCCTGCTCGATGGCGTCCGCGATACAGTCTAGGATTATAGGACCGACCTCAGCTCTTGCTTTTTTAACATCGTCTAGGCCAGAGAGAATCTCAAGCTCAACCTTTAACCTGCTTTTTAGTAGTATGAGTTCTCCTTTTATCTGGTAGTCACTCTCTTCTTTAGCTGCACGATCCAAAACCGAAACCATCTTTGACCCAGGGGTATCTGAATTTAAGCTGTTCATATTTTTGTACCTCTTAAATTTAAGGGTTAGAAAAATGCCAGCCCCCTGATGAGAGGCTGGCCTACGATAGGAGGTAACTCTCATCAGGAGTTTACTTGACACAAAAGAACGGATACGCGGTGGCGTCGGACGCTCCCCCAGTACGGTACGCTGAGGTATGCTGCATAAAAATACCCCACTGTGTGTTAGCTGTGGGGTGTGCAGAAGACGTTAGGCTTACCCCATTATACGTCCCGACGAGGAGAATGTTTGAAGGGGAGAAGCTATGTGTAAACCCATTGTTTCTTGCAACGACCAGCTCAGTAAACTCAGGTAAACGCCACCCAGTAACTCCGTTAATGTTCAGTGCAGCGCAGGTGTTGGTAGCGTTAGCGTGGGTTTGGGCATCGAATTGCTTAGACCACTGAAGGCCAGAAATCCGATCTTTGAAGATACAGTTGCTCTTGTTTCCAGCAGAGCAAGGAAAGCTTGGTACAGACACGTCAACAAAAGAGTCACCATAGCACTTATCCGCAGCAGGGCCAGCTTCGGAGATGTCTCGGCAATTGACGTTCATCGTACCCGTAACAGAGCCAACCGTTACTCCCTTTCGGATATCCCAAGAGTCCACTGTACCGAGAGCTTCCGTTGTACCGACTGTACCAAAGACCGAGACATCTTTAACCAGGTTGGCAGCCGTAAGGTCTGCGTCACCGGCGTTTACATAGCGATTACCGTAAGCGTCAAACCACTCAAAGTCCGAAGCACTCTTGATTTTGGCATTAAAGGTAGCCAGGTCAAGGTCTGCCGTAGCAGTAGCGCCGGAAAGAGGGCTTGTAGCAGATGGGTAATTACCAGTAACACCAGCAACCGAAACACCAGACTTCAGGTTACCAGCTGAAAGGTTAGACAGATCCGCGGCTTTGTAGGTAGCAGTTGTAACACACCCAACTTCACTGTTTGCAGAACAGTCACTGTGGGCTTCCACGGCAAGAGATCCAGTAACCCCGGCAATCGTAACAGTCGCTTTGATGCTAGATGCCTGAAGGTTCGTAAGATCCGCAGCCTTGAAGCTTGCAGTGGCAACACACCCCGTCTGGGCGTTTGCAGAACAGTCCGAGTGGCCTTCTTCCAAAACCGACCCAGACACGCCAGCGATGGTTACACCGCTTTTAATGTTTTGGGCCAGAAGGTTTGAAAGGTCAGCCGAGCGGTAGGTGGTGGTAGAGACGCAACCCGTCTGGTTGTTACCAGAGCAGCTTGCGTGGCCTTCTTCCACCAAAGTACCAGAAACCCCATTGATCGTAACACCAGCTCGGATGTTACCAGCAATAAGGTTTGAGAGGTCAGGCAGGACAACAGGATCGGGGATAGCAAGAGTACCAGTAGCAAGAGTCCCGTCACAAAGCATCAGCTGCACGCCAGCTTTCACTTCATTCAGATTCGGGTCAACACAGTTTTCGGCGGTCAGTTTTAGAGCAGAGCTGTTAACAGTACCAGGAGTAGCATCAGTAACCCCGCTGTTAGCATCCACGCTATCAACTGGTTCTCTCGCCGTACTAATCGCTGGATCAGTGTTTTCGGCGGTCTTTCTCTCTCCATCAACTGGCCTCTGTTCAGTCTCACGCTGTTCACTCCTAGGGGACACGGGAACCTGGGTACCGGCGGGCTGCTCTTCGTCACAACCCATGATACTAAGAAGCATCAACAAAGTAATCTTTTTCATAATCATCTCCTCCTTTAAGGGTATATCGATTAAAAAAAATTGTGGCCGTAAGAAGAAAGAAGCCATACCCGGATGGATATGACTTCTTTTACATCATTCTTATACCAATTTTAGGGGTCTTTTTTCAAAGAATACCGTCTAACCTCTGACTCTCGGCACTAGCTTCAAATGTAAGGTTTACGTTCATAAGAGGACTTGTATCATCTCCTGCGTCGTACCAGACGGACTTTTTGTCCACCACCCATACTTTGTTGCCATAGCCGTTAATCTTAACATTCTTCTGAAAACGACCTGGGTCTGTCTCTAGAAGAATCCCCTCATCCTTAAGCTGACGCCCGATTGAACGCACAGTACCCCTGAGGTGCATGTTCCTTGCGAACCCTTTGACAGATTCGAGAACAATATCAGGGTAAAGACAGACGAACCCGTCCTTTCTAAGAAACCCCACCGTCTTGCCGCGGGGGTTATCCTGACCTCTGCCCCAGCCTCTAATAACCACTTCTCCGCCGTCAAGCATCTGCTTAAGAAGGTGAAGGATTACCCAACAGTTCTCCTCCTCTTCACAGAGCTTAATCATTTCAAAGCATAGCTGATCCACGTACTCCAAGTGCTCTGCAATCATTTCGTTCTCCTCGTTGTGCGTGAGGACGTCGTTATGTCGCATGAACTTTACGAACATGTTCCAGACTGTATGATTTAGGGCGAGGTTGTAGGTAATTCGATTCGCGTTTTGGCGTGAATGCACGGACTTAAATATTCTGTTTTTCACCTCCTCAAATATGTCTTTTGCGACGTAGGCGCCGTTGTTTAAAAACCAGTGTATGAACCTTGCTGTTATACCGCTGTACTTTGGACGGTGGGTAAGGCACTGCTGGTAGAAGTCCTTAGTCAAAAGAGTGTTCTGTCTCTTAGACTGGATGATGATACACCTTGCTACCATAGCTGCGTCGGACGAGAGAAACTGCTCGCCTGTCATGGTGAACATCGCTCGCGGGCCCTTGGCTTTGTTTTGCGTCATATTCTTATTCATTTTGATGGTTGAGTTACCATCATACGAATACTGAATGACGCTCTCTACCGCCTGGGTCTGCGAGTAAGTAAGCCCCTTAAAGTCGTCCACCGCCAGGAAAGCATCTTTGAAGTCATGCCCCACGTCCATAATTCCCTTACCAGAGGATAAGAGGTTTAGGATCTGCGGGAAGTCACCCCAAAAATACTGTGTCGTGTGCACTAGCTCGGTCTTTCCGGTACCCGTAAGGCCTTCAAAGAAAAGAGTGGGCTTTTTATTAAACGAGCTACCAAGAGGTTTTAGGATTGCAGGTGTTAGCGCGTGGGAGAGCGCTACCGTAGTCCAAAGCCTAGGCCATGCGTTTAAGAAGTCCGTCTTGATATGCATTAAGATTTCTTTGAACTCGTCGTCGGACAGGATCTCGAAGTCAAGATGCTTTGCGAACTCTTTTCTTGACAGGTCCACGTTTTGCTCTGTGTTTGGGCGGATCCCTTCTTTTCCTATGATGCATGATGGCATCATATAGTTAGGCCCGTGCCACCCCTGAGCTACCAGACAGTTCGTAGTCTCTACACCCGAATAGTTTGAGTACGCTATTGCGGCTTGCCGTATAAACGGCACGTTTGCCCGCATAACGGTACAGTGGTTTGTAGCAACAACCGTGAAGAGCTTTAAAAGCTCACCATCCTCCGCCCACTTATCCACTGGTATTTCAAACTTCCTCTCAAACCGCTCGCCGATAAGTTTACCCTTGAACACAGCGTCAACCTGACGGTCCTCGTCCAGATAGGTTTTCACCTCCTCGATGACAACGTCCATGCTGCACAGCTTGATCTCCTTAAACTTACCGCCCTTCGCCGGTCTTAGCAGTGAGTAACCATAAGGCTTAAGCTTTTGGTAAAGGTTATCATCAACCCCAACGGTGTCGGACCGATCACCGGCCTTCTTTTTCATGCCCTCTTCGACTTTGTCAGAGGCTTCCGCAAAAAGCCGTGACATCTCACCCATCTTGAGGATCTTGTTGTCCTTTAGAAACTGCTTGAACTCTTTGATCTGATCGACGTCAAAGACCTGCGATCTCATGGCTAAGTCGTAGAGGACCTTGTGCCGTTCGATTTTATCGGTGATCTTTGCAGCCTCCAGAGCCTCTTCTTGGAGCTTCTTGAGGTAGTCCTCTCCCTTACCAAAGGCATACCGGATTGGAGACGGCTCGGCCCATTTTGACTCAGGGATGTCGTCTCGGACAACCGTCTTCCCCTCCACAGTCTCGACAGGAGGCTTCTTTTTAAAGCACTGTGTTCCGGCAACGCAAATCCCGTTATTCTGCATGGTTTTGCAAGTCGACGGCGCGTAGTCCTTTTTGATGGAGTACTCGAGCTGCTTTCTCTCAGCAGCAGTTTTACCCCACCCTGGGACGTGCTGATCAAACCACTCAAGACCGTCCAAAGTATGCATGGCTAAGTGATACAGCGAGAACCCTTCCTGGTGGCTCGGGACCACTCCCTTAAGGCACTTATCCCGGATTCCACGGAATGCTGCGCACCCCTCAAGGACCTTTTCGATGGACCCCGAGAGAGGTGGCTGCCACTTCCCGCTACGGCCTGATGTGTAGTGCTCAAGGTACGAACTCGCTCCCTTGGACCCTTTGTTTGCGATGGGGTTATCATAGAAAACCTGAATGCTCTCGCGCTCGATGAGGTCATCAAGGTGCTTGGAAGCCACCAGGGGGATATTCTTAAAGAATTCCCACTGATCCTCGATTACCTCTGCAAGCTCCTTGCCGGCCCCAATCCATTCGTTTTCTTTGGTTACCCAGCCGTTTCTCTCTTTCGGGTAACTTGAGACAATCATGGGGGTCTTGATGCCGTTTCCCAGCCCACCATCTGGGACGAATCCCTGCTTTGGGAAGATCTCGGCTAATGGCTTTTGCTGCATCTGCAGGTAGGTCATAAACCCAATTCGGTTAAAGACTTCCAGCATGATAGAGCGAAATTTGTCAGCTGAGTAGAACTCTTCGAAAAACATATACACGTGAAAGCCCATGGTCGTAGACCTGGCGATCGCATGGGGTATCTCCCAGGTGTCTAGCTGCAGGGAAAGCCTTTTCACATCATCCCACGTGTACCCCTTGTCTTCTTTACCGGGCTTAAGGTCGAGGTCAATCGCCGCAAACTTGATTGTCCCGTCTTTTTGAAGGACGTACTGAATATGCTGCTCTTCACCCCGAAGGTGCTTTGCAATTGATTCATCGCTGACGGGCTCATTCTGCCGGATCTCACACCCTTCACAGGTAATACCTGTTTTGTTCTTGATGTGGCATCCCTGAGACCAGAAGTTACCGCACACGGGTGCATAGATCGCCCTCGTGGTCCCGTCCTCTTTGTTTACAAACTCGATCTTCTTCCCGTAGACGTCCTGTCTACCGAAAAACATGCCTCGGTAGAGCCTAGTCTTTTCCTGCGGTGTCATCTTTCACTTCCCTCCTCTGGATAGCTTTTGATAGTTTCGGATACTTACTCGTTAGGTGCCCTGTCATGTCGTTCCACAGCTCTTCCGTGGCCGTGCTTTCACTCACTACTTTCCCCTCATCTATGAGAGCTGCCTGATCTTTGTGCTTATCCTGCACCACTTTAAAAATGTACTCATCAATAGAGTCCTCACATAAAAGGTAATAAACAAACATGGCGCTTTTTTGGCCCGCCCTCTCGATACGCTTAACCGCTTGGTAGTCTTCCTCTGCTGAGAAGCTCATAGAGTAAAAAATCATGTAGTGTGCGTTCGTGAGGTTCACTCCGTGCGCTGCAGAGCGTGGGTGCAGGATAAGCATGAGGACGTCGGGGTCGTTTTTAAAACGATCGAGGTTCTCAAGATTTACCTTGCTTGAGTTTCCGCCATATACAGTTAGGGGGTTTCTGTCCTTATACCGAGAACGGAGGGCTTCAATCTCGTACTCATATTGAGCAAATACGATTACCTTCTTTCTTCCGATCTCGTCTTCAAGGATGCTATCCATCTCAAAGAACTTTGGATTTGTACCTTCGATTGGGTGAGCTGTCTTTAGGGCGTCATAGAGAAACCCCCCGGTGACCTGCCGAAATTTACCCATAAGGGTTAACTTCATCGAAACGGTCACGGTCTCTCCTCCGATCACCGTAAAGAACTCTTCCGCCAGCCTACGGTAGTGTTCGTCTTGCTCGATGCTCATATCTATAATGCGTTTCATGGTGGTTTTGGGAGGAAGGTCCTTGAGATGATCCTCCATCCTAACTCTAAAGGTCAGGTCTTTTATAAGACGGCTTACCTCCGCAGTTCCGTCCCTTGTAGGCCTCCAGGTCGACGGGGCCTTTATGATGGATTTGTCGGAAGTTTCCCCCTCCTGTGCCGAAACAATCTGATCTCTTCCAAACTTCACCTCCTCCATATAAAGCTGACGGAAGTCATAGAAGCTCGGTTCCAGCTTAAATCCGCGAGGGTCAATAAACTTAAACTGCCCCCACAGATCGTGCACTCCGTTCGGTGCGGGGGTACCGCTCATGACCACTCGCCATCTCGCGTTCCTGGCGACGTTCATGAGAGCCTTCCCGAAAGCTCCTCCCTTTTGCGCTTTTTCCGAGCGGAAGCTTTTTAAGATCGTGCTTTCATCAACCACTATCTTTTCAAACCCCTTTTCGGCGAGTTCATCCTCATACACCCGTATGCCATCATGGTTAATGAGGTAAACATCTGCGTCTTCTTCAAGCTTTTTTAAAATGAGGTCTCTCTTCTTTTTACCCGTGGGAGCCCAGAGGCAGTTTACCTTGAGATCTGTGAACTTTTCTGCGTCCTCCATCCAGTTACCAAATAGAGTCGCGAGCTTTGCTGCAATGAGGACCTTACCCCTGCGAACAATGCCGCGTCTGAATTGTTCTTCGGTTGAGACGAGAACACAGAAGGTTTTCCCTAAGCCACAGTCTGCAAACAAAGGACCCTCAGGAACCTCGCACAGATATATAACTTCTCTGTGTTGGTAGTCCCCAAGAGGCGGCATTTTGTAGTTAATTTTAGGAAGGGACTCTATCGGTAGGGTTTTTATTTCAACGGCTCTTTTTTCATGGAGCTGAAATTGTTTGTACTCTTCGCGAAGTTCTTCAATTTGTTTCTGACCGCCAGTGACCTTAATCTTTCCAAGAGAGCTGTGGATTCTCTTTAGATTACCGACACTGAACGCAAAGAGAAAACCTTGAAACTTTTTGTTGTACCTTCCGAACGGGGCGAGATCTGGGTAGTCGTTTAATCCACTTTCATCGGGGATTAGGGTTGCCCCCGGTTTCAGAACGATGACGTCTTTCCACACAAAAAAACTCGGTTCTGCCATGTGTCACCTTCAAATGTATTTCCGAAAAATTAGGCCTGGCGTGTTAGGCCAAGCCGTGCTGGGTTATGGATGCAATTTGCCACTGTACAGGAGCGGCATGTTTCCTTTGTAGCCAAATCGTTCACACGAGGATTCTCGTGGAAAGCTACGCAGAAGTTACATAGATCTTTGATTCTACCAGAGCTTGGATCTCTTACGTCAAGAAGACAATGGGAAACTATGCCGCAGTCTTCGCACTGGTTCTTGTCTTTGTCTGAGATTGCCAATTGTTTGAAGGAGATAGGCTCTCCGGAAGCGATAGCACCGCGAACAAAAAATATGTCGTCTGAAGATACTATGCGCGCTGTAGTACTACCAGGGTCTTCAACCACATACTCTTTAGTGGAGTCTGCTGGGTACAGGTCAAACTTTAATCTTCCTAATGTCTCCTCTGTGCCTTCTAATGAAGTTGTCATCCATTTTAAGGTCCCCGCCAGGATAACATCCACCCACTCGTGGGGGATATTCTCCATGGGGATGCCGGCCTTAACCAGTTGCCTCGTTACCCCCGTTATCATCCGTTGGGAGGGGGCGAACTCGTCCAGCTTTTCTGTCATGTATGGATCCTCCGTGTCTGAAAAAGTCTTCAATTGACTGTGAAAGTTTTCCGATCTCTTTGCCAAGAGACGTAAGTTGCTGCAGCTCTCTTGCGGAAAGCGGCGCGTGCACTGCGTTAGAGAGGAGTACCTGCGCGTCTCTGAGTGCTGCAATGCGGTCGTCCGCCGGGCAGCTTCTTGCCCACGCTACAAGTTCGTCTTCGACCTCCTCGATCTTTGTCAGATCAAGGACCTTTGTCTGGGATCTGTTGTGCGTTGGGTCGAAGTTTGCTAACTGGTCGTCACGCTGGTACCAAAGGTAGTCCGGGGTATCGAAGTATTTATTTGCTTTCGGGTAGATGATCGTGGAGCAGGTGGGGCATTTTTCTTTAGTACCCACAGGTAACTCAGCACTGCACTTGGGACAAAAAGATAAAAGGGTAGTCGTTGCCATTGGTTCCTCCATAAAGTAAGATTTCTCCCTGGAGACTTATACCCTAAAGGAGAAACATTCGATGAAAGTTGGTCAGTCCGCGCAATCCTTCCAAAAAGGCTCTTTTGGCATCCCTCCCGAAATTGATCCTGAACTCGTTAAGTCAAAAATGGAAGACCGTAAAAAACCAGAAGCGGTCGCGGCCGGTCCTCAGGTACCGGTGGAAGACGATGGCTTCGATGTTTCTTCTGTCGAGCGAGATAGCACGGACGTTAAGAACGACGAGCCGTCTACCCCCGCCCAGATGGCGTTGAAGGAGCTTTCTGACCTAGGCATCGAGATGACTCCTGAAGACTGGAGCAGTATTTTCTTTAAAGGCTACGTAGAGAAAACGCTTACGGTTGCTTACATGCCGGATCCCATTAAGAAGACAAACAAACCTTTTACGGTCACAGTTCGCACTCTGACGGCGGAAGAGAACGATGTCGTTGACTCTCTCTTAGCGATAGATACAAAATTTGTTGAGATGACGATGGATGGGTTTAACAACAGAAAACAAATGTGGGCTTTGGCGTGTGCTCTCCAAAAGATTAATAACATGCCAATTTGTAAGCCTAAGTTTAAAGAAAGCGATAAAACTAAAGAGCGCATTATTGATGTTGCCGCCACAGTTAAAGAAAAAAGAAATATTATAGGCATCATGTCCCCAGCCGTGCTGAGCCAGGCCGCCAGTAAGTATTGGAAGTTTGTGCTGAATATCGAGATCCTCCTTTCTCAGAAGGACGGATATTTTTTAGACAAGCCCTAGAATCGCCAGTTGGGCGGGCTAGGGCTCAGCTTCTCCTAAAAAACATTGACTTGCCGCCCGATAGCGTGAAGGAAGCCCTCGCTATCGAAGCGGTCATGCATGAAAACTACACCCGTTATCTGACGACCTTGACGATCGTTAATGCTATCATTGCAGTAGGTAACACCATTTCAGCAAGCGTGGCTGGGGGCGGCGGTGGGGGCAACTCCGGAGACGCCTTTAAGAAGACTCTGGACGAGCTTAAAAACGTTCTTATGCCCGGAGAGAAAGATCGCTCCAAGCAGAAGACTGACAAAATTAAGCGTGTTCTCGAAGAAGAAGCCGCGAAAGGCCCAATCAAGATCAAGGCCATGGGTGGGACCAAGAAGAAAAAGGGAAGCTTGAAACGGAGTTAAGGCATGGCAGACGAGAATTATTACGGTTCGGATGACGCTGGAATGCCGGCTATGGATATGGCACCACCCCCCGTATATCAGTCCCCGGCAGCCACAGACTTCGCAGCGGCGGATCGAAGCTATAAAATCGACTCTATCTACTCCAACGTAATGGCCATGAAGGGCCGGACGGATAACGTTCCGATCGCCCCCATGGGCGGCGCCCCGATGTACGGGGACGCGCAGGCGGCCTACACCAACATGCGAGCTTCGTATGGTGACTCCCCCATGATGGGAGCCTACTTCGGGGGTGCAGTCGGGGGTATCCAGACCGTCGGTGGCGGCGCCGTGTCTGGTGCCGGCAGGATGATGCACGACCTTGGCTCGATGATCCGGCCCATGACCTACACCCCTCCTGCCAGGGTATATGCCGGGTTCAGCGGCAGGGTGATGCAAGAGACAAGCATGTGGAGTAGTTTCAAGGCGATGACCGGGATATCTGATCCGCCACGAGCGACATCCCCGTATCTCTACGCAATGACAGGGGCGGCGGATGTCGGTGAGCGGGCTGGTGGTGCCATGGCTGGGCTCGGAGTCACCGCCGGAGTTCTGGGGGCATCTGCCCTTGGGGGGAAACTCGGTGGCATGGCACTCGGTGGCATGGTCGGTACAGTCGCGGGCGGCTTAGCAGGGTATGCAATCGGCGGGTTCGCCGCAGATAAAATATATGAAGGGGTGGCGGCAAGGCGCGACGTCCAGGATTACCTGGAAAGAACAAGTGACCTTTATGTCACGGCGGGAAGCTCGGCAGCAGACCCGAGAAGGGGTGCTGGATTCAGCAGGGCCGCTCGGAGAGATGTATCAGAATACATCCGAGACCTCGATATTAAAGACCGCATGATGGGCACGGAAGACCTGTCCACAGTCCTCAAGGGATCCACCGAGCTTGGGCTCTTCTCGGGAGTTCGGGAGACCGAAGACTTTAAGAAGAAGTTCAAGACCATCGTCGAAAACGTAAAAGTTGTTGCCACGACGTTAAACACCACCCTGGAAGAAGGCCTTCGCGTCATGAAGGACTTCAAGGGAATCGGGGTGGACGCCGGGGCAGTCGGGGGCATGGTCCTTCAGGCCCAGACATTCGGGAAGATGTCGGGACGGACAGCGTCCGAGATGGTAAACATCGGCATGCAAGGCGCTGAGATATTTCGGGGCACCGGGGTATCCATGCAGATCGGGTACCAGGCAAACGTCATGAACCTTGCCGCAGTCCGCGCAGCTCGGGATGCAAACCTCATATCTCAAGAGGCCGTAGCCCAGGCAGGCGGGGAGGAGGCGCTTGCCCAGCGCATGACGGGGACCACCATGGCGTACACCCAGTCTGCCATGGGGAGAGGGTTCGGGGGTCTATACTTCAAGCAAGGTACTGGGTTTGACTCCGGCACGTTCATGGACGCCCTATCCGGGAAGATGGATATGGGCCAGGCTGCATTCCGGGCAACCCAAAATCTTTCGTCCCCAAAAGCCATGATTGAGTATGAGGTCAACCAAGAGAAGTTTCGATCTCAGCAAGGAAAAATGTTCGGGGGGCGCGGGCTGGACATCGGGATGATGAACGAAGCCCTCATGCAGGCATCCAGCATCGCCCAGTGGACCGGTACAGATATGACCACAGCTACCCGGTACATTATGAAAAGCCAGATGGGACTTAGTGAGTCTGAGGTTCAGGCACGGCTTGCTCAAATAAAAGATCCAGAGCAGTTCCTAAAAGCCCAACAGGCGGCAGCGCTGGCCGTAAGGAATCAGACGCTTGCAGATCAGTCGTACAATAACTTTACCTTCACCAGGTTTGGTGCCTACGTCGGGGACGTCATAAAAAAGGGAGCTGACTACGCGGCTTCTCCAATCAGTAAAATGTACGATGACATGGCCGAAGTCACGCAGATGTTTACGGAGCAGGAAATGTTCGGCCAGCAAAGGTTCGACCTCGCTGGAACCGGATATGGTGCGTTCGGCCAGGCCGGGTCTATGCTTACCGGCGAGGCGGGCAAACGAAGAGAATCCGAGAGAAGGCTTGAGCTTGGGTTAACCAAAGAGAGGGGCGGTGCCTACCGAAAGGTATCGATTGACCTCGATAAGGGTGGCGTGTTCTCAGAGACTACCGGCGAGGCGCTGGCAGACGCGCTTAAGGGCGCGCGCGGCAGAAAGGGTAATCTCTTTTCCGATGTGAGGACGTCAAGCACTAGCATCCTTGCTGGGGTCGCTCCAGAAGTTTCTTTGGACCGAAACGTCGTGACAGGGATGGTGACGGGTATCGAAACCAAAGAGCTTAGGCGAGTGAGTCAGCTCGCCCGTGTGGTGTCTTCCATATCTGCGGAAGCAGCCAAAGAGATGGAGAGGGAAGGTCTTCTGAGTGGCATCCTTCCCAAGGCTCAGGAAAAATTTATCGAGCTTGGGGTATCGGGCCGAGCGGCGAAGATGTCCAATGAGCAGATGTTTAAAGAGATTTTCGGCAAAGACATGAGCCAGGCGACTGCAGCAGAGTTTGCATCCTACCAACGCCTTGTCGAAGGTAGCGATCGCGCAGGCGACCTGGACGAGAGCAGAAAGACAGCGATCTCTCTTCGAGCCGCAGAGGGTGCAGTCGATGTGGCGATGCAGCAGGAGTACACAAAAAATATCAAGTCCGCCCAGGAAAAACTTGGATTCGGGCAAGTAAAGAGTGCGGACGCCAAAGCGTTCCTCGCGATGTCGATTACTGAAAAAGATGAAGTGAAGAAAGCTGACCTGCTTAAGAAAGCCGCGGCAGCAGCGTATGCAAGCCCAGAAGATAGAAACCTTATTAGTAGTGGCGCTTGGCGTAGGATAGAAGAGTCCGCAAGAGGTGCATCGAAAGGCCAGGTAATCGCCGCTGAGACTTTAATCGAGAACTTGCGGGACTCCGAGGTTCTTAGGCAGAAGATGGGCTCGGTCCTAGGCGTAGAATCCCTTGGCGTTGAGCTTAAGGGTATGGACAAGATACCTGAAACGGCAAAGTCTCAGATCCTCGGCATTGCGGATAAACTCGCTATGGGCGGCGGAGAGGCATTTAGAGAATACGTAAAAAACCCAGACTTCCAGAAAAACCAAGACCTCCTTAGCCAGACCGTAATCGGCAGCGATATTGCTTCCCGCGCCTACGGAGTCAAAGCTGCTCAGATTCTTGAAAAAGCTGGCAGCTCCGACGAGTCAAGAAAAAGAGCGCTGTCGGAAGCAAACATTCCGACAAGCATGCACGAGACCTTTATCAGTCAGTTCAAGGAGCGCGGTTCTTCTGCAATGACGGAAGAGCTAATAAGTCGTCCAAAGGAACTAGCGGGTACCTCTGGAGTAGCTGCCGCGGGGGCTGCTGCCGGGATTGGGACCGGGGCCGCAGCCGGGTCAGCGCAAGATCAGCTTGCCGTGCAGACGAGCATAAACATGGTGACCTATAAAGCGTTTGAAGCTCTCGCTCGAAAACTAGGAGTACAGTAATGGGTACGCTAGGAAGAAAAGCAACCGGACCTGATTTTGAGAGATTCCGTGCGGCGCTAGCCCTGAAGGAATCTTCTGGTAACCCCTCTGCCGTGCAATGGGATACCAAGGCACGGGGTCTTTTTCAGTTCATTCCTAGGTGGCACGAAAAGTGGGTTAAAGAAGAGCTTGGTCGTTCCATCGACGACTTCATGCCCAAAGACAACTCCCAGGCCGAGATGGAACGGGCCACCCGAGCTCAGATGGAAGAGCTCTTCCCGAGATACTACGAAAGAGAGCTTGCTCCTTTTGTGGCTAAGATGCGGAAGACTGGCCTCGGTAAGGACTACGCAGATGAAGACCTTGCCGCGATGGCCCACTTTGCCGGATCCGGCGGGGCGGAGAAGTTCCTTAAAACAGGTGTTGACATAACTAAGGGCACGGCCGGCAACGCTGGCGTTGGAATCCCAGAATACGTCCAGCAGCTCAGAAAGCACTTAAGCAAGAACCCAGAAGAATCTCTGAAGGCAAGGGCGGCGTCTTCTAAGCACTACGGTGAGTATGGGCTCGGCCGTGGTGTGTATGACGCGTACCGATCCAGAGATATCGCGAAAACAGACGATGTATCGAGAAGGCAGGCCCAGAAGGCTGTATACGGCAAGAGCTCCCCGGTCATCGTGGCCAGCAGGGACCAGCCAGCTGTAATAGCACCTGAAAAAAAAAAGAGTCCCCTCGTGAGTCAACCCAACTCACCGGGATCTACAACGGAACCGTCGAATCAGCAGTCGCAGAAAATCAAACCGTCTTAGCTGCGTGGGAGAGCATGGCAAATAGGCTTAACATCTCCATGGCGGACGACACCGATATTATGGACAGACTTAGGCGAGAAGGGAGAGGGGTATGAGCGTTGTTAAAAAAGAAAAATCATATGTGTTCCATACAGATATGGGGTCGGTAGTAACCAGGCTGATGGTCGTGGACAAGTACGACGTCGAGAATATCATCAAAGACAGGGCAGTATCCCAGGCACGGTCGGTTCAGTTCTACAACCAGGCGCAGCGTGCTAGTGTTAACGACCCTAAAGCCCCGAGAACGATTGAGTCCCTCTTTACTAAAACAGCAGAGGAGTTACCAAGCTAATGGCTGATATCGCAGGTGTAGCTGGTACAGGAAGGTCAACTCCGACGACCACGACCCCAAATACGTCTGGGGGTTCTTCGTCTAATAGCATCTATAACATGGGTAAAACCAAGAACTCGGTGCAGAAATCGGCGTCCACCGGGATCGAGGACGCTGTTGTAAAAGAGACCTTGCTCGCTTCAAGCTACGCCAAGGTACCGACGAACGTCCGTATGGCAGATTGGTACCGTTTCGGGAGGCCAGACCCGACAGGAGAGAATCTATTTATACGGCCGCCAAGAAGTATTAATCCTTCCTTTGATGAGGAGACTGCTGCAATCCGTGTGTTCGGGACTGATCCGAATACGAAGAAGGGTAGCGTCGAGCTAGTCCCTCCGTTTACTAAATTTATCCTTGAGGGGACAAATGAAGGGCACGCAGAGAGATCCCAGATCGTTGAGACTTTTGGGGCGTTTTACGTGTTCATGTTTGGCGAGCGCCCTCCCATGTATACCTTTTCCGGGAAACTCATTAACACTAAGGACATTAACTGGAGGCAGGACTTCCAGTTTTACTACGACAACTATCTGAGGGGTACAAAGTGCACAGAGCGTAACGCTCACATTGCGCTTACTTACGGAGGCCGCCAGATCGAGGGTCTGATGCTTAATTTTCAGACCACTACGGACGCTGCCCTGGAGGCTGGAGTGTCCGTGTCATTTCAGGTGGTGGTCTTTGAGCGCATGGCTACCTTGAACCTTTCTGAAGATTTTCGTACCTTCACTACAGGAAGCGGCGAGACGACGGATAGCACGTTTAATGCTATGCTCGATCAGATTGCGGGCGCTCAGGGAGTGGGGCTTTCACAGCCTACCGCGAGCTTAGCATATAACGAAACTAAAAAAACAATCGACGGCGGCGAGCCGTGCTCTGGGTTATTACCAAGTACTCCGGCAACGATGGTCGGGTAGGGTTTAGAGGAAAAACATGGGCGTTGGAAAATCATTAGGGGCGAAGCTTTTTATTGAAGGCATGGAGGTTCCCTTCATAGGAGCTACCATCACCGCTGCTGTTGGGCAAGCGTCCATAGCCTACATCGATGTTGTGCCGCACTCGGCGATAAATAACGTTAAGCCAAGAACCCATGTCTCGATCCACATTCGGGATACCAACAACTCAAAAGCCTCTGAGCCGTATCCCTATGTCCTAGCGTGGGAAGGTGAAGTATTTGGGTACTCGTTCTCAAAGTCTCCAGGGTCACGTTCTTTTTCCTTAACCTGCATAGACTTTTCCAGCTACTGGGATAATGTCTTAACGTATTTTCTTAACCCAACCACGTCACTTGGTAAGGGTGGGCAGGAGATGCTCGCTGTTGGTCTTGATGGGTTCACATCGGAGAAAAGTGGATTTAAAACGGTCGCCACCCAGGATTCCATCGACTCGTACTTATTCCAGACGATGAGAGACAAGGGACAAAAAGACTTTCTTGAAGGGTTTATTTCCGTCTACAAGTCAATCAGCAACATCAATAAGTTTTACCAGAACGCAGAGAAGAGGCTTAGGATCTCGGACCGCATACTTCTAAAGTCCAGCGGCAAGCTAACGGAGCTTCTTGAGCAGAACCAGGCGTTTAAGTGGTTTCAGGGGATTGCGGGGAAAACCGGGGGTGGGTTTGCTAGCCTCCGAATGGTTATTCAAGACCTGATGAGTGTGGTATTCCATGACTTCACCCCAATTCCTTTCCCAGCTCGTGTTGAGAAAGACGATCTGCCGAAGGATAGGCCCATAGTCCCCGCAGACAGTGATAAAAGAAAGTACACCATTGGACAGTTTGTATTTAAGCCAAACCTCTATATGATCCCCCCTCCGATGTGTAACATCTTTTTCCCAGATGAGTACTCAAACTTCCAGTACTCTCGAAACTTCTTTAAAGAGCCGACTCGCCTTATTTACAAACCGCAACTCCCAACGTACCTCCAGCAGTCCGGCAATATAGCCATGCCGTACCGGTTCGAGCCCGACAGCTTTCAGGCATTTATGATGGGCAAAGATGGACTCAAAGGTCATATTGGCAGCGACGAGCTACAGGTACCTGAGGATCAGGGTTTTTTTGGAGAAGCGGACAAGGATGCAAACACCTCAAAAACAAATAACGGCTTAAAGAGAGAAGGGCAGTTCACAACCAACGAAGAACTCATGAAGGGTATCTGGATGGCCCAGGAGAGTATGTTTCCTGCGGCCACGAATTTTGCAAAGGATGTCAACGATCCCTCAAAAAACAATTTTGTGCGGCAGATCGCTAGGTACATGTTTTACAAAAAAAGGTTTGAAAACAGATCTCTTCAGATTACAAGCCACCTAAAACTCTCTGTCGTGCCTGGGTTCAACATCTTGCTCCTGGACGATAGTGACTCAAATCAGAGCACGCTTGCCTACTGTTCCTCTGTAACACACCGGATCTACGCGACAGAGGGTGGCTATACTAACGTGCAACTTTCCTACGCGCGTACCGTCGGCGAGGAGAGGGACGCATCGAAGAACGGTAATGATCCCATCGTACCTCCGTGGTTTGACCAAGATATTTTCGGAGCAGTAGAGAAGCCACCAGAATCTAAAGCAGGCAAGGAAGCGGTCTCTTCTAAGGGCACAACCTACGTCGGCGGCCCTGGTCTATCTGAGTATTACGCTGCCCTTCTTGGACGGAAGGGATCTCCTGCGATTACAAATTACTTCAGCGGTGAGCCTACAATTATCGGTGCTACCTTGAAGCTAATCGACGAGTACAAGAAAAAGAAGCAGCTCGGCAACGAGGCTGTTCAAACGTTTATCTCTGAGATCACGGACAGGGACTACATTAGAACAAGGGATGCGTTTACATTTCTAGGGGCGTCCCTTGAAAAAGATGAACTGAGCGCAACGTCATCTTTGAAAACAGATAAGATCAAGGGCACTGACCTTAGGAAGTCTTTCTTTAACGTCTTTAAAGGAGGGGCTTTCAATGAAAATGACGCAGACTACGGTAATGTGTTAAAAGTTAAGATGGCCGTCGTAACCGAGTACCAAACAGCTCTTAAAAACTTTAGAGGTTTCCGTGGCTAACGAAAAAAAGCAACCAGAGCTTGAGACGTTTAAGAAGTGGCAGGCTACAAACGACCCTAAGTATTTCCAAGAGCTCTACGGATCGATGAAGCCGCTCATCTATGACGCGGCACGTAAGGCGTCCTACGGGTCCAACCTTCCCGAGAGTGCGCACCGCGCTTATGCAGCTCAAAGCTTTCACGACGCCCTAAAGACTTATAATCCGGCCGGGGGCGCCGCCCTGCAGTCCCACGTCTACGGAGCGGTCCATCAGAAAGCCAAGCGGCTGAACTATATGTACCAGAACCTCTCGTATATGCCAGAGCCCAGGGCCATGAACGTCGGTGTGTACCAAAACGCCGTGGCTAACCTGAGGGACTCTCTAAGCCGGGAGCCTAGCCCACAGGAAGTGGCCACAAACCTCGGCTGGTCTGTCAAGGAAGTCGAAAGGATCAAGAAGGAAGTTCATAAGGATCTTGCCCTCGATGCCGGAACTGAGGAGTTCGGGGTATACGAGACTCCAGAAACGGAAGAAGTCCTCGAATATATTTACTTCTCGCTGACCCCGGAAGAGCAGCTCACCTATGATCACATTTTCGGAAAACACGGTAAGCCAAAGATGACTAAGGCTAACGGGCGTATTGACTACGATAGGATCGGGCGGGTGCTCGGTTTCTCACCATCCAAAGTGCGTGGCATCACCACACGAATTAAGGTCAAGTACGAGAAGGCTGCCAAGAAATGAGCATAGCCCAGCATTTTGAAGAAAAATGTCGAAAGAAGTTAACACAAAACGTTAACCTCATTCTTCAAAAATTGTCTGACCCCGGAAGCCTCATTCAGGTGGACATATCCGGTGTGTTGGCAGATGCGGCATCTGGCGATTTTGGCTCTCTAAAGGAGTATGCAACCAACTACATTTCGAATAACGCCGATACGTTGCTTATGGCAGCGCTCAAGGTTACAGGGCAAGAGAACAATGTACTGAGCTCTCTTAACCTCTTCTATAATATGCTTGCCCAGGCGATGTCCGCGTACAACGATCTTCTTCTAATCTTCCTTAAGAAGCTTGCTCTAAACATTATTCATGAGCTGGAGCAGAAAGAGAAAATAAACCAAAAACTAAAGCAGACTCTGACGAACCTGCATAACGGCCTTAAGGCATACTCCGCTGGAGACCCGGTTTTTGAAAAATATTTAAAGGATCTTCGGGCAGCGCTTGTCACTCTAAATAGTGGCGCAGCTGACGTTAGGCTTGTGCGAAATACGCTAGCGTCCTCTGGAAAGTTTTTGGGTAAACGCTATAAAGCAGGGCACGGTAAAGTAGAGAGTGCTGTGCAGTCTATCCGGCCCTTTGCTGATAACCCATATCTGAAATCAAATACCAAAGAGATCTTAAATAGCGTGGGGGTGCCGACAGAGAAGGAGCAGATCACAAACCTTCTTGCAATCCCAACCTTAACGAGCGACGTTATTACGTCCGCAAAAGGGTACGCAGACCGAGTCACAAAAATAAACGCCATGCTAACCGCGTACTACGCAGGACTCAACGCACTTCAGACGGGACTGCCCCCGCTGATCACAGGTTTCATCGTAAGTCTCTTTGATAACGTCCTTGTCAAGCTGTCAGATCTTATAGGCGCGATGGCCCTTAATCTTAACGGCGATCAGGCACGCGTGTCTGGACCAGCCCCTAAGTTTAACCCTAACCCTGTGAAGGTTACTGCCAACGCATTCAAGTGGGCTATGGACGGGTCTCTTATTCTAGAGTCGTTTAAGTTCATTCCAGCAGGGCATGTCGTAGTTGAAAAACAAAAGAACGCACATGTTCTCGGTAAGGCAACGGGACTGAATGATCGTCTGATCGTTCATAAAGCAGGGCACTTTAAAAAAGTTAACCCAGGAGATGCAGTCGAGGTGTTCTCCCCTCCTGCGCTTAAAGGGATCTTCCGGGCTAAATCTGTGAGCGGAGACCAAGATCACCTGGTCTTGGACAGGGCAATAAATAGAACGGATATCCAGTACTCGGAAGTTGAATATGAGGTGACAGCAGAAGGCATCGGCGCGTTTGAGCTAAGCCTCGGGCCAGTCAATGCCTACTCCACGTCGGTTACCGCACTAAAGGCACTTGGAAGTACGTCATCCGGCCAAGCTGCGCTTATCGCGACGGAGGCGAAAGAAAACGCTTCGCTGTTCTCCGCACAGCTCAATAACTTTCTAATCGCAGCTACTTTTGACGTGGCTCGCGGTAAGGTAGACCCTGCAAATATATCGCTTTGTCGGTCTTTCATCGCAAGGTGCGACCTCGTCACGGAAAGAAGCGAGGACATTAAGACTAGGCTTAATGCGTTTGTGAATACTCCGATCCCGCTTGAGGACACCCTTAAGAAGATACAAGATGGTCTAATGCAAGCGCTTCGCGGCCTGGGTCTCGACCGCGCGGCGGATCTTCTGGATGGCGGTGAGTACGATAAATTCTTCAAGCTAAACAGCAAAAACGCCACCTACATCGGTGCTGCCATCGAGGCGTTTGCTTTCCTTAGAGACTGCTTTCCCGACACCGCCTCTGCTGCTAAATTTTCTGAAGAAGAAAGTAAACTCCGGGGAGACCAGGAGCTTCTTAACTTCAAGATTTCCTTTGACTTCGATCTGGCAATCCTTAAAAACCTCCAAGATTGCTTGGACTTGACCGCACTCGCCAAGGATTTCTTAAGCAAAGAATACCTTTGCGGTTTGCTAGAGGATGCCGGGGTTGGTAACATATTTAATAAACTCCAAGATTTATTGAGCTTTTGATGACACAAGACATTTCTCTTATTTACATCGATCCTAGCACACGGCGCGTTACTATGAAGGCAAGCCCAACCCCAATTTCTGGGGCAAACCTTCTGACGCAGACGGTGTTTCTTTCCCTTATGAATACTCCAGGCCAGGACGTGCTAGACCCCGATGACGGTGGGGGTATTCCCGAGATGATCGGGATGAACATCGATGCCACGGACTCAAGCGAGGTGATCGCCGAGCTGACCAGGCGGGTAAAGAAATCCCAAATTGAGATCATTAACGCCCAGACCGGGCTGACCCTCGATCCGGAAGAAAAGCTGTCCAGTCTTTTTATTGCCGGCGTCCGGCAGGGGGAGACTCCAGACGAGCTCCTTGTTACAATCCGTGTCATAAACGAAGCCGGAAGAATCTCAGATATCGTCCTTTAAAGGTGAACAAAACCAATGGCAAAATTACCTATCGCAGAGTTTTTGGAAGCCAGGCTGAAGGAATACGACGCAAACTTTGAGGTTCGCAAGGGCACGTCGTTCCAGCAACTGATCTTCAAGCCCCTGGAGTTTATCATCCAGCCGTTTCGGGATGAGGCTAATATCATCCAGACGGGTCAGAGCTTTCGCCGCATTCTATTGACGGATGACCCTGACTCCTTTGACGAGGAAACTGTCGATGACCTCATTTCAAACTTCTTTGTGGAACGGGCTACTGGCGCTTTCTCCGCTGGGGTTGCTCGCGTTTATTTTGACGCGGCCGTATCTCGTGAGTGGCCAGAGGGAGGGGCGGTCTTCTCCGGAAGCAACGGTAAGTCGTATGTCAATACCGCACCGTTTGCGATCACAAGTATCCAAATGGGCGCCCAAATCGAAAACGGGCTTTATTATTATGATATTCCCGTTATTGCTCTTGAGGCAGGCTCTGATAGCGATCTGGATGCTGGGGGTCTTGTATCTCTTGCTGGAGACCCTGATGTTATTACTGTAACAAACAAGATTGCGTTCTCGGGAGGTCGGGCCAGGGAGACGAACACGCAGGTCATCGAGAGGACAAAAAAGTCAATTGCGGTTCGGGACCTTGTGACAGGGAAGGGGTTCAACGCAACGCTGTTTGAAAACTTTCCGAGCACCCTGACAGAGCTGCAGCCGATCGGTTTCGGTGATCCTGAGATGATGCGGGATATTCTGTTTAACACCCATGTTGGTGGTAAGATTGACGGATACGTGAAAACACCCAACATTCTGACAAAGACCAAGAACTTCACCGGTCTGCTTATCGACACCACCCGAGAGGTTTTCTCCTCTACTGCAGTTCAGCTTATAAACACAGATTTTGCTTCCATGGGCACAACAAACATCAGTCGAGTTGGTGGAAACGACCCCGTTGTTAAGCAGATCAAAGATGAGACTGCAGCTGAATTTACAAGCCTTGTGACGACGTTCCCTGTTAACTTGTCAGTTAACCGTTACGTAAAGATTGCAATCGACGGAGAAGAGCGCCAGATAAATCTCCAGGGGGCCAATCCGTCCTTCACCTCTAAGTTTGAAATCATCGGTAAGATCAACGCTGTCTTTGGCAAGACAGTAGCGTTCTCCACGCCGACAAGCTTTAAGCTCGTTTCTCCCACAAAAGGCACAAACAGCTCTGTTTCTATCAATGACCCGTCTGTTCCGTTACCTTCAGCTCTTTTTGGTGTTTTTGGGGTTATGTCTTACACAGAGGCATATGGGGACGGGCCCATTGTTTTTGTTGAGGGTACAGACTACGCCATCAACGACAATGATGGTGAGATCCAAAGAGTCGTCCGCCCAATATTTATCAGCACGCAGAACACCGGAGATACCACGACTGGGAGTGATATATTCACAGACCCTACCGTGGGAATATTTTCTCTTCCTTCGCTTGTTGCAAAGAACATGGTCCTGACGATCCTAGCCGGGCCTGACGCCGGCGATTACCGTATTTTAGAAGTGACAAACGCAAACACGCTGGTACTGGACGCCGAGCTTACCGACACAAGCTCCTCGGTACAGTATCTGATCCGAGAGGGTGGGATTAAGAACGAAGAGGCAGTTTACGTTGAGTATTACTTTAACCCCCTGTCTATTGATATCGGCAAATATATAAAGCTCGATGACCTCGGGACAAACCGGGGCATCCGTACCGGGCGAGAGGAACAGACCATCTCAGATGTGGCATTTCTCCGTGTTAAGAAAATCGAGCTTATTGACCCCATCACAGAGGAGCCCCTCGGCGAAATCTTAAACGGCGCCGGTGGGTACGGGGTTGGTGGTTACGGCGAGGGACCTTATGGTATTGGATCGGGTACGGATTATTACATGGTTATCAACTCTGTTCATGAGCGGTACTCGGCGTTTGAAGATAGCCTCATTGTAATAAACCCATCCTACCAAGGCTTTAGCTTTGCGGTGGAGTACGAGTACGTTCCTGAGATCGAGGACTTTCATAATTTCTGTCGCTCGGAATCTGAGCGGGTTCTTGACGGGGACATTCTTGTTAAGCATTTTATCCCGGCCTACGTCAGCGGCGAGATCCAGTACAGCGTGGACGCCACGGACTCTGAGATCCCGACAAACGAGCAACTTACTGAATTTGTAAAACAATTTATAGACCTTCGCCCCGCTGGAAGTGTGCTGGACTACTCTGACCTCCGTCAATTTATCACCCGCGTGACAGACCCGTTCGATAGGTTCGGAGCATCCGTAAAAGCCTTTGAGCTCACGGCCACGGTCCTAAATACCGACGGGTCAACCTTGATCATCACAGGGCAGAACGAGTTGACGATCCCTACGTTCGATCCGTTCCCGAAGGACACAAAAAGACCCCTTAGTCCTCGCATTGCCCATTGGATTTCTGATAACATTACGTTAACAAGGATAGATTCATAAAATGCCATTTAAATCTAAAGCCCAGCGTCGTAAGTTTTATGCCATGGCGTCTAGTGGGGAGATCAGTCCCAAAGTGGTTAAAGAGTGGGAAGACGCAACGCCGAAAAACAAGAAACTTCCGGAGAAAGTTATGAAGAAGAAAGCCTTTTGGGATGGGTTTGTTAAGAAAGCCCAGACCTATGTTTCCGCCCCAAACCAAGCCGGGATGCATGAGAGGTCTCTTCTTTGGAACGATCTTCAGGGAGTTGACCCAAGAACCCCGGAAGACGCCCAGGTCGCGCAGGCGGTGGATTTGATCACGCTGCCGGCAGACGTGGAAGGCGCCAGCTGCATGAACTGCGTTAACTTCCGGATGCTCGACCCAGATCTTGGTTCTGGGTTTTGTATGAGCCCAGATATCAAGCAGGATGTGACCGTTCGGATGCACTGCAGTCAGTGGGATAACCCCTCTGTTGTTCGTTCCTGGGAAGACGTCGGTACGCAAATGCCTGTCGCCCCAGAGGGGGCAGAGCAGGTAACTGCGGATGGTATTATGGCGGACTTCCAAAACCCTGAGGGGCAAGATGCAGCGCCAGAGCAGGCACCGGCTCCACAGAACGAGGTAACTTCAGAGCCCGCAGAGAAGAAGCCTAAGGAGAAAAAGACCGACGGCCACACCGTGAACATTAACGTTGGGGAGAAGAAGACAGCCGGCATCTTTAAGGCTGCGTGGAACTCCCACATGGCGATCAAACGTCTTGGCCAAAAGCGTGTGAAATCAGTATCTAAGTATATTGACAAGGCTTTCCAGTGAAAGCTTTTTGGGTAGGGTTTACCAAAAAAGCCAGCGCTATTGCAGGTCTTACTGGCGGCAGCGGATTTACCGGCACTGGTAAGGGCTCTATCACAGGTCAGCTTACCTATGACCAACACAACAGCACCCAGGAAGGGTACGGACGGTCGGATCCAGATACCAGAGCCAGCAAAGAACTTTTGGACCGCGACCGCACGGCCCGTGACTTTAGTCCCCACCACCTAGGACCGGAGTTTCAAGATGAAGCAAACCCCCATATCCGCTACTAAGCGAAAGCATCTTGAGCGCCTGATGGCTCATAATAAGAATAACCCCGCAAGAAAATCGGTTCACCTCACCTATCATAAAAAAAGCTCTAATCGGATTGTAAAAAGAAAAGTCGATCCCCTCTCGATGCGCGGGGAAGTGATGGTTGCGTTTGATCACAAAAGAAAGGCCATTCGGTCATTTCATCTAGGGAGAATTAGAAAGATGGAAAAAACAGCGTTTTGGGCAGGCTTTGAAAAAAAGGCCAACGTAGCAGCGGAGCTCGGCGGTCTTGGGATGCTTGCTGTTCCGAGCGCGATGCACCTTGCACGGAGGCCGCTTAAGGAAGATACTGTCCATAAGCTTGAGCTTGCTGGCCTGGGGACGTTGGCGGCTCCATATGCTTGGCAGCTTGGCAAGAAAATCCTTAAAAAAGGTAAGTAATGTCTTCCACTCAATATTTTGATTTCTTGGGGACAGTCTGGGATCTGCTTCCAACCGAGGAGCGCGAGCGCTTTGGTGAGGTGTGGCAGGGCGTAGAGCAGGTAGTCGCCGCGTCTTATCAAAAGTATATTGAGGGGAACCTTAACACCACGGTCAAGAACCTGCTTCCCTTCTCTACGGAGCGGTGGCTTCCTTACACATTTAATGACGACAACTTCGTGGATGAGCCTGCCTCGTTTACATCGAGCCAGGATCTGTCGCTTGGGATAAATCTAACCACAAGATACCTCCTAAAACTGTCTGTTAATGATAATCCCCCGATCGAAGTTAACGTCCAAGGCGCCCAGATCAATAAGACCCTCGTTCCTGAGATTGTCGCCAAGATCAACGCTGCGTTTGGTTTTAGGTTTGCTCGTGGAATCTTTGAAGACACCGTTATCCAGCTGGTATCCAACATCTCTGGTATTACCTCAAAGATTACAATCCACGAGACCTCCGTTCCTTCAGCAAACGCCTGTGAGTTCATTCTCGGGGTGCAGGACATCGAGCTTCCCTACTCGGTACCAGAGTTCCCCTGGATCTTCTCCTCGCCCTATCCAAACCTGGCGGAGCTTCCAGATCTTCAGGATGCGATCCGGGATGAGTCTGTGGAGGCTTTTCTTTCTCAAGGAACAGACTTCATAGTTCAAAATAAAGCCTACATTGCCTTCAAGGAGCAGCCTCCTGAGAAGATGTGGGCGCGGCGCAGCCTCTTTGACGAAGAGAATCCATGGAACAACTTTGGTTTTCTCATGGACATCTATCAGCCGAACTCTCAGCGGTACGTGGATGTTATTCAGGGCCTGTGGTTTGCTTTCTGGACAGGGCCAAAGCCATCCAATGTAAAAACGTCTCTCTACCTCCTCTTTGGCCTTCCCACGGCGAAGGAGGCGGGGGCGGTGACCGCAGTTACCCCGACGACGATTACCACTACGGGAGATGACGGTACGGTTAGGGTGTTTGACATCCCGACTGGGCTTGTCTCGCTTGTTTCCGTAGGAGACCGCGTAACGCGATTTGACGCGCTGGTCAGCGGGATCGATGTTTATGACAAGATCAACCGACCTGGGTTCATCGAGAACGAAATAGGCCGGGATGGGATTCAGCGATTCCTGACGGAAAACGCCAGCCTCGGAATCGGGGACACCGACGAGACGAAAGCTCTCAAGATGCTTGAGGAGTACACGTTTCTTCCACAGATCTCTGTGGACGCGTTCATCACCCCTGACATAAATCTTGCAAACGTTAAAACGTTCTTAGACGCTATTAAGCCTATTAATAAAACATACCTGTTTCAGGTTATAGTTGGTACTTTTAGGGATGAAGTTAATATTGACGACAGGTACTCTTATCTTCATTCTATAGACGTTACCCCAAACCTCGACGCAAACGAGACCACCTACCTTGAAGAGGTGGATCTTCTTTCTTACGAGACCGTCGATAACCCGGGGCTTGACCTCGACAGTGAAGTGATCCTCCTTCAAGAAAATGTTGAAATCGAGGTCTACAGCTTCAATGTCCTTATCGACAGCTTTACGGCTTGAGTGTAGAATTTAATTGGAGAAAATTCGGATGAAACAAACACGGGTAAAAGCGTCAGGACGACACCAAGGTGGCGGGTTTCGACCACTTGGAGTGCCTGCGCTTAGAGATAGTCTTTCTCCAAAAGGTATGGTTGAGTTGTTTGTTTCAAAGGGATCGCCATCCCTCGTCCTCGGAGATAAGATAGCCAGCCGGCGCCCAAACCTCTACAACTCAGCCGAGATTGATTTTTCTGGGTGCCGCCTTCTAGAAAAAGAGACTCTGCACAACATCATAGTCAACACCGGTAAAGATAAGGTCATCGCCGCCATCGAGGGTGGGCTGATGGACTATGTTGCTCGGATGGCAATCGGCGATCGAGGCACGATACCGTCTGATGTAACCGTTCCAAAAGTCCCGACGGATACCATGACGTCACTCTATAACGAAGTCTTTAGAGATGACGTAGACGCTGTTGTTCTTAATATTGGTACGCCAACGGTCCATGAAGTGAAGTTCATTAAGACATTCTCAGCCACGGGCATTCCCATCACCGCCTTCTCAAACCAAGCATTACCGATTGTAAACGAAGTCGCCCTTATCACGATTGATGAAGGAACGGGGGGACCTCTACCGCGCGCGTCTGTCACTGCACCGGCAACTCCTTCTGCGGACGAGCGTATGTTTTCAATCCGTACATTTAAGTCCGTGCCTTTTGAGGCAGCAAACGATATCGCTATAACCATTCGATATACCATTTACATTGAATAGGTGATCTGATGCCTTCAACGACCGCACACCTTAGTCTTATTTTGCCTGGATTCGGTGAGTACCGCGATTCTTGGTGGGAGCTGCTGAACGATAACTTTCAGAAGATCGACGCTGAGGCAAAGGCCATCTCTGATGAGATCGCAGATGCTCGTCAAACGATGCCTACTCTTCTGGACTACCTCCAAGTTGGCCATGAGCCGGATGGTAGCTTGAAGGCAACCCCAGAGGTTGCCGATGCGCGTAACTCTGCGGTATATGGCCACAGAGATCCCACATCAAATGCACTCTTTTCTCTGGTCGACCGTCTAAACCAGGTTGATAAGGAAATGTGGAAAGCCAGAGAAGGCCGAAACACCCTTATGGACGCACTGGCATTTCGTGAGTTTGCCTTTGGAAATATGATCCTTAGCGGCACGAAAAACCTCAACGGCTACCCATCGTGGATGGGGTTCACCGGTGCGGACGTTAACGTCAACGGATCTGTGGAAGCCATCCATCTTTTAATCGATGGCAAGCTCGGGCGGATTCGTTCCTCTGAAGACGTGACCCTCTCCGGCGGTGCTGGTACTAAGTATATTTACGCACAATATCAGGCGGACGGTGTCATCACCATCGATGGCGATACATCTACACCTCCTCCGGTCTCTGCGACAGGCGTCACCAGTGCGGACGTAAACTCAGAGATGACTCTGTTCACAGACGCATCGATTGTCGATTTCACAGCCGAGAATGTACAGCCGGGAGACCTTCTTGTCATCCTTACGGGCGCGGACGCCGGGGAATATATCATCAAGGAAGTCGCCCCAGGCGGCAACATCCAGCAGCTTAAGATCTCCGGAATATTCCCCATTGGTGGTCTTTCCTCCATCAACTACGTAATCCGGGACCGGCAGGCAGTGACCCTCGGGTTTGACACCACAGAGGTTCCGGCCACGGGTAAGATCTATATCGGTGAGGCGGATTGGGATGGAGTTGCTGTCACCGCAGTCCGCCCGCGTCACTTCAAGGACACCTTCGTCAGTGAGTGGCGTACAATCGATGTCACCTCCCCAACAACGTTTACCGAGATATTCCAGCATGGCCTCGGTAGCGATGTTCTGGATGTGTCACTTCAGGTCTCCCAGGCTAACGATGGGTCTCTTCCCGTGGAAGAGCTCTCGATGGCACGAGTCTCCAACACCCTTGCGTTCACACCAAGCAACGGCACACTTGCTGTTGGCATCGGATCACTTGCTACGGGGATCGGAACTCTTGGGATTACAAACACACTTGGCCTTACCGCAGGGGACCAGACATTAACAGGCAGCGTGTCGCTTACGGGCGCACCGACCCTATCGGGCACCCCGAGCCTTACTGGTACCGTTGGCGGCTCCATTGGCGGATCCGTCCAGATGGACCGCTCTGCCATCTGTAACTGGGATAAAAACAAAGTCCGCGTCAAAAATGCCCACAGCGGTGTATTCTACAAAGACTACAGTGACGTCGTGCGCACCTCAGGCTTCCTCCGTGTAGTTGTGAGAAAAAGGGGTTAAGTTGTGGCTGTAAATAAGATCAACGGCTTTCGGGCGGCGTACCGAAGCGAGACGTTTAGAAGCATCTCAAATGCGCACACCGGGCGAAACGGTGTTGTTTCGATGTCTGGCGAGGTAACGCAGGATCTTACCGATATCACGATACCTCCGTTTACTTTTATCCAAGAGGGGATGTTGGTCGAAAAGACCGACATCCACATTGTCGGCATCCCTCTTGCACTTGAAGCTCCATTCTACCTTGTAGTGTCAGCCCCGACCTCTGCCAACATCGATGACCTGATCTTCACGTTTGCAAAGTCTCCGAGCGACGTGGTCTCGAACGAAACGATCATTGCGGCGTGGGACGGAAATGAATGGACCCGGCAGCCGTTTTTGAGCTTCGACGGCGTTTATGACGATATCAACCAAGGGAACATTGATTTTGAGAGAGTCGGTCCCTTCTCTGGCCTTCTTACAACGGTCCCTTCCGACTATGAAAACTCCCCTGGGGTTTTGGTTGATAAGACCGGGCTTCGCCGAAGCCTTACAGAGATCGCGTCTTTCCCCGTCGTGGCAGATGACCCAGACTACAACCGGGTCGACCGGGTAGTCTATCGCCGCCCTCTTGACGACGAAAACCGGATCGGGGTTAGAAAACTCCTGGTGGGGGGTACCTTCGATACGGCGCCAGCAACGACTGCGGACACGCAAGCGTTCGGTACAAGCCTTGTAAGAAACAAGGTCAAGACGGTTATTGCGTCAGACAACACCGCACACATTTTCACGTCTAGCGGTTACGGTGGCGTTTACTCGGTTTCCTATAAGAAAGTATCCTCGGACCGGCTGACCGTTCTGATCGCAGAAACTCAAATCCAGACAGGGCTTGGAGACGCCGCGTTTGACGTTGCCATGGACGCCGCGGACAATTTTTATCTGGTTTGGTCTTCCGGTGGAAACATTCTATGGCGTAAGTTCAACTCCACAGGGGTAGCCCAGACCGCTGCGATTACGATCGATTCACAGTCCGGGGAGTGCCTGAGTCCAAAGATTGCGATCGACCCCTTTGATAGCCGAACTTACGTAGTCTACCAGAGCCTTGTTGCCCCCAGCCAGTATCAGATCTTTTTCACGACAGTGGATACCGGCGGCACTCCTGTCACCGCACCATTGAACGTCACAAACGACGCATCCAACAACATTTCGCCAAGTCTTTTTGTTACCGACGACTACCATGTGTATATCGCGTGGGAAAACGCTACAGCGGGTCGGATCACATACCGCAAGTTTGATGATATCGGTGTAGTCATCGATGCGGCAGTAAACGTGTCTGGTGCGGTTAACCGGATTGGTTACGGTACCCTTGTTGACGCTGCAAAAGATCCAAAGATCTTTGTCACTGACAACAAGAACCTCGTGGTGGCGTTCC